CGATCCTGGTACTAGTACAGTTATTCTTTCTGGATCAGATGAACAAGAGATTCAAGTTGGAAGTCAATATTTTAATGATCTTATTATAGAAAATGAAACCAGTGCTATTACTTTTAAAGACGGATTATCTGTAAGTGGAACATTATCTGCACATGCAGAAGACAGTAATATCAATATACTATTTGATCATTTAGAACCACATTATATTAACGAGCTAGATTTTGGTGGTTCTAGTGCAAGTTATGTTATAATAAATTCGACAGTTTCTGGTAATCAATTCGATCTTTCTTCTACGGTTGATACTACTGTTTGTTATGTGGATGTACAAGATTCTAATTTAAGTGGAGTAACGGTTTCTGCTTATCATTCAATTGATAGTGGAAACAATTCACCTAATTGGATAATTTCTTCTGCTGGTATACCATCTAATATATCAAGACGGGAAGATGCAAATAATGCGGTAGATGCTTCATCTATTACCATTAATAAACCAACGGGAACGGTTAATGGTGATGTGATGATAGCTTTTATAGCATGGGAAGATGCTAGTAGAAGCGTTACAGCAGTTCCTAGTGGATGGACTGAAATTGGAGAAATTGATACTGGAACTTTTGGATATAGTTCGGTATGTAAAGCATACTGGAAAGCGGCTAGTGGTGAGGGAAGTAATTATACATGGTCATTAGATAGTTCAAATGATATAAAAGGTAGTATTACTTCATATACTGGTGTTGATAATACTGATCCAATATTAACATCTGCAACATTAGTAAGACAATCCGGTTCGACAACATATACACCACCTGAAGTTAATATCCCATGTCCTAATGATACTTGGGTAACAATGGTTGATCTTTCTGATGGATTCAATAGTATAAGTGTAGATCACCCCGGATATTATCAAGTTTATGACGGATTTGGAAATGGTTGTTGTATAAATGTTACAGATACAAATGGAGATGTTACTGGATATACACCAAACAGTATGACTGCTAGTGTGTCTAAACCTTGGGCGGTATTTACAATAGCATTAAATCCAGGCGAAGTTCCAGAAGAATCAAGTTCTGAATCAAGTGAATCTAGTAGTTCTGAATCAAGCTCATCATCAGAGAGTTCAAGTTCAGAATCAAGCAGTTCATCTGAGTCTAGCAGTTCAGAGTCTAGTAGTTCTTCGGAATCATCTTCTAGTGAATCTAGTAGTTCATCCGAATCTAGTTCTTCTGAATCATCGTCAAGCTCTGAATCAAGCTCATCGGAGTCAAGCTCTTCTTCTGAATCATCTAGTTCGGAGTCGAGTTCGTCTTCTGAAAGTTCAAGTTCGGAATCAAGTAGTTCATCAGAGAGTTCAAGTTCAGAATCAAGCTCAAGTTCAGAGTCTAGTAGTTCATCTGAATCATCCAGTTCCGAATCAAGCTCATCTAGTGAATCTTCTTCTAGTGAGTCTAGCTCATCATCAGAGTCTAGTAGTTCATCAGAGTCTAGTTCAAGTGAATCATCATCCTCATCGGAAAGTTCTTCATCAGAGTCTAGCAGTTCGTCTGAATCGAGTTCAAGTGAATCATCATCTAGTTCAGAATCAAGCTCAAGTTCGGAAAGTTCTTCATCAGAATCAAGTAGTTCTTCTGAAAGTTCAAGCTCAGAATCAAGCTCAAGTTCGGAATCGAGTAGTTCGTCTGAATCATCTAGTAGTGAGTCTAGCTCATCATCAGAATCAAGCTCAAGTGAATCATCATCTAGTTCGGAATCATCTAGTAGTGAATCTAGTTCCTCGTCCGAGTCAAGCTCGTCTAGTGAATCATCATCTAGTGAGTCCAGTTCTTCTTCTGAATCATCTAGTTCCGAATCAAGTTCATCGTCGGAATCGTCATCTAGTTCTGAATCAAGTTCAAGCGAATCGTCATCTTCATCCGAGAGTTCATCATCTGAATCAAGCTCATCTTCGGAGTCTAGTTCTTCTGAGTCTAGCAGTTCTTCTGAATCATCTAGTTCCGAATCAAGTTCATCTTCTGAAAGTTCAAGTTCAGAATCAAGTAGCTCATCTGAATCATCAAGTTCAGAATCTAGTTCATCTAGTGAATCATCATCAAGTTCAGAATCTAGTTCATCTGAATCAAGTTCAAGTTCAGAATCAAGCAGTTCATCAGAGTCTAGTTCTTCTGAATCAAGCAGTTCTTCGGAGAGTTCAAGTTCAGAGTCTAGTAGTTCTTCGGAATCTTCTAGCTCTGAATCAAGCAGTTCATCAGAGTCTAGTTCGAGTGAATCTTCATCATCATCAGAGAGTTCATCATCAGAGTCAAGCTCATCGTCAGAGAGTTCATCTTCCGAATCAAGTTCAAGTTCTGAGTCTAGTTCAAGTTCGGAAAGTTCATCTTCCGAATCAAGTTCAAGTTCAGAGTCTAGTTCTTCATCAGAGTCTAGCTCAAGTGAATCTTCGTCTAGTTCTGAATCGTCTTCTAGTGAATCTAGTAGCTCATCCGAATCATCTTCAAGCGAGTCTAGTAGTTCAAGTGAATCATCTAGTTCTGAATCATCTAGTTCAGAGTCAAGCTCAAGTTCGGAATCAAGTTCATCAGAGTCTAGTTCTTCTAGCGAATCAAGCTCTAGTGAATCTTCTTCGTCATCAGAATCATCTAGTAGTGAATCTAGCAGTTCAGAATCAAGCAGTTCATCAGAGAGTTCTTCATCAGAGTCTAGTTCTAGTTCAGAATCATCTTCTAGTGAATCAAGTAGTTCATCGGAGTCTAGTTCTTCTGAGTCTAGTAGTTCGTCTGAAAGCTCATCTTCGGAGTCGAGTAGTTCGTCTGAATCTTCTTCAAGCTCTGAATCAAGCTCAAGCGAGTCTTCATCTTCATCAGAAAGTTCATCTTCGGAGTCTAGTAGTTCATCTGAATCTAGTAGCTCTGAATCAAGCAGTTCTTCTGAAAGTTCAAGTTCAGAGTCTAGTAGTTCATCAGAAAGTTCATCATCTGAATCATCATCTAGTTCAGAATCAAGCTCGTCTTCTGAAAGCTCATCTTCGGAATCTAGTTCTTCTAGTGAGTCTAGCTCATCTTCGGAATCAAGTAGTTCATCCGAATCTAGTTCTTCTGAGTCCAGTTCTTCATCAGAGAGTTCAAGTTCTGAGTCAAGTAGTTCGTCTGAGTCTAGTTCAAGTTCGGAAAGTTCATCTTCTGAATCAAGCAGTTCATCTGAATCTAGCTCAAGTGAATCGTCATCTTCATCAGAAAGCTCATCATCAGAGTCTAGTAGTTCTTCTGAGTCTAGTTCTTCTGAGTCATCGTCTAGTTCGGAATCATCTAGTAGTGAGTCGAGTTCGTCTAGCGAGTCAAGCTCAAGTGAATCATCGTCTTCATCGGAGTCTAGCTCATCATCGGAGTCTAGTAGTTCTGAATCAAGTTCAAGTTCTGAATCAAGTAGTTCATCAGAGTCTAGCAGTTCGGAGTCTAGTTCATCTTCTGAATCATCTAGTAGTGAATCTAGTAGCTCATCTGAAAGTTCATCATCAGAATCAAGCTCAAGTTCAGAATCTAGTTCGTCTGAATCCAGCAGTTCGTCTGAAAGCTCAAATTCTGAATCATCTTCAAGCTCTGAATCGTCAAGTTCAGAGTCTAGTTCTTCATCAGAGTCAAGCAGTTCAAGTGAATCTAGTTCATCTGAATCAAGCTCATCATCAGAGTCTAGTAGTTCGTCTGAGTCTAGTTCTTCTGAATCAAGCTCATCGTCAGAGTCTAGTAGTTCGTCTGAAAGCTCGTCTTCTGAATCAAGCTCGTCTTCTGAATCAAGCAGTTCTTCGGAGAGTTCAAGTTCAGAATCAAGTTCAAGTTCTGAGTCTAGTTCATCGTCAGAGTCATCTAGTTCAGAATCAAGTTCATCAAGTGAATCATCTAGTAGTGAATCTAGCAGTTCAGAATCAAGCAGTTCATCAGAGAGTTCTTCATCAGAGTCTAGTTCTAGTTCAGAATCATCTTCTAGTGAATCAAGCAGTTCATCAGAGTCTAGTAGTTCAGAATCAAGCTCTAGTGAGTCTTCATCTAGTTCTGAGTCTAGTAGTAGTGAATCATCATCTAGTTCTGAATCAAGCTCATCCGAATCAAGCAGCTCAAGTGAATCTAGTAGTTCTGAATCTTCTAGTAGTGAATCAAGCTCATCGTCTGAATCGAGTTCAAGTGAGTCTAGTAGTTCTTCGAAATCTTCTAGTTCTGAATCAAGTAGTTCTAGTGAGTCTAGCTTAAGTGAGTCTAGTTCATCATCAGAAAGTTCAAGCTCTGAGTCTAGCTCAAGCGAATCAAGTTCTAGTTCAGAATCATCATCTAGTGAATCTAGTAGTTCTTCGGAATCATCTAGTTCAAAGTCTAGTAGTTCATCTGAAAGTTCATCATCAGAGTCAAGTAGTTCGGAATCTAGTTCGTCGTCTGAATCTAGCTTATCAGAATCTTCGTCAAGTAGTGAATCGTCTTCAAGCGAATCAAGTTCTTCATCAGAGTCGAGTTCTTCTGAATCATCTAGTAGCGAATCGAGCTCATCATCTGAGTCTTCTTTAAGCGAATCAAGTTCATCTTCGGAGAGTTCATCATCAGAGTCGAGTAGTTCGTCTGAATCATCAAGTTCAGAGTCGAGCAGTTCATCGGAAAGCTCTTCTTCTGAGTCTAGTTCGTCTAGTGAATCGTCTTCAAGCGAATCAAGCAGTAGTTCAGAATCAAGTTCAAGTGAATCGAGTAGTTCGTCAGAGAGTTCAAGTTCAGAGTCTAGCTCATCAAGCGAATCAAGCTCATCAGAGTCAAGTAGTTCATCAGAGTCTAGTTCGAGTGAATCTAGTAGCTCAAGTGAATCATCTAGTAGTGAGTCTAGTTCTTCTTCTGAATCGTCATTGAGCGAATCATCATCTAGTTCTGAATCTTCTAGTAGCGAGTCTAGCAGTTCATCAGAAAGTTCAAGTTCAGAATCTAGTTCATCATCATTGTCAAGCTCAAGCGAGTCAAGTAGTTCCTCAGAATCATCAAGTAGTGAATCTTCTTCTAGTTCTGAATCAAGTAGTTCATCGGAAAGTTCTTCATCCGAATCGAGTTCTAGTTCGGAATCAAGCTCATCAGAGTCAAGCAGTTCATCGGAAAGTTCTTCATCCGAATCAAGCTCTAGTTCAGAATCGAGTTTAAGCTCATCATCAGAAAGTTCAAGTAGTGAGTCTAGTTCTTCAGTATCAAGCTCAAGTGAATCAAGTGAATCATCAGAAAGTTCAAGTAGTGAGTCTAGTAGTTCAGTATCAAGCTCAAGTGAATCAAGTGAATCATCAGAAAGTTCAAGTTCTTCTGTTGTAGTAACATTAAAAAATAGAATAATGATGTTATCATAAATAATATAAAATTGACAAAGTATAAATAAAATATTATTTTAATATGTTATATAAATTGAAAAAGGAGTTTATATGGAAAGTGAATTGACTTTTAGTACATTTGACAAGATACCTATTCCATTTGAAAAACATTATAAAAATAAATCCTGTTTTTTAATTTTATCAGGACCTTCATTAAATAAACACGACTTGACGCAATTAAAACAGCCAGGTATAATTACATTTGGTGTAAACAATTCTGTAAAAACATTTAGACCTAATTTATGGTCGTGTGTAGACCATCCGTCTAGATTTATGATTAGTATTTGGAAGGACCCAAATATTACTAAATTTGTTCCTTTTTTTAAATCCAAATCAAATCTTTTTGATAATGCTAATTGGAAACATACTGATTTAAGAGTTATGGATTGTCCCAATGTAATTTATTATCATCGAAACGAACATTTTAATGCCGATACATATTTAACAGAAAAAACGGTCAATTGGGGAAATCATAAAAAATATGGTGGAGGCCGTAGTATAATGTTGGCCGCAATAAAAATATGTTATTTATTGGGATTTAAAAACGTATTTTTACTTGGATGTGATTTTAAAATGGTCGAAGGACAACAAAATTATTCTTGGAATCAAGATAGACATCCAGGCTCAATTAAAGGTAATAATAGTACTTATAATAAATTAATAGAAAGATATAAACAGTTACAACCAATTTTTGAGAAAAACGATTTTCATGTTTATAATTGTAATCCCGATTCACAACTTAAGGTATTTTCTTTTATAGACTATAGTGAAGCCATTTCATTATCTTTAAATGAATTCCCAGATGTTACAACTGAAAAGGCAGAAGGAATGTATAATAGGTTTGATGAAGAAAATAGTAAGAAAAAAGAGAAAAAGAAAACAGAAAAGATAGAAAAAGCAATTAAAAAAATTAAGAAAAATGAAAAACCAATTAGTGGTTCCTGTGGAGTTATTTATTATAATGTGGGCAGAGGAGCAATAGTAAGACTTGCAGTTTCTCTTTCTACATGTGTAAATTATTATCCTAAAGATAAAATTACAATTTTATCAGACTATGAAGGCTATGATGATTGTAAGAAAATTGCAAATCATTTTGGTGTTAATATAAAAATTATTGAGTTGGAAAAACTTAACAGAAAACAAATTCTTTTAAATAAATGTCTAGCTCATAATTATACACCTTATGATAATACAATATTCATCGATTCTGATACAATTATTTTGGGAAAATTTGACGAACTTCACGATGAAGCTGACAGAAATGAATTTGTAGTTACACAATTTTCTGATTGGACAACTAAAAGAAGTGTAATTAAAAAGAGAATAAAAGAATGGAAAGAAATATTTCCTGAGATGATAAAAGAAGCACTTGAGGAAAGACCTTCAGTTAATGTTGGTGTATTTGCTTTTCGTAAAGATAGTGAATTTATGAATGCTTGGTTTGACTATGCTAAACATGGTACTCATATGTTTATACCGGACGAACAATGTTGTCACTTATTATTACCAAAATATAAGAATAGTATAGTATCTAATGATTATAATACTAGTTGTAAATATGATAAGGTTAAAGATACAACTAAGATACTTCACTTTCATGGAAAAAAACATTGTAGATTGGACGCTAATAAAAATTATATAAATAACAGCGATAAATGGTATGCGGAATTTGATAAGATTAGCGAATTAGATTTCGTTAAAAATAACATTGAATTTGATAAACAACTGAGAAAACATTTACCAGAAAGAGCCATATGAGAAGAAGAAGTTTTACAATAGTCACATCATGTACTCCGGAATATTTAACAAAACTAAAATGGACTATTCCAACTTGGAATTTGAAACCCCAGTTTAGAGGAAAGAAATTAATATTATTTCATCATGGGTTTGATAATTTATCTGATTTAGATTTTGTTAAGAACTATTTTGATACTAAGTTGATTGAATGGGATATGCCGGAGTATAGTAATGATAGAGAGCTAATGCTTTCGTCTTTTATTTTTGGTTCGGCTAAGCATGTTAAAACTCCTTATTTTGTAAAGATTGATGTAGATGCTTTTTTTACCACGCCTGATGATGTTTTTGGAAGAAAGGATTTCAGATGTGATGTTGTTGGACATTCGTGGAAATATACTAAACCGGGTTATTGGATAAATGATTTAGATAAGTATTACTCCGGACAAGATACAGGCAAGTATGGCAGAACATATCGACATCGCCGCCTCGCCAGTTTTGGTTGTTTACATAAAACTGAATTTGTTCAGATGTTAGCAAATAAGTTTGGTAACAGACTTCCAGTTCCAAGTCATGATACGGTTGTTTGGTATTTTGCTGATAAGATGCCAGATAGGAAATGGGGCAGTAAAAAAATTAAAAGAAAGGGATTTACCAATTCTTCAAGGATGGGAAAAATTAAACAACAAGTGTGTGATACAATTAATGCTTATCCAGATTTCTTTAAAAACAACTTACCAGATTATATTCGACAAGAATTTAACAAAAGAAATTATCCTCAAACAATGATAAAACCAGAACTTCCATCAATAGAGATTTGTTATTTTTGTCATAATTTTCAAAGAAGGTTAAATTGGGTTTTATCAAGTATAGTCGAACAGGTCGGTGAAGTGCCTGATATCATTATTAATATTGCATCATTAGAAAATAATGGTTTACCAACAACAGAAGATTTAGTTAAATATTATTCTGATAATTATGGATTGGTCTTTAATCATATTATTTTTAAGGAAAAAAATCAAATAAATTTAAGGGGAATAATTAGAAATATTCAAATAGAAAAATCTAAATGTGATTGGTTACATTTTGCTGATGCTGATCATTTGTTTCATCCAACATTTTTTAGTGAATTGGGAAAGGTACTAAGGAGTGGAGAGAAAGACGATGGCATCCTTTTTTCTTCCAATAAGATCACAACAGATATTGAAGCAACTAATAAAGTCTTTGAGGATAAGGATAAAGCATACTTTCAAGAGAATGTTTTCGATGTTAGTTTCCAAATCCCAATGATTAGGCATCGGGTTAAAAAGGTTGCTGGTGGTAATATGCAAATTGTCAGTAGAAAAATTATTAATGAGAAGTGTGGTGGAAAATATGTAGACCCATCAGCGAATAGAGATAGAGGATATTTTTCAAGAAGAGGCGGTACAGCCAGAAGTGATAAACAGTTTAGGAGAATCATCGCAAATCAATATCGTTTGAGATTGCCTACTGTTATCAACTTGAATCATTATAGAGATAAGGAAGTCGGTCATCATTTGGAAGAACAGCGGTAAAACTGTAATAAACTGATTGAAAGCCCGCTTAATAGGAGTATAGTAATGAGAGTTAATTATTTTGATTTAGGTTTATATACTGCAGTCGAACTAGATTGGATGGTAAATAGTATCCTGCCTTCAATTGGTGTATTGGATTTTAGAGCCTATGGATTTGAAGCAAATCCAACAATATACCAAAAAGATGTTCAGAAATTTAAATCACATGATAAAGTTGAAATTTTTAATCTTGCAATTTGTCGGCAAAACACTAAAATCAATTTTTACCTTTCAGACAACCCAGTAAGTCATTCTATTTATTCAACAAAAAAGAATGTTGATGCCAATAAATTTATTGAAGTTCAAGGTGTAGTTTTTTCTGATTGGATTAAGGAAAATGTCCCAACTTTTAAAAAAGACTTTAACATAATTAAAGCCAATATAGAAGGTGCTGAATGGGATTTAATGAATGACTTAAATGATAATGATATGATAAAAAACATTCAAATTTTTTGTGGTCAGTTCAAAGATGTTAAGAAAGTTAAAGAACTCAGAGGCAATTTGCGAACATATAGAAATTTTTTCAAAGAAAACAACATTCGAATTGAAAGATTTGCTTCCCATCGTAGACGTAAAAATGCAGACATGAGTTCGATTATAAAAGAAAAACTTAAAAGTTTTGGCAAAAATAGTTATGAAAAATAAAGGATGCATATTAATTCCAGATTTTAGTGTTTATTGTTTAAATCCCGGAACACTTTATTGTAGATATGGCGCATATATTCCACTATTTCAACTAATAGAAAAAAATTTGGGATTCAAAAGCATTGTATTAAAAGAAAATAATTTTGAAGAATTATATGATTATGATGTTATCATAACTTTTACATTTCCTTGTAGAGTTAGTTATTCTTTTGAAAAAAATATTTATAAACTTTCTAAGGATGTTAAGATTATTGGATATTTTACGGATTTGTTTAATTCTTTGCGTAGAAGAAAATCAAGGTTTAATATTTTAATGGAAAGATGTGATAAAATAGTATATACATATGATGAAGCTTTTAAAAATAGGTGGCCACAATTTATTGAAAAGGCTGAGTGGGTGCCACAGTTTTTAAGTCTTTCAGATTATGTAAAAAACTTAAAAATAAATGAGAACCCGATAAATAAGTGTCTTGTATCGGGTCGTACTCGGAGGCGCCACTATCCATTAAGGTCTTTTGTTTCTAAACATTTACGTCAAAATGATAATATAGATTTTTTAAAACATCCTAAATATATTAAAAATGAAGCTTTGATTAAATATGATTACTTAAATTTTTTACACAAATATCGTTGTTGTTTGTCTAGTTGTTCTGCTTTTAAATGTGTTGTCCGAAAAAATTTTGAAATACCTTCCACTGGTTCTATTCTATTATCTGACACTTGTGAGGATATGAAGAAATTAGGATTCATTCCATCTGTTAATTATGTAGATGTAAATAAAGAAAACTTTGAAAAAAAGGTTAGGGATATATTGAATCATCCAGAAGATTATGAACACATAAGAGAAAATGGAAGGAAATTTGTTTTGGAGAACCATACAGAGTATCATAGGTTTGAACAGTTAAAAAGGATAATTGAAGAATTATGAAAATTGATATGCGCCCACCACAATACCATTACTTCAATCAGCTAATGGAACATGTGGAAAATAAAGATATTTTCTTTGGTGATAGATTTATCTATCCCAGACAATTTGAAATACATCTTCCAGGCGACCATAGGAAGGCTTGTAATCTTCATTGTCCTCACTGTGCTGGTAAGTTGTTTGATAAATCTCTTGGAACTTGGGAAGTAGAGGGACTTGCTTTACTACATAAACTTAAAGGCGCAATTCCTTTTCATATCTATGGTGGAGCTTATACAGAACCTTTGATGAACCCATACTATATGTCCTATCTTGCCACTACAAAATATTATGGTAATCACTTTGGTATTCATACGAACGGAAGTCTCTTAACAACACTTGAAAAGAAAACTGGATTCTTAACAGAGTTGAATAGAATTTCCACTGACGATATTGATTATCTGTCGGTGAGCATTGATGCTGGTTTACCAGAATCTTGGGCAAAGACCAAGGGTACGAAAGAGAATTATTTGTTCAATGATGAAATCATTAAGGGTCTTGAGTATGCAACAGATATTCGTAAGAGAGTTGGCAAACCGAGTCATGCAATACGGATGTGTTACCTTATATCACACCACAGCGATAATGATGAAAATTTCAAGGCTATTGTTGAACACGCAAAGAGAATAGGAGTAGACAGTCTCCGTTTTTCAATACCATTTGCTAACTATAATCAATCATTTGACAAGGTTAGAGAATATAAAAACAACAGAGAACTTCCTGACGATGAAAATTATTATAAAAGGCTACAACAATATCTTTCTAAAAGTAAAGATGAAAGACCATACATTTTCTATACAGGACCGGAGTTTACAGATATAGATGAGTTTAATTTTAGTCAATGCATTTATGGATATTATCAGATTACTTTTGGTGCTGACGGATATGTATATAAGTGTAGTACAACAGCAACACCGACTGGTAAACAATGCCGGTTGGGAAGAATTACTGCGGATATTGATGAGTTTAGAAAAATGATAGAGAAGAATTATAATCCCAATTGGGATGCCCAGAAAAATTGTTTTAATTGTGGTCTTCGTTGTAATAGAATGGGTCTTGAAATTAACAAGGCATATCAGGATATGAAATAATGTCATTAACTGATAAAAGAAATAAAGTCGCTTTGATAGGAAAAGGATATTGGGGAAGCAAGCTTTTGAAGTATATACCAAATCACTTCGATTTGGTTGCTGTGGCAGATTCTAAAACTGATTTGAAACAGATATGGAGTTCAGATATTGAGTCTGTTATCATAGCGACTCCAATACAGACTCACTATGAACTAACTAAGGAGGCTCTCCTTGCGGGTAAGAATGTCTATGTTGAGAAGCCTTTAGCGTTAAAGTATGAGCAAGGTATTGAAATTGTAAATATTGCAAGAGAGAAAGGATTGAGGCTTGATGTTGAATACACTCAGATGTTCTCAAAAGGTCTTCAATATATACAATCAAAGGATATTGGAGAGATAGAGTTTATTGAAATGTCAACTAAACATCTTGGAAGATTCGTGGATTATGATGTTTTTTGGTTGTTGGTATCTCACCACTTATCAGTTCTTCCAATGTTTTTCAGCCTTTTAGATTTGGACTTTAATTTCAAAAAGTATATGTTTCATAATGGTATTTGTACTACGGGTTCTATTGAATGTTTGAAGAAAGGAACTGACAAGATAAAAGCCAAATTGGACGTAAGTTTGAATTACTATAAGAAGGAATTTTGTATAAATGTTTATGGTACGAAAGGATTTGCTAAATATGATGCAACAAATCAAATTCCAGTTTCTATAACTTGGTATGAAAAAAAGCGTTCAGTATTACCAAACGAAATGATTATCGGCGTAGAAAATATAAGATTTGATGAAATGAATAATCTTGAATTATCTATTAAACATTTCAAAGATTTGATAGAAGGTAGAGATGTTGACAATCTTGATATAGCTCTTGAAATTACCAGAATTCTTGAAAATGGAGGTTAATTATGATCAAACAATCAAAGGTCTGGGGCGAAACAGCTAAAATATTTTCACTTAATAATGTAGAGATACATAGAATTGAAATTGAACCCGGTGGATATTGTAGCGAACATTGCCACGAATTTAAATATAATCAATTCTTTATAGAGAGTGGGGAGATAGAAGTTACAATATATAGAGACAACGGCATTGAAGAAACTACAGTTCTTAAACCTTATGATCAAACAACAGTTCCACCAAAACTCGTTCATAAATTTAAAGCTAATCGAAAATCAATAGTTTACGAGATTTATTGGGTTGCAATGGAAGGAGAAGATATTGTAAGGAGAACTGTTGGTGGAAAAATTACTAATAAGAAAATTAAATAAGATTGTGTGACTTTTATAAATACTTATGATAAACATTTTTATAGGAGATTTTTATGAAAGATGTTAAGGATATTCTTTACGAAACTATCTCTAAAATAAGTGAGAAAAACGATAGTTTGAAGGAAGAAAACGAAAAACTTAAAAAACAATTATTGACATTAAAAGAACAGTCTGAAGATGAAAAATCAGATACAGAGCCAACAGAAAATGAAATTATTCAGGCGATTAAAGATTTTCTTATTAAGACTGAAGAACCAACGGACGAACAAATTCATGGTCTTGCTGAAGAAATTGGTATTGAGCATGAAAAATTAGAAGAAGCAGTTTATAAGATGCTTCGTGATTATATTGTTGCTGAATCAGAAGAAGAAACCGATCGGGCACCAGTTGATGTACCCGCCTCTGCTGAAACACCAGATACAAATACAGACCTTGATGTTCCAGCAACTATTCCTGAACCCAATGCTACTCCAGAGGCATAATAATGATTAAATTTTCTCAATACTATCTTGTAGAAGGAATAGAAGACCTTATTAAAGAAAATGAGGAAAAAGAAAGTTTGAATAGAGAATTCATTTTAAAGATGATGAACTATTTAGACGGTCTCTTTCCTTCTTATGGTAAATTTGATGGTAGTATTAACAACGAACTTCAAAAGTATATGAGATCAGGAGAAAACGGTAAAGACATCAGGAGGATCAAAAAAAGAATACATGATATTTTACAAAAGGCAAAAAATAAAATGTTGGGAAGTATTCAGGCAAAAGTGGAGAAAATCCAAGTGGTACCGAAGGTTAAGAAAAAAGCGTTCGAGCCAGTAGAACCAGTAGAAACAGAGATTGAACAAGAAGAGGAACTAGATGGCGACGCAACAACATAGAGAAAATATAGATACTATATTAACATATATATTAATTAAGAAGCTTGTTACGCCGATTGTAAGAACAGACGCATATAAACTCGGACTTGTAAATAATGCAGGTAAAGTACTTCATGAACCGAGTGATCCTAAAGAAAGAGGAGCATTAACTTTACTAGATAAAGTAGTATTTAAATTGAAAAGGTTATTAGGAGCCAAGTTAACTAATTTGAGTAATTTTTTATATCTACAAACTATATCATCCAATTTTTATAATAAACTAATGGTTAAGGGCGATATAAGACAAAGAGCAGAGATTAAAAGAATTGTGAAAGACGTTAAAGGAATTAAAGAAAAATATGATAAGTCTATGGACGAAATTATTTGTGCTTTAATAACAGAAGAGTTACAACAAGGAGAGGAATAAATGGCAACCCCAGCAGAATTAGATTCTCAGCTTGCACAAAAGAAAGCTGACATGGAAAAAAGAATAGCCGCTCTTAAAAAACAAATTGCCGATCTTGAAACAAATTTTGTTAACGAAAAAGAAAGAGTTATGGCACAAAAAGAAAGAATGACAAAAGAATCTGTTGAAGAAGTAGACGAAGAAACTCAGGCATCTACTACTACAGGAGACATTGCTACATTTGCTCCTAAGATGGGTGGTGGAATGGGTATGACCACCAGATACGGCGATTTTAAAGAAAAAGGTAAGAAGAAAAAGAAGAAGAAAGAAAAGTCTTCACAAAAGATTGTAACCTATATTGATAGTATATTAAAAGGATTGAAAGGAGACTAAGATGAATATTGCAAGTCTTTTTGGATTTAACAAATTTGCAAAGTTTTTTGTTGGTGCTAGAAAAGAAGAAGAGCACCAAGAAAAAGAGGAAATGGATAATAGCGTAGGTATTTCTCAGGAAGAAATAGATGCCGCGCGAACTATGTCAACTGCTAACTCTAATAGTTATCAGTACACTGGTGGGTTGACATATATAGGTATCCAGTTCGAACAATACTTTTCCAATAAGGCCGCGAGAATTGTTAAATATCGTGAAATGTCTTTCTTCCCTGAAATTGCAGATTCGATTTATGCTATTTGTGATGAAGCTATAGTAGATAATCCTGTTGATGGTGATATTGTTAAACTTGATATTAATGTTGAAATGCCAGAACATATTGAAGAAGAAGTAAGAAAGATTTGGGAATATCTATCTAATGATGTTTTTTCTTTTAATGAAAGAGCATGGGATTTATTTAAGAAATGGCTTGTCGAAGCAGAGTTATATGTAGAATTAATTCTTAATGACGAAGGTGATAATATTATAGGTATTAAGATTCTTCCTGCATATACAATGATGCCTATCTATGAAGAAAATAAGATTAGAGGATATGTACAATCGAAGACTCCTGCCGCTGCAAATACACCTACAAGAGAAGCAGGCGAACAGCAACAACATAATACTGTATTTGATAAAGATCAAGTTTCATATATTAATTATGGTTTGTATGGTCATAACTTTTATGATGTAAGAGGATTTCTTGAGTCGAGTATTAGAACATATAATCAACTTAGAAATCTTGAAGACTCATTAGTTATTTACAGACTTGTACGTGCTCCTGAAAGAAAGATTTGGAATATTGCTGTTGGTAGAATGCCTAAGGGTAAAGCAGAAGAATATATTAGAGGAATGATTCAGAGATATAAAAAGAGAATTGTTTATGATAGTGAAACTGGAGCTATGAACTCTGCACAAAATATTCAAGCTCTTACTGAAGACTTTTGGTTTGCAAAAAATGATCGTGGTGAAGGAACATCGGTTGAAACTATCGGTGGAACTATGAATCTTGGTGAGATTGAAGATGTTAATTATTTTCTCAAGAAATTATATAAAGGATTAAAACTTCCGAAGTCAAGATGGGAAGACCCTGCATCTAGTATGTATTCGGCTGGCAAGTCTGGAGAAATACAAAGAGAAGAAATTAAATTTGCAAGGTTTGTTGAAAGACTTCAGAGAAGATTTAAATATGTTATTCTTGAACCTTTCTTAACTCTTCTTAGATTAAGAGGAATTGATGAAAGATATATTGGCGATGGAATATATAATCTTAGTTTTAATAAAGCCAATTTGTTCAAGGAATATAAAGAGCTTGAACTTAACGAAGCTAAGTTTGGTCTTCTTGGTTCAATAGACAGTTATGTTTACAAACCAGGCGAAAACGATTCTGGATTCTTTTCAAGAGAATTTGTTATGAGAAAATATTTTCAACTTAGTGATGAAGAGTGGAACGAAAATATTGAGATGGTTAATGCCGAAAGAGCCCAAGCACAATCTGAAGGAGAAACTGGTGGTGAAGGCGAAGCAGGCGGCGGATTTGGAGAAGAAGAGTTTGGAGGATTCGGTGGTGGAGAAATTGGCGGCGGCGGAGAATTTGGCGGCGGTGGTGGTACGGAACCAACTCCTGAAACTCCCGAAGCTCCCCCAGCAGAAACCCCAGCCGAAACGGCTCCGGAGACTGCTCCTGAATCTGTACAGTATAAAAAAGGATATCTCAAGAAAAAGGATACAAATAAAAAGAATAGAGGAGACGGTCTTGTAAGTTCTTGGAAGCAAGAAGATAAGACTATTAGAGAAAAATATAATCATGGAGATAGAATAATTTCTAAAAAATAGAAAAACTTGTATTTAATATATAAATACTGTTAGGAATGAATTAGACTTAAGGAGGTTTTATGAAGTCTGTTATTAAAAGTGTTCTTGATGGAGATTGGAAGTCTCTGCAAGATCGTTATGAAAAAGTCGCCGCAGATAAGGTTATGGAAAGAATCAATGATAAAAAGATTGATGTTCTTGCAACCTTAAATAATGTCGAGCGTGAAAAGATGCAAGACATGGTTTCTGTATCAGACGAAGAAAAATAATACCTTCGTGAATAGAGGAGGAAATAAATGAAACTCATTAAGGAATATATTAATCCCGGTGAGCTGGAATTGATTAAGGAAGAAACAGGCGAAGGTAATAAGAAAGAATGTATTTATAGAATTAAAGGCCCCTTTCTTGCTGCTGAAGTTGAAAACAAAAATGGCCGTATCTATCCTCAAGGTATAATCGAAAGAGAAATCCAGAAATTCAATGACGAGAAGATTAAAACAGGTAGAAGTATGGGCGAGCTGGATCATCCAGATAACCCACAAATTAATTTAGAAAGAGTCTCTCACATTGTTGAATCTCTGGAAATGGTTAAGAATGAAGGTGTCGGTTGTGCCAGATTGATAAATACTCCAATGGGTCGAATTGCACAAACACTAGTAAAAGAAGGAGTCATGCTTGGAATGTCAACAAGAGGAGTAGGTTCTCTTGATGGTAAAAGTGTTCAAGAAGATTACTCTCTTATTGCTATTGATACAGTTGCTGATCCAAGTTATCAAAATGCTTTCGTTGAGGGAGTATTAGAGAATAGAGAATTCATTATTGGTGAAGATGGAGAAATTATTGAAGTTGCTCTTAATAAATTTAAGAAATCTATGGATGAGCATTATAGTGATAAAGAATTATCATCAAAGGCTTTATCTCAGCTTCTTGAATTTGTTGGAAATATAAAAAGTAAAAATTTGTAAAAAAACTTTAAAATTTATAAGCCAAACTTATAAATACTTTATGATCAATACATTAGATAGGAGGACATCGTATGAACAAAAAGATCACCGAAAAGATCAAGGAAATTCTGACCCCAGAAGACCTTGAGGCCTTTGAGGGCGCGGTGGAGTCATTGATCTCCGAAAGAACGGCTTTGGTCGAAGAAGAGCTTAAGAACAAGTATGATGAAATTGCTGAAGAATATGTTCAAAAGCGTCTCGCCGAAGAAATCGAAAAGGAGAAAGCATCTCTTGTCGAAAGTTACGATCAGAAGCTCAGCGCACTTGAAAAGAAGGTTGTCAATAAACTTGATAGCTTTATGGATCATGTGATAACAGAGCAAATCTCTGACGAAACTATCGAAAAGATTGCTATCAATGAGACTCTACAGCCGATCGTTAATGGCATTAAGAAACTTTATGAAGATAATCATATTGCTATTGATGCAGACGGTTCCAATGTTATTAAAGAGAAGGAAGAAAAGATTTCTGATCTGGAAAAGAAACTTTCCGAATCCATTGCGAAAGGAATGGAAACTGAAGAAAGACTTGAAAAGACAGCAGTATTTCTTCTTATCTCCGAAAAGACTGAAGGAATGGTCAAGTCTCAAAAAGACAGAGTCGTAAAAATGTTTAGAGATAAACCTTTTGAAGAAGTCGAAGACAAAATCGAAACTTTCATTGAAATGGTCAAAGAAAGTAGAGAAAAACCAATTAAAGAAAACAAGGAAACTAAGAAAATCGATGAGATTCTAACTGAAGATGATGGAACAGTGGAAGAAAAGCCAGTGATCCAGGAAGAGGCTGACGAAGCACCTTCTACTGCAGTCAGAGCTAACGCTTTTCTATAAGATTCCCTGTCGCAATTTTAGTGAATGAATAGAGGAGGAAACTATGAATAAAAAAGAAATTGTGAGGAAATGGGAAGCTGCTGAAGGCAAGATGTCCATTAAGGACATTAAAGATGTCTATGTCAAGGAAAACCTTGCACAGCTCCTTGAGAACCAAGAACAGAAGGATTGGAATGGTAATGACCTCTTTCTGGCAGAAGCCAGTCAGGGCGCAGTGAATACCGGTACCCTTGGTGGTACGACAGATGGTTCCAGCGATCCACAGTCATACATTTTCCGTCCCGTTGCTCTGGCTCTCGTTAGACGTACATTCCCTGACCTCTTCGCTAACAAGGTCGTCGGTGTTCAGGCACTTTCGACTCCAGTTGGTCTTGCATACGCTTTGCGTGTCAAGTACAACGATGATAGTGGAAATGAGGCGGCTTGGGACGTCGTCGATTATTATGGTGGATACACTGGTAGCCAGGTCGGAACTTCTGGCGCCCTTAAGCAGGTTTCTGCTAATGGTATCTACGACACTTCTGCAACTGGTGCTGACACTAGTGCGGCTGAAGGTTGGACAATTGCTAACGCATGTACGTCCGCTAACACCGGTGCTACTGGCTGTGGTTCTTATCCTGAACTTAAGCTTGTCATTGATCAGATTGCAGTAACCGCCAAGACAAGAAAGCTAGCAGCTAGCTTCTCGCTTGAAGCCGCTCAGGACGTTAAGGCCATGCACGGTGTCGATATCGAACGTGAAATGGTTAACTTCCTGCAGTATGAGATTACGGCCGAACTCGACCGTGAGCTTCTTGCAAGAATGAAGACCGCTGCTGTTGATACTGCTAATGGTGGTGTAAGCATCAGCCCTATCGATCTGACAGGTAGCGGAACTGGTATTGACGGTCGTTGGAGTGGTGAGAAGTACATGAATGTTGTTGCTTCCATCGTCCATCAGGCTAACCAGATCGCAATCTCCACTCGTAGGGGTGCTGGTAACTTTGTGGTTGTGTCTCCTGCCATCGCTTCGATGCTCCAGGCGGCTGGTCACCAGTTTGTCCAGTACAAGTCGGCTGTCAATCCTTCTACTGTCATGGCTGCCATCGGCAAGCTTAACGGCACTCTTGATGTGTACCGTGATCAGTATGCAAGAACTGACTATGCTCTTGTTGGTTACAAGGGTCCTGGTATTTCGGACTGTGGAGTTATCTTCAGCCCTTATATCATGGGTCTTACCAATAGGGCTATTGAGCCTTCTGATTTTACTCCAAGGATCGGCGTTATGTCCAGATATGCAATCACCGATACATTGCTCGGTGCTGGTCGTTACTACCGTCAGATTCCTTTCACCAATGTTAACAAGGTTATCGCTGGTGCGTAATTGGTAGTAGAATTACGAATTAAAGGGTGGGTTTTTAACTCACCCTTTTTTTACGCCCATACTTGATTAAAATATAAATAGTTATGTAGAAATTTGTTTTGATTTGTTTGTAGGAGGTTTATTATGTTAGTCGCAAACAAAGCTGGATATACTATTTCATTTGTTGAAAATGGTAGAAAATATGTTATTCCTTTTGACAGAAGACCTTATGAGGTACCTGACTCGACCTTGGGAAAATATGGAGAACTGTTTCATATTATAGTACCACCAAAGCCGAATCCATTACCAAAGGCTGTAGAAAAAACTCCTGAACCAGTTGAAGTTAAGATAGAAGAATCAAAACCAAAAAAGAAAACAAAGCCCCTTAAGGGCGTTAAAATAAAAAAGAAAAAGAGAGAAGAACTTAGAAAAAGAAAGAAGTGTACATACGGCACTTGATAGATATTTATAAATACAGCTATAGGAGGATGTTTCTATGGCAAAGATCACAACATTAGAGGGCATGAGAAATTACTGCAAGCTTATGCTTGGTATGCCTGTAATTAATGTAGAAATTGATGATACACAATTCAATCAGATTATAGAAGATTCTGTACAGGATTTTACAAGATATAATTATGATGAAGGCAGTTATATGGATTATATTATCTTCACGGCTTCGGCTGGTGTAGATTCATATCCAGCATCTGCATATCCACAACTTGCGGAAATTAAAGACATATATGATTTTTCTGTTTCGTTTGGATTGGATGGAATCAATACACTTTTTAGTCCTACTCACTTATTACTTTTTGATCAGTATGTGAACAGAGGAAATTATCCAGGCGGCCCGGGTACTGGCACAGGAACATTTCCTGCTAATACAGGAATGGTATTAACAGGGTATCAAATAGCAATGATGTATTTAGAAGAAATTAAAAATTCATTTGCAAAGATGTATCATGCAGATTGGATACCGGGAAGGGAAGTACTACGAATAGTACCAACACCATCAGAAAATATAACTGGACTTTTAGTTGTATATAAAAGAGAATATGCTACTCATTTATATAATCATCCACTAGTAAAGAAACTTTGCGTTGCAAGATGTAGAATACAAATGGGATGGCATCTTAATAAGTATGGTGCAACACTACCAGACGGAATTTCAATTAATGCGGGCGAAATGGTTGCTAAAGGCGAAAAAGATGAAGAAGCAGCTATGGAAAATATTAGATTAGAAAGCTCGCCAATAGATTTTTATATTGCATAGGAGAAAAAAATGAAAAACAGACTAACAGAAGCAGCGAATCGTTTTCTTGGTGAAGAAGATTTAGGAGAACCTTCTACGATTGATTTTCAGCAGGAATTTTTTAATACTGGTCTTTCAGTTGAAAAAGGATTAACAGAAGATCAAGTCGATTCCGATCAACTCATCGAGGGTATGAAAGTTGAAATGGAACATACCACTAACGAAGACATTGCAAAGAAGATTGCTCTTGATCATCTTGCAGAAAATCCAAAGTATTATGATTACTTGAAAGAAATGGAAGAAAAGATGGAAAAAAGTTCTGATGATAAACCAGAAGAAGGTAGTGTTCCTGACAACGCAGTTGATATCGATATGGAAGAACCATCGGAGGAAGACGAAGAATAATGTCAATTCTTAACGAGATTGAAAAATATTTTAAAGACAAAGAAGTCTTTGTTGATATGGATGGTGTGCTTACAGATTTTGATAAGCATTTTGAAACTCTCGGATTTGGTACAGTAGAAGAGGCAGAAGAAGAAACTCATAAGAGAGTGTGGAGACTTGTTAAAGATCACGGTAATAAGGAATTTTGGAGTAAGATGCCTTGGATACACAATGGCAAAAAACTTTGGGACATTGTTAAACAATATAATCCAACTATATTAAGCTCTCCTATTAAAGATAAAAGTTGCTACGAAGGAAAGAGAGAGTGGGTAGAAAGAGAACTTGGTCCTAGAGTTAAAGTTATTCTTAGATCTGATAAAGAATCTTTGGCGCATCCAAATGCATTACTAATCGATGACAGATCAAAAAATATTATCAATTGGAAACTTAAAGGCGGAGTGGGTATTAAACATAAAGATAATGATTTGGAATCTACTATTAATCAACTTAAAAAGTTTATCGAGGAATAAATGGAACAATATTATTATCCAGAAACTATAAAAAATATTACAATTGCTCTTCTTGATATGTTTGATGGCCTTGAAATTAAGAAGTATGATGTAAGCGGTACTCTTGTAGAATCTAGAAATGTAACTCTTACATTCGGCCCTACTGATAAAATACGAAAAGATAGAATAGAAAATCATTATTATGATACTAGTGGCACGGGCCGAGAAACTCAAGTTTACGAATCCGGTCGAAGATATTATCCTTTACTTCCAAGAATGGCTTTAGTTCTTGGTGATATTTCTTATGATCCAAATAGAGCATATGGAGTAAACGAGTGGAGATATTGGTTTGCTGAAACTTTAGAACTTAGTGGAACACATGATATAAACGAAGTTCTAAGAGACTATCAACCAACTCCATATACTCTTGGTTATACATTAAATATAATGTCCGATTCTTTAGATTACTTTGCTCAAATAATGGAAAATATTCTTCCATACTTTAATCCAAAATTAATGTTAAGAGTAAAAGAATTTTCTTTTCTTAATATAGAAAGAGATTTACCAGTTTCTATTTTATCTATTACTCCAGAAATGGTTGATGATATGGATGAAAATGAAACCAAATATACTAATGCAACGATAGCAATTCAAGTCGAAGCATTTATGTATAGACCATTTGAATATAGTAAAATTATTAAATATATTCATTCGAAGTATCTTGTTGCAACAGACGCAGGATCAGTATCAGCAGCAACAACTTCTGCTGGTTTACTTTCTGCATCTAGATATGATACTTCGGGCGTTAGTACATCCGGTGGAGAAATTGATACAAGCGCATTTCCACCATCAGGTTCATATAATATTAGTGGTAGCTTTGCAGGCGATCCACCAGAAACATATTATTATTTCACCAGCGCAGACCCTTATGATAACTAGGAGTAAATTATGTCTGAATTGGACGGAACATTTGATAAGTTGAATGATAAGTTTAATACTTCTTTTACAACAAGCTCATCAGAGATTGATAAAATAGAAGAAGAAATTCAAGAAATTGAAGATAAGAAAAATGAACTTATTGTTCGTAGTAATAAGACTGATCTTGTTATTAAAGATCAAGATTATTTAGAAGAAGAAATCAAAGAACTTATTGATAATTCTAAAACTGTTCTTCAAAAACTTCAAAATGATATTAAAATTGGAAGTCCTGCAAGAATGTATGAAGTCTATGCAGAACTACTTAACTCAGTTTTAAATCAATATAAAGAACTTAGAGAATTAAATAAGATGATTGAAAGTATGAAAATTATGTCTGGAGCAGGATTTAGACCATCAGTTGAAGAAAAAGATAACAAAATTTCTCTTACCTCTGATCAACTTATCGATGTTGTAAATAAAGCCAAAAAAAATAGCCAACTTAATGCTATCGATGCTAGTTTTGAAATAGAAGAATAAGGCAAGTAATATTATGTATATGGGAAACGCATCTTTGCGTAAAGCCGGAGAAGAAATTGAATATACTCCTGAAATGCTTCAAGAATATGTCCGGTGCAAAGAAGATATAATTTATTTTGCAGAAAAATATTTTTATATAATTACTATTGATGAAGGAAAAATATTAATAAATCTTTATAATTTTCAAAAGAAAATTTTAAAAGCATGTATTGATCCTCCAGACCATAGAAATTATCTCATAACAATGATGCCTCGCCAGCAAGGAAAGACTACAACATTCTCTATATATTTTCTTTGGTATATTTTATTTCATAGAGATAAGACAGTTGCTCTCTTAGCAAACAAACAATCAACAGCCATTGAAATATTAGATAGAGTAAAAACTGCATATCAAAATCTTCCTCTTTGGTTACAGCAAGGAATTGCTGATGCAGGATGGAATCAAAAATCAATTTCATTAGAAAACGGTTCAAGAATTATTGCAGAAAGTACTTCATCAGATGCTATTTCCGGCTGGACGATTTCTCTTTTGTACTTGGATGAGTTTGCAAAAGTTCCAAGACACGTTGCAGAAGATTTTATTACATCGACATATCCTGTTATTTCCAGCGGACAAACTTCTAAAATTATGATTGTCAGTACTCCTGTCGGATTAAATCACTTTTATGAATTTTGGATTAAAGCAGTAAGAGGTCAAAATAACTTTTATCCTATTAAAGTTGGATGGTGGGAAAAACCAGGAAGGGATAAGGAATGGAAGAAGAAGACAGAAGCGGATATTGGAAAGCTTCGTTTTGCACAAGAGTATGGTTGCAAATTTCTTGGTAGTTCTTCTACTCTTATTGATTCTGATATACTTGAACAAATTGAACTTAAAGACCCAATTGATACTAAATGGACTGGACTGTTTAATATTTATGAGGAACCAAAGTCAGGTGCAGTTTATGTATTAGGAGTGGATACAGGCAAGGGAGTCGGCCGAGATTATTCAGTTATTCAGGTATTAAAAATAGTTAGTAGTACTGAAATATATCAAGTTGCTGTATATAGAAATAATCAAATTTCTCCTCAGGATTTTGCACAGGTATGTATTTCAGTATCAGAATTTTATAATAATGCTCAAATGATGGTAGAAAATAATGATATTGGCCAGACAGTATGTGATACAATTTGGTATGAATATGAGTGTGATAGATTATTAAATTTTGATACTGATGTTAATAAGATAAGAAAGAATCTTGAGCTTGGAATTAGGAGTACTAGAAAGACAAAACTTCAGGCAAATGTATTACTTAAAAATTATATGGAAAAAGAATGGTTATCGATTTGTGACCAGAGAACTGTTTATGAATTAAGCAGATATGAAGAAGTAAGACCAAATGTATTTAATGCAGGGCGAGACGATCACGACGATTGTGTTACATCTCTTTTATGGGCATTATTTTATGTAAATACTCCTTATTATGAGGGATTTGATATGGGTAACAAGACGATAGACACTAAATACAGGATAGATAATGACGAAGAGGATGATTCTATTTATGATGAGCCTCCTCCAGTTGTTTTTGATGGTGAAGAGTATTATTATTAATCAATTATAAATAATTGTGATTAAAATATATAAATACTAATGATAAGTTTTGACTTATAGAAAAATATATAGATACCAATTAGAGGAGGTATAAAATGCCAAGAGTTTTTAAGACACCGGGTGTTTATAGGGAAGAAATTGATCTTTCTGAAATTCTAATTCCTGGAGGCATTTCTGACGGTGGAGTAGTACTTAGAGCTAAAAAAGGTCCTATTAACAGACCAGTTCTTATTTCAAACGATAAAGAATTTGTAGAAACATTTGGTGAACCTATCTATGTTTCTGGAACGGGAACAAGCACAACTCTTCAAAAGTTAACTCCCGAGTGGGGTTATGGAGCATATGCCGCTCTTGAATTTCTTAAAGAATCTTCAACTCTTTATGTTGTAAGAGACTATGATTCAGACAACGATGTTTATGCTGAAGTTGCTTATGAAACAGATTTGAGTGTAGATACTTCCGCATATAAAACAAGTGCGTTAGATTATTCTATTACTGTTTCTGCAGGAACAAGACCATCTGGAGTTATAGATAGAGTAGATAGAATTTATTCTATTGATACTGCTTCTGAAAATATGAGCACGCAAGAACTTCTTGTTGCCGCTCTTGGTCCTGGTACGGATGGAAATGATATTGCTGTTACTATTGAACCATTTAGTATTTCTGCTGATTGGAAGTTTACTTATGATGGATATCCAACATCTTCTGATGCCGCTTCTGCATCATTAAGTGTGGCAGAAATGGTAACATATTATCCTATTGGTGTCAACGTATTTAAGATGAATGTATATACTAAACCTAGTACTGCAAACTGGTCTGACTATTATACTTTATCTGGTGACCAAGCAAATAATAGACTTAGAATTTCTCCTGTAGAAACATTCTATGGAAGTTTAACTTCACAAGTGGACGGAAATAATAATCAGCTTTATATTGAAGATGTTGTTAATGGAAATTCACAATACATTTATGTAAAGACTAAACTTGGAGCATCAACGAGATTTACCCCTTTTACATCTGAGGCTCAAGCTTCAAATCTTCCAGTTAAAGAAGATTCTAACGGAACGGAATATGTCGATTATCAAATGCTCGGAGAACTTTCCGGTGGTGTTGCTCCTATTCCAAATGAAACGGCTCTTACTTCTACAACTAACTGGGACCTCTTTGAAAACAGAGAAGAAGTAAATGTTGGAATTCTGATTTGTCCTACATACAAAACCGCAGTTAAGCAAGAAGTTGCCAGAGTCACTGCAAAGAGACTTGACTGTATTGCCGTTGTGCAGGCCGCTGATCTAACTAAAGAAACGACAACTAATGTTCTTGATCAAGAAGAATATGGATATCAGTCGCCTTCATATGTGGCAATATACGCAGGATATGCCAAGGTCTATGATAAGTACAATGATAAGTTTGTATTTCTACCTAACGCAATCTTTGGTGCTTCCTTGATGGCAAGAACTGATAGAATTGCAAATCCTTGGGATGCTCCTGCTGGTATAGACAGAGGAACTCTTTCTGTTCTTGATCAGAGAAAGATTTGGACAAGTGTTGATATTGGAAAGCTTTACGAAAAAAATATTAATACAACAAAATTTCATAGAGGTGTCGGTCATGTAATGTGGGGACAGAAGACTGCTCAAATGAAAGCTTCTGCTCTTGATAGAATCAATGTTAGAAGAAATCTTCTTTACATTGAAAATAATGTGGAACCGGCTCTTGTCCAGTTCATCTTTGAGAACAACACATCAAAGACAAGATTGAGAGTATTCTCTCTTGTTGATAGCTTCCTTGCTGGTGTACAAGCTGGTGGTGGATTAACAGCTTATCAGGTTGTTGTTGATGAAAGTAATAATACTGCTGATGTTATCGACGCTAACCAGATGATCGTTGATATTTATGTACAGCCTGTTAGAGCAATTGAGTTCATCCAGTTGAGAACTATTATAACAAGAACTGGAGTTAGTTTCGAACAGATAGTGTAATAAAATAATGGGGGACAGCGGCGACGGTCGTTTCCTGAAACCTTATTGAGTAAGGATTACCCTATTTTAAAATACTTATGAATTTAAGATATAGAATTTGGTCCGCAATATCGAATAATATTAAGTCGTATCGCACAAAAAATTTGATTGGATGTTCTTTAAATAATCTTAAAAATCGTTTACAAAAAACAGCAATTATGAATGGATATAAAGATTTTGATATAAATAATTATGACGGGAAGAAGTATCATATAGATCATATAATTCCATGTTCTATATTTGATTTGAGTAAAGAAGAGGAACAACGAAAATGTTTTCACTGGAGCAATTTACAAATATTGGAGGCTAGTGAAAACTTGAAGAAAAATAAAAAGAATATTTTTCAAGGAGATTAAATATGCCTGATTTCACCATCGAGGGCCGCGCTAAAAACATTCCTGATGTACAGAGAACTTTTCTCTGGGAACTATCAGTACCGGATATTGGCTCTATTGTCGATAATGAAATTACCGAAGAAGGTTTGGTAATTAGATGCCGTAATGCTGTTCTTCCAGAAAGAGGAATAGATATTATTACAAGTAACTTTATGGGCATGGAGCAAGTCTTTGCCGGTAAACCAACGTTTCCACATACGTTTACAACAACGATCGAAGAAACGGAAGACCAGAAAGTTACAAAAGCATTTTATGCTTGGAGGCAAAAGATATTTGATGCCGAGCCTGGAGCAATTACAGGCGGAGTTTCTAAGGTAGCTAGAAAAAGAAATGTTGCTGGTTTTTCAGGATATGCAACAGATGTTTATATGATTCCATATAAGTACAACGGCGAACCATTGGATAGAGTATTCAGATTCATTAACTGTTGGCCAGCTACTGTTGGTGAAGTATCAATGTCATATACTGATAATGCCGCGGTTCAATATTCAGTTACTTTTGAATACGATTATTGGGTTCTTGAGAAAGCACAATAATTTCCTCATAAGATGATAAATATATTAAGAGAGGGCGATGTACCAAAACTAGCTCTCTCTTATTTAAAATTTTTTTAACACATAACAGGAAAAGACAATATGCCTGTAGGACTGAATAGTGTTGAGTTGTTTCAATACTTTAGACTTCCAGAGCAACTTTTCGGAAAGTCGATACAACCAGCATGGAGATTCTATGCGACGTTTATAGATAATCCTTTTAAAAGTAATGCTACTCGTAACGAAATCGGACCTATGCCTGTTATAAGGTCTTATCATATAACAAGTATATCACTTCCAGAATATGCTTTTGCATCACAAGTTATGATGTATGGACAAGTACCAAGAACGTTTCCAACAATAGATCATCGTGGATTTGCATTTGATGTTACATTTGAAGAAGATGAAAATGGAACAATTGCATTTTTTATTAATTGGTTACAAAGATCAATTATTGATGAGGAAGGATATTATAGAAATCCATTAAATAATAGAGTAGGTAATTTTGTCGTTGAAGTACAAGATAAAAATGGTCTTCCAGTTATGTATTATTGGTTTGAAAATATATACTTTTTAAATGCTACTGGAGCATCATATAGTTATGAAGAAAACAGTCAGGTTAAGAGAACGATAACTTTTGGTGTGGATTTAGTAAAACATATATTTACTAAATATGCAGGAATAAACGCCGGGCAAAAATTTGTTACAAATAGATTGACAGGAAATCTGTAAATATAATTTATATAACAAGGAGAATGTAAATGAAAATGGTTGATGTGAATGAAGAAGAACAAGTTCAAAAAAATGTTGAACCAGTTGTAGACCAAGCAACTGCAGATCAAGAAATTATTCAAAAGACAGTAGAAGCACTTCAGAGAGAGTCTGTTGATAAGGCAAAAGAAAATAGTCCAAAAATGTCTGAAGTCGTTCCTCCAGAACCAAAATCAAAAGAAAATACTGGAGACACCGGACCTAATTTTTGGCCTATTCAGGGACTTCCTTCAAAAGGAAGATTATACCCAAAAGGAACTGAAATATTGGGAAGACCTTTAAAAGTAATTGAGGTTAAAAAACTTTCTGGTTTGAATGAGAATAATGCTGATTATATAATTAATGATATTCTTAAAAGAACTATTAAGGGAGTTTCATTGGATGATATGTTTATTGCTGATAAACTTTTTATTGTTTTTTGGCTAAGAGCAAATACATTTAGAGAAAGTGGATATGTAGTCGACTTTACATGTTCGAAGTGTGAAAAAGAATCAAAATTTCATTTCGAATTAGATAATCTTGAGATTCAATATTTGGATGATGAATTTAATCCTAATAATATACTTAAACTCAAGAATAAAGATACGATTAAAATTAATTTTCTAACTGTTGGTGATACAATGAAGATCAATAGATTTGTAGAAATTAATTCAAATACAATAAGTGATATTGATGAAGAGTTGCTTGGTTTGGCGGCAATGATTCAATCTATTAATGGTGAAGAAAATAATAGCCTTTTATCAAAGTACAATTATGTTTTAGGAATGGAGCCAACCGATTTCGCATATATTTCAAGTTATATTGAAAAATATGGTATGGGTATTAAACCATATGTAAATGTAAAATGTACGAATTGTGGAGGTATATCCCCGACGGGGATTTCGTTTCGCGGCGACTTCTTTCTTCCCTCGTATCAATTTGAATGATATTCTTGAATTAGAGTTTGAAATGTCATATGCAATAAAGATTCCTTTTGATTACGATCAAAAAGAATATTATGAATTTTTATGGTTATATGAGAGGTTAGCTACTCAAAAAATAAGAGAACAAGAACAACAAAACGAAGGTAGCGGACAAACTAATTTAGCGAACCACTTAGTAAATCCGATGCAAGGAGTAAGAAATGGCAGAAGATAATGGCATAAATAATCCATTTCTACAATCTAAGTTTATAAAAAATCTTTTTGAGCAAAAGAACGGACAAGAGAATAAGTCACAAAAGACTGCCGAGCAGACTCTTGCTGAACTTAAAACTCTTAATAAGCATGTAGTTGAAAATACTAAAATGCTTGTTAAGATGGGTACTAGTAAGGCAGGTTCGGCTAGTACAGCACAATCTAAAACAGAACAATTTTTTGCAAAGAAAGAAGACCCTAATAAAAAAATTAATAAGAATCTTGATGAAATTGAAGCATTAATGGCAGAAAGCAATAAACTTGCAAAAGAAAAGAAAAAGGGCAGTATTGATTGGATGAAAGGTATGGCAATGATCATGGGTCTTGGTGGTCTTGCCGGTTGGTTCTTTACAGGAAAAACAGAATTTTTACATTCTGCCGCTAAAGGACTTCTTAAATATTCTCCGTTTAAATTTATAATTAAAGCTTTTGATGGTGCATTTGCTAAAGCGATACCTTGGATAGGAAAAGGATTTAAAAAGATATTAACTATGGGTCCTTTGAAGAAGATGTGGCCAAAACTTGGAAAAGGATTATTAAATGTTTTTAAACCAGTTATAGGTTTGGCTAAAGGAATTGGAAAAATATTTAAACCTCTCGGTAAAATATTTGGAAAGACTGGAATGAAAGCTACAACTAAGACAGGCGGAAAATCATTCTTAAAAAAGGTTCCGTTTATTGGTGGTTTAATAGGTCTCTTTTTTGGAATTCAGAGATTTAAGAAAGGAGATATTTTTGGTGGAATATTAGAAATTGCTTCTGGTCTTACTTCTATGATACCTGTTCCTGTTCTTGGTACTGCTCTTGGAATAGGTATAGATTTATTTCTTCTTAGTAGAGATTTCAAAAAAAGTTTTGGTGGAGAAAAAAAACCCAAACCTATTAGAAAGAAAGGTAAAATTAAGTGGGAGAATTTAAAATGGATTCCGGGCGTTGGTATTTTCGCTGGTATAATGTCTGGTATAAGTAAATGGAAATCTGGTGATAAGAAAGGTGCATTAGGCGAAATTGCATCTGGAATTATATCTGTTGTTCCTGGTGCTGGTTTATTATTAAATGGTGTCATGGGTTTAATAGGAATGTTTTCAGGAAAAGACGCAAAAGAAAAAGCCGGCGAAACAATGAGTAAAATCGGAGATGCTTTAAAAAATCCTGCGGCTGCGGCTAAAGCAATCGCTGGTGGTGCAATGGGAGCAGCGAAGAAAGGAGCTAAAGCAATAGGAGGAATTGCTAAAGACCCAATTGGAGCGGCCAAATCATTGTTTAAAAAAACCAAATCAAAATTTTCGCCGGGAAAAATAATGGGAGGATTAAAATCTTTCTTCTGGTCACCGGGCGAAGAAGTTCCAGGTATTTTATTAGGAAATGAAAATGTTGATATATCTGGTATGAATCCTGATGTATGGAATAATTTTACAGCAATGGCATCAGAATATAAAGCACAGACTGGAGATAGTATTCAAGTTAATTCTGCATATAGAGACCCAGAATTACAGAAAAAATTATATGAGGCAGACCCAACTAAAGCCGCTCCACCAGGATCATCTTTGCATAATTATGGATATGCAATTGATATGCAAACGACTGATGCGAATGCATTAGATAGATTAGGATTATTTGATAAGTATGGTTTTTGGCGTCCCGGTCTTAATTGGAAAAGAAAAGAAACTTGGCATGTAGAACCAAAAGGAATTGATAGAACTGCCGTTAAACATATACAAGCAGATAGTCCAAGTGGTGATCCATTACCTGGTATTCATATACCACCAGATAAGACAAAGACAAATGTTCCAGAAATTCAACTTTCTCCATCGACAATAGATGCATTGGCGGCTAGTATGAGAAATGCAATGAAGGGATCAGTAAATATACCACAGGCCCCATCAATGCCAATAGCAACAGGAGCAAGAGACTAATATGGGATTTACATTAGGAGCTTTAGATAAATCAGTTTTTACAAAAGATGCTTATAAGGCGGCTATAGAAGGTAATGGTCAAGGAACAGGATATTCTGTTATTACAATAAAGCCTGGAGCAAGACTTGGAACGGAAAATAACGATCCTCCTATTACAGGAGTTATTGAAGATATGCCGGCGATTAGTCTTCAAGCTAGTTGGGAACAAATGGGTCTTCCTTTTGGACAGGTTCCTGCTGTACAACTTGTAGAAAAAGCAATGAATTTCGTTAGCACTACTGCAAAATATGCTGGTGGAGCTCCATTAGGAGCCGCTTATAAAAGCAGAAAGATTTATTCTGGTGGTAGTTATTTAAATATAGATACTAAAATAAAAATCGTTGATTGGTCAGGATCATCCGATCCAATTCTTGCGTCTGCTTTACTTTCTTATTATGTTTTACCAAGTGATATTCTTAGAACAGGTGAAAAAGCTAAAGGTCTTGGAACAAAATTAATACAAGGCGGTGTTGAATTAGCAGGAGACGCTAAAGAAAAAATTGAATCTACTTTTAGAGAAAAAATTGCAGAACTTCAACAAAAGAAAGATGATAAAGGAAATTTAATTCCAGCAGCAAAAACTGCGGAAGCAACGGAAGGAATAGTTAAAAAATCTCTTAAATTTGCATCTGATACTTCAGACACACTACATACATTTTCTGATCTTGAAACCGTTAAATCAACAGGAGAACAATTAAGTAGAAATTTAATAGAAGGAGCTGATGATTTATTTACATTGAGAAGTGCTCCAACCCCGGTTGAAGTTCGTATTGGTCAGTTTTTTTATCATACAGATATGGTAATCGAAAGTATAACATGTAACTTTTCTAAACAAATGACAAAATATGGTCCTCTATGGGTAGATATAGATTTAAAATTATCAAGCAGAAGACATATTGTTAGTCTTGAAGATTTAGGATTAAAATTACCATATTCAGAAAAGAGAGTTACTTTTAAATCGGCCGAAGCGGCTATTGCACCAAGAGGCCCGACATTTAATCAAGGATTTTAAAAATGGCACTTTTTAATAGAACGCTTTTTTATGAAAAAGAAACAATAGATAATATTTTAGAAAACGATTTAGTAAGAAATCATTTTGATCTTTTTAAAATTAAAAGACCAACAACTTTTTTTACTGTTTCTAGAAGTTATATACAACGTCCCGATCTTTTATCTTTGAAATTATATGGAAATACTCAATATTGGTGGATCGTTGCTAGGTTTAATCAAATAGATGACTTTTGGAACGATTTAAATGTTGGTGATGTTATAAGAGTCCCAAATAAAGAAGATATAGAAGATTGGTATTTAGAGGTTAAAGCTTCTTTAAATAGGGGATAATATGTCCATTGGTCAACCAGCAGGACAACAATTTTATTGTAAAGTCAGAATTAAAGATAACGATTTTCCTTCTCCTAATATAGTAAGTATTAATATAAGAGAATGGGCAGTCGATATTCTTCCTCGTTTAGAACTTACTATGTATGAGGATGGTTTTCTTATTGAATCATTTCCACTAGAAGATAACGAAGAAATATTTGTGACTCTTGCCAGACAAGAAGATTCTGAAAATAGAATAGAATTGACTTTTAATTTACTTGACTATGCAGTAGCACAAGCTGGTGATGGCGATAAAGCAAAACTCGTAACAATTACAGGATATCTTAAAAATAATGGAATTTTTAAATCTAAAAGTAGAAGATTTAAAAACAATAGCTCGATTGATATTTTTAGAAGAATTGCTAGAGAAGAAGGAATCAAATTTAAAAATCCAAGAAATGTTAAAACTAAAGATAATATGACTTGGTATCAGGCAGGACTAACTAACTATCAATTCATTCGTCACGTTCTTCAAAGAGCCAATGTAATAAATGATATTCCTTTCTTTTATGCAAATGTTGAAAATGAGTTTGTATTTACAAGTCTCGTTAAAGAAATGAAGAAAAAAGAATCTCGTATTGCAAAATATAATGTAGATAAATCTGAATACTTAGTTGAAGATAATAATGATAAGGATAAAACTATATACTATAATTCTTATGATATAGTTAATGCTTCAGGATATATAAACAGAAAAATTGCATATGGAGCATCATATAGTTATTACGATTTAAGAAAAAATAATGACGGAGAATATAATGATATTGACTTGATGACACAACTATCATTTAGAAATAAAGATTTAGTTGGAAAATCATCATATGATGGAAGAGGATGTTTTGGAGCATTTAATGATAATCTTTATAGTGAAAATTTTTATAAAGCAATGGTTAGAAATTGTCTTCTTAAACAAAACTTTTTTGCTTTTTCAATATCTATTAGTGTAAATGCTATAAATGATATTCGTTTATTTGATAAAATAAATTTGTCTTTTCCAACAGTGCTTCCAAATGGAACTGTAAATAATGAAGTAATGTCAGGAGAATATTTAGTTGGTGGAATAGTTCATAGTGTTGCTGCGGGTGGTATATATACTAAACTGGTATCATTACATAGAAACGGAATGAATAGATCATCTAGTGTTAGATTTCCAATGGTGGATAGTTAATATGAAAGAAGAAGACCTTAATATTCGAAAAACAATTGCTCAGGATATTACAAAGACCTTAAAAAATTTTCTTGATGAAAATCTACCTGGTTCTTATGATAATAGTTATGTTGGTAAAGTAGTCAATAATAAAGACCCAGAGAAAATAGGTCGCTGTAAGATCAGAGTTTATGGTGTGTTTGGGGATGAGGTACCAGATAGGGATTTACCTTGGGCAACACCAGACTTTACGTTCGTTGGAAGTAAAAAAGGATCGTTTATTGTACCTCCTGAAGATACAATAGTTAAGGTTTATTTTGATAATGGAGAACTGTATCTTCCTAAGTACAGTACTAAGATCGTTGATAAGAGCAATCTTCCTAGTGAGAGATTGAAAAATTATCCTGATAATATGGTTTTCTTTGAAACAGACGAGGGAGACTTCTTTACGATAAATAGAAAGACAGGGTTTGTTAAATTTTATCATGGAAGATCAAAGAGTTTTGTGACGATTGATAAATTGGGAAATATGATAATAGACGTGGAGGGATCGCCAATAGGAACAATTACAATTAATGCAAAGACTAAAGTAGAAGTAAATTCTCCATTAGTCACTATTCCTCATACTGCATTAGGTACAGTTGTACCAGACCCAACCGGAGGTCCTTTTAATTGTCTATTACTTGATCCTGTAACTGGAGCTGTACACCAAGGAACGGATAATTTTAATACTTAAATATGGCAATTAATAGAAGAATAAACAAACAAGATATTTGGACAGTCGTACAAATTTTTAAAAGGAACTTAGTAGATCAAAGTTCCGAAAAATTTATAGGACTTGATGCAGGTAATCTTAGAAGACAAGGAGTTCCTGAACAACAAATTGTTGGTACTTCTGCCAGCTTCTTTACGCCTTATTACGAGTCTGATGGTGCATATACAAATATTGCTTCTGCCGCTCCTCTTGAAGTATTAGCCGACCAGTTATTACAAGAATGGACAGATTATATTCTTACCTCTGCTGATCTTATTCAGATTTATGTTGTAGATAGTCAACTAGAACAACTTGCTCTTTATTCTACTTCAGGAGTTAAAAGAGGCGACTTATGCATGAGAACTGATATCAGTGCTTCTTATGTAGCATTGAATAGAAGTGCGAGTGCAATGGACGATTGGCAAATCTTTCCTCAATGGTATCACGACGATCGTTATTATACACAAGAACAAATCGATGCAATGTTTTCATCTAGTGGTACTGGAGGAAGTTTTACATTTAGAGGATTATGGGATACTCCATCTAGTTATAATTCTCAAGGTGGAAAAGGAGTTCGTGTTAATACTGCCGAAACAGGACTTGAGTTTTATGAAATAACCTCAGCGGCATCTACGTCTAGTGTATCTGCATTTACACAATTAAGTGATACACCATCAAATTATTCGGGAGAAGGTGGTAAGGGAGTACGAGTTAATACTGGAGAAAATGCTCTTGAGTTTTATGTTTTATCTGCTGGTACTACTGATGAAAAGGTTGCTGTCGATTCTGGTGCTACACCGGGATATCTTGGCGCAACTTCTGCTGATGGTGTATTGAGAACTAGCGATCCAATGACATATAATGATGGTGGTGATTATGTAACTCTTGGTGTAGATAAATCGAAAATTAATTTATCTGATCTTGGTACTTCTGCACATACTCATGTTGAAGCTGATATTACAGACTTGACTCATTATACTACTGCCGATTGGAATACAGATTTTGGTAATGCATCATTAAGCGGAATTGGTACTTCTGCACATATGCATTCGACGAGTGATATTATTGGATACTCCGACTCATGGACTTCTGTTAGTGGAAATTATTATACAAAGACAAGTGCTGATAATACATTCGCACCAATAGTACATACTCATATATTTTCTGCTTTTACTGGACTATCAGATACACCATCGAGTTATTCTGGACAGACTGGCAAAGGATTGCGTGTTAATGGTGGAGAAACGGGATTAGAATTTTATACTCCAGTTACAGATACAGATGAAAAGGTTGCTGTTGTTAGTAGTGCGACTGCTGGTTATTTAGGAAATACAAGTGCTGATGGAGTATTAAGAACTGCGGAACCATTAACATATAATGATGGTGGAGACTATATTACTATTGGTCTTAACAAGTCTGGAATCAATCTTTCTGATCTTGGATCGTCTGCACACACTCATAGTGCAAGTGATATAACTCAAAATGGAACCCCATATTATATTCCAAGATATGATATATCCGGAACACAATTTGAAGATAGTAGTATTTCTACAAATGCGGCCGGAAATGTGTGTATAGGAGGAATAACATATACTGATATATTAACTATAGTAGACGGTAATTATCAAGGTACAGTATATGTTACACAACAGAATAGTGCAACATACGATACTCAAAATACTTGTACATATAGACAACAAATTTATAATGAAACTCCTGCAATGAAATCTGCAATGGAGTTGAATTCTAGATTAAACTTTAATACGCCAGGCAATGAGAATAGTACAGTATGGATCAATGTACTTGCTGGTGGTAGCCCATTAAATATTTTACAATTAGAATATTCAAGCGCAAAAGCATTAATTACGGCTAGTAGTTATTTGAATATTAGTTCAATTGATAACTTAATTGCGGCTTCTAATGCTTATCTTGTTTCAGATAGTGGCGAAGTTAAATATAAAACGGCTGCACAAGTATTATCGGACATAGGTGCCGCTTCAGTTTCGGCAGTTGTTAGTGGAACTGGAACAATAAATTATATACCTAAATGGAATTCTTCTACTGGATTAACCGATAGTAATGCATATGATAGTGGTTCAAAATTTATATTTGAAGAACCAATTGGGGTTGTTTCTACAGTTCAACCACAAATTCAGCTTATATATACGAGTGGTTCAAGATTTGCAAATCTTGGTGTAGACTCTACTGGTCTTTTAACTTTTAGTGCAGCAGGAACAAATCCAAGATTTAAGTTTGAAAATAATATTGGTATTGGTGTAACTCCAAGTAATACACATCAAATCTATACTCGTGGTGCCTCTGCTCCACAATTAAAGTTTGAATATGATATTAATAACTTTTTTACTGTTTCCATTTCTAGTTTAGGATTTATTACATTTGATGCCCAGGGAGCAGGAACGACTGGATTTCAATTTAGTGATCCTCTTACATTGACATCGGTAGCTAATGCTACTTCAAATACAAATAAATTTTTGGTATTAGATTCTAATATTGTTAAGTACAGAACCTCGGCAGAAATGTTGAGTGATATTGGTGCTGCTTCTGTTACTGCTTTAAGTGGAGAAGCAAATACGGCATCCAATCAGGGTGGCGCCAATGAATTATTTATTCAAAAAACTGGAGACGATTTAGAATTTAGAACATTATCGGCCGGTCCTGGTGTGAGTATTATAAGTGGTACTAATGTATTAACTTTCTCTGCTGATGTTAGTGCTTCTGAAATTGCTGGTACTCCAAACTACTATGCTAGGTTCAATGGTACCGGAGACAATGTTGAAGACTCAATGTTAGTAGATGATGGGTCACAAACATTATCGGCTTATGCAAAAATAGTGTTCCCATATGGTATCATTAACGCAAAAACAAGCGATTCGTGGTTTGATATTTTTCAAAATACAGAAGACGGTTCAGATACTAAAGCAACTAGAATTGGTGGCGGTGGTGATGTTTCATCCAATCGTGGGGCTTATATTGCTTTATATGGAAATGAACGAGCAACTCTTAGTGGTGATCTTCAATTAGTTCCGGGCACTGCTGGTAATATTAAAATGGAAGGCATCGATGCTGGTGATGATTCATATACAGGAATTCTTATTATTGATTCCACAACTGTCCAACGTAGAAGCACTACACAATTAGCGAGTGATATTGAAGGAAGTATTGATCATACTGCATTGAGTAATTTGAATAGTTCAAGTTATTATCATCTTACATCAGCGAATCATAATACATTAACAAATGGTTTATTAGCTGATAGTTTACATCATCATGATGGTTTGTGGGAATCAGATAATGGTCAACAAAAAGTATATGTTACTAGTAATGGATGGGTTGGTATTGGAGCCAATGGAATTCAAAACGCACAATTATATGTTTATAGAAATTATATTAATGCTACAACATCTTATGGAATATACGAAGATACCGAAATTAATATAACAGAAGATGGTACATATTATAATATTGGAATTTATACCGATCCAACAACAATAATATCGGCTGGAGTTACAGATAGTGGATATTTAATTGGTACCAGAACATATGCTTTAAGAAATAGTTCTGCTGATAATGGAACTTTAAATACTTTATATGGTTTGGAAATGGCATATGGTCATTATACTGGTGCTGGAACATCAGCCCAAACAAATACAGCATACGGAATTTATATAAGACCATTTCAAGATGCTGGAAATATTACAACAAGATATGGATTGGCAATTGATACACCAACTGGAAGTAATGTAGAAAACGAATGGGGAATTTATGTCGCTGATGATGCTCCAAACTATTTTGCTGGTACTATAAAAATTAATACTATTGATAGTGCAAGTGCTGATTATGATAAGATACTTGTTTCAAATGGTGGAATAATAGAATATAGAACTGGTGCAGAAGTATTAAGCGACATTGGTGCCGCTCATACATCTGCTCTTTATACTTCTGCTGATTGGTACACCGAATTTGGTAATGCTTCATTAAGTCAAATTGGAACATCTGCTCATACTCACGTTGAAGCAGATATAACTGATCTTACTCATTATACTAGTGCTAATTTCTATAATGATTTAGGAACAGCATCATTAAGCGATTTGGGATCAAGTGCCCATAATCATGTAAAATCAGAAATTACAGATTTTGGAAATTATGTTTCAGCAACAGCTTTAACAGGAACACAATATCGCATACCAAGGTTCGCCACCACATCAACTTTAGAAAACTCTCCAATTTACACAGATTCTAATAACAATGCCGTTGGTATTAATGTTAATGCTCAATGGACATCATCTTATCATTGGTATCTTAATGTTGAAACGGATATGGATGTTCCTTCGGATGATACTTTGTATGTAATAGGACAATCTGTTTCAGATGGTTCAATTTCTATTCCATCAAGTGCTACAAATTCTGGTTATTTAATGGGTGTACAGTCATCTATGTTGATAGATGATGCTGAATTTGAAGGAACAATAGGTAGTGTTTATGGAGCAAGAATTGATGCAGGAACATATACTTCGGCTGTTTCTGGCACAATTGATGGTGTTTATGGTATTAGAATAAGAATATTTAAAGGGGATAATGCAACTCATAATAGTTCATATGGAATATATCAAGAGTCAGATTATGATAGTGTTGTAAACTATTTTGAAGATTCAATAGGAATCGGTATTATACCACAATATTCTTTAGATGTTTCAGGAACATTAATAAGATTTCAAAGATCAACTAAAGATTTATATATTAATCCTAATTATGGTGATGCTAATAATTATGCCGCTATTTATACCAAGTCTGATGAAAACATGGCACTAAGACTTGGGGCAACTGAAAATGTTAATCAATTAGTTCTTAATACAAATGGTAATGTTGGTGTTGGTGCTGATCCATCAACACAAGCACATTTCTATGTTGCTGATACCACATTAAATATTTCAGCCGATTATTTTCCAATTTATTTTTATCATGTAAAAACAGATGGTGCATCCGATGAAAATACAGATTTATGGGGAATAAGAAATGATTTAAGATATAATCAATCATCTGGAATACTTGGTAACACAATAGTTAATTATAATTATTTTTCACATACAAATGGAGAAATTGGAACATCAGCGGTTGCAAGATATCTTTATGGTCTTGATTATAAAGCATCATTACTTGGAGGTATAATTCATGGTGGAGTTCAAGGTACCCGTGGTGAAATCGATCAGGGTAGTGGACATATAATTGAATCAGATGTAAGAGCAATTGGAGCTATTGTTTATGGTGGAGGACAAATTGATAGTCATGTTTATGGTGTAAGAGCAGAAGCTAGACTAGAAGCTACTGGTTCTTGGGGTGGTACGGCTTATGGTGCATATAATTATGTTAATTTAGATGGTGGAACTGTTGGTGGTAATGTAGTTGGAACAAAATCATATGTAAATCAAGTATCGGGAAATGATGTTAATAATAATATTTTTGGATCAGATGTAGAATTACATCTTTCTGGTACTTCTGTTGATGTTTATGGTCATCGTGATGTAATATCAGTATTAGATAATTGTAATATATCTGACGATGTTTATGGAAAATATACTCGTATTAATTTGGAGTCTGGTAGTACTGTAGATGGTGTATTTGGAAATTATATATTTCTTAATCAAGATGGTGGTACGATTAATACAAACGCATATGCGTTATGGGTAGAAGCTGATATGGATGGAACCGTTGGTTCTACAACGCTTGGTCGTTTTTATGCCAATAGTAACATAGATTATGGTGTGACAGTAAGAGGCGACATTGGCACACATTTTCAGCTTGAATATGATGGCTCCAATTACATGAATATCAAAATGGCTTTTAATGGAGCTACTACTTTTGATGCTGTTGGTAATGGAGCCATATTCAACTTTTTAGATCCTTTGTTTATTGATTCTGGAATTTATGTTGGTGGAGAAAATGCTTTTCCATCCTCTGCCTACGATAGTTATGCGGTGATATTAAGAACGGCAGGTGCCGGTTTGGCTCCATTCGATCAAGCAGGATCATTAGTATATAGACCAAGATTGAGCAACACCGCAGGAAGAAGTAACCATTACTTTTATACCGGAGCAACACCGTCATTGAGGTTTGAAATCGAAGAAGACGGTGATATTGATATTTATGGAGATTCTGGGCAATATGTTTGGTTTGATTCGGGGTATGAGAGTGTTGGAATTGGAATCGCCGCACAATCTGATACATCGTTGGATGTATATCGTAATGTAGCAACATCAGTCACTCGTGGGTATGCAAGTGAAGCGAAGGTTGAACTGAATACCGGTGCTGATGTGTCTGATAAAATAGCGGCATTTCGTGGTATTCTCGTACTCAATGATGGAGTTGTGAACGATGATGCCTACATATATTGGGGAAATTTTGATCACAATTCTAGCGCAACAATTGTTGGTGACGCCTATTTGTCATTTTTAAAGGCAAGTCTTGATGCAGATATTGGCGGCGATTTTTATGGTAGCTATATAGATATTGATCAGGGCGCAGGAACCGTTTCTGGTAATGCTACGGGTCTTTATGTGCGGACTGATTTTGATGGTAATATTAGTGGTACTACTCGTCTGGGTTATTTTTATGGTAATAGTAATACAGACATTGGTTTAGAAATTCGTGGGGCTATGAACGAAGCTTCATCGCTTCGTATATCAAGAAGTGATTCAGATTATGGAGATTTATATTGTAGTTCTGATGGTAATTTATTTATGTATTCAACTGGTGGATATAATGGAGCAGGAAACACTTCATTTACTCCAGCAGCTCCTTGGCATGTTCACAAAGTAACATCTGCCACTTCGGCTGTTCAAGAATTACTTAGACTTAGAGCAGATAGCGCAGGAGTAGCAACATCAGGTTTTGGAGCGGCTATAGCTTTTCATCTTGATAGTCCGGCTTATGCTGACGATTTTCAAACTGGTAGAATTGAAAATGTAATGACTAGTGTTAGTGGTACCGCATATTCAATGTATTTTAAAGTTTGGAATGCTCCTAATTTTGATACTGCACTTTCACTTTATAATCCTCAAGGAGGAGTAACACAATCTTATGGTTCTGTTGGTATAAAATCAACTCCACAAGGACAGGCAATACATATAGAAAGATATGGTGGATCGGATAGTTGGCAACTTGGTGTTGATACAGGTGTATTTACAGCTGGCGATTTTAATTTTAGTCAAAATGGTACTGATAGAATAATATTTAAGAAAAGTGGATCGTTACAATTAAATACAATAAGTGCGGCTACAACTGATACAGATAAATTCTTAGTTTCTGATTCTGGTATAGTTAAGTTTAGAACGGGAGCAGAAGTATTAAGTGATATTGGCGCACAAGCTTCAGATGATGATTTGACAGCTTTGGCTGGTTTAACAGGAACAGGATTTGCAGTTAGAACAGGAACAAATACATGGAATCAAAGAACTTTACAAACATCTGGAGATGCTATTGGAATAACATATGCAGATGGTGTTGCTAGTAATCCTGTTTTCTTTTTAGATATTGGTGGTGGAAGCACTCAAGTAGCTTCTGGAGATCATAATCATAATTCTACTTATGCAAATATTAGTCATACACATTCTTTTTTATATGATAATGGTGTTGGAACCAAATTTGCTAATGCCATTACTATACCAACTTCGGCTGAAATTGAATTAGTAGGATCATCAGCTTTAAACATACCATCAATGCAGGGAGGTGCTGGTGGTAATCCAATTAACGGTATATTAATTATTAATACAACTAATCCAACAGGAGCATCTGGTTGGTATGGTATGATAAAATGTCATGGTAATTCAAATAATAATGAAATATGGATTGACGGTGGTGGATTGGCAATTTCAGATACAGCTTTAAAATTATGCGTATATAATAAATATGCTGGTTCATATCCAACAAATTATAATACTATATATATTAAAAATAATACTGGATTAAGTGTTACACTTACGTTAATGTGGATTGGTGTAATATTTTAATATGAAAACAATAACTATTATAATAGAAGGAACAGAATCTTTATATCCTAAATGTAAAGATGTTATTATTATACCGGATGAAAAAGGAGCAGATTCAAAAAGAAAAGCAGTATTAAAAGACCTTTATCTTATGGATTATCTAGCTGAACATTCTGACGTTTTATATCACGATGCAGATTGTAGAGTCTATAAAAAGATATATAAATTTCTAGAGGGTAAAAAAATAGCATGTGGGAAGACTATAAATGTATTTGATTCCTTCTTGGTATATAGTAATGATACAAGATTTTGGCAAAGACTTAAGAAAGAATATATTAAGTTTAATTATGAAATACACGGTCCTATATATGGATTTTTAAGTAAATTATTGCGTAGAAAGGATTTAGTCAAAATTCCAAAAAATATGTATAAACATAGAATGAGAACATATAAGAGTCTAACACGAAATAAAATATAAATAATTAACGTATAACACTTAAGCCTCAGGAGGTTTGATATGAAAAACGTAGAGATGATTCAGTTGGTACAGGTAATTGACAAAGTACTTCCGGTTTCTAAGAAGGTCAAATTTAACTATTTGTTGAACAAGAACAAGAGACTTATCGATGAAGAACAGAAGACACTTGCCGAGATATCTAAGCCAAGTGACAAGATTGTTGAATTCGAAACAAAGAGACTTGAACTTTGTAGAACTCATTGTACTAAAGATGACGATGGAAATCCGGTTTTAAACAAAGATACAAATAGGTTTGAAGGATTAGACAAGAGCGCAAAGTTTAAGAAGGCATTTGAAAAATTAGCTAAAGAATATGATGAAGCAATCAAAGAAAACCAGGAAAAAATGAACCAGTATGACGAACTTCTTCAGGAAGAATCTAAAGTAGAACTTGTAAAGATTCCTATTGATATTGTTCCTGACGACGTTATTGCTGGAAACGATTTAGCAATATTAATGGAAATTATAGAGGAGTAATATGGCAGTAAACAGAGAATTCGCCGATAGATGGGCATATGACATTTCTCAAAATGTTATATCCAAAGGAGAAATATGGGATGTCGATGTACTTAATCAATCGATAGAACTTATTCTCGGCACTGTCTATGGTGAAAGGCTGTTTAATACCTCCTTTGGTTGTGGTCTTCAATTAAGAATTTTTGAATCTATGACTCCTGAAGCTGGCGAGGATATTCTCAATGAGATTGCTCGCCAGCTTAAATTGTGGGAGGATCGAATCATAGTATTGGAAGATGAAATGAGACTCAACTTTAATGGAGATAGTAATTCTATTACTATAACAATACCATATATTATAAGAGATCGAAATCTTAGATCGGTTTTTAAGAAAAAGATAATCACATAGCGGAGAGTTAGATGGCTACTAATAACTTTTTAAAGTACTCTGGAATGACATATTCAGAGCTGATCAGTCAGATTAATGACAGACTATTGGCGGATAGTAGATTTGATAACTTCAGAGAATCAGCAATTGCACAAATGCTCATAGAGATTTTTGCTGGTGCTACTGATATTGTTAATTACTATCTAGATAGAAGAGCAGAAGAATGTTACTTTGATACGGCAAGACTTAGAAGTTCTGCCATACTTCTGTCCCGTCAACTGGGCTATGTTGTAACGAGGGCGGTTCCTGCGTCTACAACTATAAAAACAAAAATTGCTGGTGACCTATCTACTCTATCAACACCAATAACTTCAGGAGATAAACTTCAAGTTCCTGTTCACTCCGTTTTTAGTTATAATGGAAACGACTATATTTTAAAACAGACTTTTACTCATACATTTACCCAATCAGAAGTTGATAATATTACTGTTCTCGGCGAAAATTTTGAGTTGGAAATTTCAACTGATGATAATGGAAATACAATATCTTTAGCTCAAGGAGAACTTAAAGAAAAAGTTATTGATGGAAGCACAAATCCTTCCGTAGGTCAAATTTTTCAGGTATATAAAATTGAAGACGATACGTTTAGTAATATATATGGAACCAGTGATTATGATATTCCGACGACAAGAGTTTGGGTAGGAAATAATAAAACAAACGCAACAGAATATGATATTGATAGAAGATCATTAATTAACTGGGAATCATTAGAAAGTCTAGCTGCAGGAACTTCTAAAGATGTATGTGTGATTAGAACTTCAACCGACGAAGATGTAGAAATTCTTTTTGGTGATAATCAATATGCAAGTGTTGGTGCGGCTACAAATCAAGACAATATTTTTATTCAGTATCTATCTACAGTTGGTTCTAAAGCAAATGAGGTTGGAGTCATTGGTCAGCAGATAGAATATGAAGGACAGATATTAGATCAGAATGGTCAGGACATAACCGAATTTATTACTTTTGAGTTTGTTACTAATATTACTGGTGGAGCAGATATGGAAAGTCTTGATTCAATCAAGAATAATGCTCCTGCAATTTATTATTCACTTGATAGACTTGTAACTAAAACAGACTATATTGCATATTTAAAATCATTAACAACTCCAATTAATATTCAGAATGCACTTGCTTGGGGCGAACAAGAAGAAGTTTTAAAACTTACAAACGGAGATGGTGTTATTGAAAAACTTTTTAATGTTGTTATGTTTAGTTGTCTTGGAGAATTATATAATATAAGCGTATCAGAATATTTTCCATATACTCAAGGAAATGGATTAGAAAATGTCGTCCTCGACGCGGATTTTGATGAAGATGCAATTAATGCTCAAAGTTATTTCAATTTATATATTAGACAGGATGTAGTAAAACAATTAAACAGATATGAGGTTAGTGCATCATATTGGTGGTTAGCAAGTAGTAATCCAAGTACAAATGTGGGATCATATTATGAAGGGCAATATGGAGACTCTGCTGTATTAGAATTTGATTATACTTCAGATACTGCAGGAATAGGTTTGTCTGCTTCTGCAACATCGACTGTTGATATGACAACTCCTTCTTATAGTACATTTAATACTGTATCAGGAACTATGACTCAATATGCGACCGATCTTACAACTGCTCTTACAGCAGTAACAGATAATAGAGGAGACTCCACAGCACAAAATTCAAATTATGGAAGTCCTGCATTTCCAGGAATAGAATGTACATATAATTCAATAGAAAACAGATTGGAAATTAGAACTGCAAACAGTGATGTTTGTTATATTTCAAATATAAGATATTCATCCGCAACAAATAATATTGCTTCTGATACTGGTCTTAGTGCAAAATCAATGCAGAAGTTATACGAACAGACTTTTGAAGATATTAGTGATAATACATTAACGGTTATTAATAGTATTCAAGAAAGAAGTCAGGTAACAACAAGAGCAGTTTATATAAGTCCTATTATTCATAACCTTGTTGTTAGTGGAACTGTCTATGTTAATAATCTTTATGATAGAGAATCGTTAAGAACTGAATTAAATAATGATGTTTATGAATGGTTAAACATCAATGCAGATTTTAATGAAGATATTTATAAATCAAATATTATAGAAATTATTGAAGATAGTCCGGGTATAAGAAATGTCGATATGAACTTTGGTGCAGTAGCATTAACTCCTCCTGCAGGATATAGTACTTTTTCCACGGCGGCTATAGTTTCAGAAATTGATTCTTGGCCAGTTGTATCTGATAGATCAAGTATTGAAACTATTTTTATTGCTTATGTTAATTCTATAACTACTAATCCAACAGTAACTTCTGGGGGAGAAAGATGGTTCTTAGAAACTTGGGCAAAGGGATTTTATGATACATTGGTCGCACAAGGATATACAAGCTTTGCAGATAGTACTGCATTTATTAATTTAGTTACTGCAGTACATAAAGATTTTTCTGTTCAAATTAAAAATAGTTTAATTGATTCACAAGGTAATATTACAAACTATACAATTGGAAACGAAATTGTTAAACTCACCATTACACTAAGTTATGTGTATGCGACGTAAATAAATTATGGCATATTGGGTAGACATAAATAACTCTTATTCATCGACTGGTGCTGGTACTAGTGTATCTCCATTTAGTTGGTCTCAATTCATAACTGATTTAGCAGATGCTTCTTTAAGTACTAGAACATATTATGTATCTGGTACTAGAACATTATCAACCAATACAACTATAACAATTGACTCTATTGATACGTCTACTACAGGCGCATCAGTCGTTACTATTAATGATTGGGATGGCGAGCCTTGGAGAATTATAGGAGATGCTAGTGTAGGAATTATTAATATTAATTCTTCTTATGTTAGATATCTTTATTTGCGCGGAGGTATGATCCAAGGAACTAAAAGTGGATTTTTCTCCACTATATATTGTGCATCTACTCCATCTTCTTTTTGCGATGTTACAATCGATTCGATGTGGATTAATTTTTATACTTCATTTGTAATTCGTAATTATGATGATGTATATGTTTATAATAGTTTACTTAGTGATACTAATCAAGGATTGGTTGGTTCTAATCCAGGATCGTTTGGAGTTTATAATAGCGATACCGCAACAATAAGAAATACTATATTGGCAATAGGAGCATTTAGTGCTCCAGATTCGACAAATACATTAGACAATGTTGTTTCTACAAGAGTGGCTTTTCCTATTACAATAGGATCATCTATTGATACAAGTAGTTCTGTTCAACTTGATTGGGAATCAGACCCAATTGTTTCATCTGCGGTAAATTTATTAAGCGCTTCTAATATAAGTTATCTTACATCCTCTTTTGATGGAATATCTGCAACTGGAAATGCATCACCCGCATTATCATATACATGGTTTGATGGAACAAGAGATGGAGTCGGAGCACTTTATTTTCCAACGATTACAGTAAGTGCTTCTGCTACTCCTTCATCTGCCGCCGCGGGTGATACTATAACGATTGATATAAATGATGTTTTTACAGAATTTAGTGCTTCGAGTGCAACATTTAATTTTGGCGATTCAACAAGTACGACTGTAAATGAACCATCAGCAACTCATGTTTATTCTGCTGTTGATGATTATAGTGTTACTGTTTCTGTTCTTTCTAAGAATGAATGGTATAGTTCTGTATCTGATGCTATAACAGTTTCTATATCTGCTGGTGATGCATCGGCGACATTTGAATTTTTAGATTCTGATACTTCTGCAGTAACAACTTCTGCTGAAACATATACTGACGTTTTAATGTCAGCAACAATAGTTAGTGGTGATGTTGTTTCTTATATAATGGACTGGGGAGATGGTACATCTTCTACATATACAGGATCAGACCCGATAAGTACTATTCCAGTATTAACACACCAATATATTTCATCGGGAAGTCTTACAGGAACAATTAGTGTTAATAATAGAAATCCTTTTAATAAAAGTTTAAATACATATATTAGAACTCCGACGACATATTATGTAGATATTAATAATTCATATACTTCTTCAGGTAATGGATTATTAGCAACCCCATTAAATTATTCTCAATTCAAGACTACAATTGAGGATGGTGGAGATGGAGAATTTGGAGATATATTTAAATTAAAGGGATATAGAGAATTAACATATGGTACGGATTTTGTTAATAGTTTAATATTAATAGCCGATCCAACTCTTTCGTTTGTAATTGATGCTTGGGATTTATCTGCATATGGTCCTTGGATGATCTCGCCGGAAATTTATCCGGGCGCATTAACATCAATATTGTCATTTAAGAACAGTACTCTTAAAAATGGAATTTTATATAATAGAGTTTACTTTGATAATAGAGGAGTTATTTTTTATCTTTCTTCAATGAAAGATACTTTCGTTGTTAATCAAGGAACAAATAGTAGAATTATTCTTTCTCCAAGTACACAATTAAGCGGTACTCCTATTAGTGGGTGTGATATTATTGGTTCGACATTATATTGTGAAAATGGATATAGAGATAATGCAGATCAAGCATACGATATAAATCTTACTGACTCTGTATTTGTTGGATTTGAAAATCAAGTTAGTGGAACATATTTTACTAGTGCAACAGTAAATATAACTAACAGTACTTTTACAGACGATGCTTCTTCATTATTATCAGGATTTAATATTGGTACGAGCGCGAGTTCACAATATGGATGGACTGCTCCAACAGATTATCCGTTTACTCCTACTAATGAAGCATATGGACAATCACTAGATTGGCTATTACTAAATAAAAGAGCTTTAAGACCATTCTCTGGAATTACAACTCCTCCAAATCCTGGTGATGGATATGATACATATCCGGGTTATACAACTGGATTATTTGGAAATTCTAGAAAAGACTATGAGGCACCATAATGAATTTTTTGCAGATTTGGATTGGTAAGAAACCTAATAAGAAAATTTTAAAATGTATGGAAACAGTTATTGATAAAGTAACTGATAATGATACTTATACATTGATATCAAATAAAAATTTTCTTAGTAAAATTAAGACAACAAATATAGATTGGATAAATATAGAAGAATATGAATTTAAAATGATGAAGTCGAATAAAATTATTAAAATGATAATAGAATTTTGTAGATTAAATGATAATCATTTTTATAGATCGTGTAGATCAGATTTAATAAGACTTTGGGAAGCTTCTCGTAAAAATAATTTATTTTATCTTGATACTGATGTAGAATTAAAAAAGATACCAGATTTTATTAATAATAAAATACCTTATATAGCAGGAATAAAAAGAAAAAGAAAAATTAAAAAAGATTATTTTATAATATACAATAATAATAATAAGAAATTTTTTAAAGAACTTCTTAGTGAAATTGTTAATCAATGTTATTATCCTAGAAGAAAACGTCTTATTAGATGCGAAATTAATAGAATGTGGATATATAATAAATTACAATATAAAGACAAAACAATGATTATAGACAATATTAATTTTAAACATTTAAATATGTATCAACAACGGAAAGATAAATGAGTACATATTATTCAAATATAGATAATAGTTATAATACTACAAGCGGCGACGGTACTTTAGGCGATCCTTGGAATAAAGATCAACTTGAAGATTTTTTTGATAAAGATTTATCTGCTAATCCTGGTGTATCTGTTTCGGATGGTGATATTATAAAATTAAGAGGAGAATGGATTGAACCAACGGGCAATGCTGTTTTATATACTGATGTTTCTGCTATTGACTTTACTATTGAGGCGTGGGATTTAGAAACATATGGTCCTTGGAAAATAGCAGGAGAAACGCCGTCCGACAGTGTGCGCATGTATATGTCTACTGATTTCATCTCCCCAGCAGTTAGTGGTACTGTTACAATTAAAGATGGTGTTATTCGAGGCCCAGAAATTGATGTAATTACTCCACACATTATTATCGATTATATTATCAAAAATACAATATTTATAAATAATTTTAATATTCAGAAAGATAATACAATTGGAGGACAAGATTATATTTACGGCTGTACTTTTAGTAATGTCCCAGAAATTAATATGGTTAATTATAATGAGTCGGATAATATTATAAACTTTAACGATTCTGTTTTTTATAATAGTATTGTATATAGTGGTGGTGATTATAATACTATGAATTATAATAGTTGTACTTTTTCTGGAACATCCGCAGATATTTTTAATGGTATAGATACTTCTGCAATAAATATTTCATCATGTAATTTTGAATGGGTACCATCTACAACTATGCCATCTTTTAATAATATAACAATTGCTAATAAAGAAGCGTTAAGTTGTATGAAAATGGGATTAGAATATTCTGTCAATCCAAGAAGAGGAATATGGACAACATTAAAGTCGCTGCCTTTTACATATGGAGATGATTATCCATATGGATTATTTGGATATAATAGACTTGGTCCCGGCGCATTATATTTTGGTGATGGGATGTATGTTGATTTAAGTGCCTCTGTCTCGGGAACTGGAACATCAGCTTCGCCATTTAATGGTACGGAAGTTCAAGAATTATATAATGGTACTATAGTATATTCGTGGGCCAATGGAGTTCATCCAAGAGATATTATAATTTTAAGAGGCAGTTTAGATCAGCCAACTAACATTGATTTTAATAAAGAATATACAAATATTTCGATGGCACCATGGGATTATGATTTATACGGACCGTGGAGAATGAAATCGGACGCGTCAATTCTTCTTGGTCCGACCGATTTCGGCGACGATACCCGGGGCGATTGTATAATTATAGGGGCTATTTTAAGTGCCGCTAATACTATATCTATAGGATATGCTAATATAGCAAATGTATTTTTTAATGCAACAGATGCTACGTATGCTGTATCCATGTGGGGCAATACTCAAGTTCGTGGTATAAGTGGATGTACTATTTTTACTAATGGAACTGTAATTAGTTTTAGTCATCATAGCGCAGGAGAAACCAATTGGATTTTTAAGGATACTATAATAGAAGGAGTATTAGATAATAATGGGGTTATTTGTAATGTTTCTGCCGATAATATGGTGACAGATTCGGCCGATGCTAATTATTTTTCAGCAGCGGCTACACCTGTTACAACATATGTTGAAACAGGGGATGTAGAATACGGATGGACTCCTTTTACTGTTCCTGCCTGGGACGATCCAAAAGAATCATATTCATACCAATCACTAACATCCGGCGCGAGCTCGATATCAATTTCTGGTTCAGGAGAATGGTAAATGTCTTATTATAGTACTGGATTATGGGGAGAACCTAGAATTGGTGTAGGCGCGTTCTATTTTGATGCGTCTAGTACTGGTCATATTGGTGCATTCTACTTTGGTGACATAGAGGTTAATTTAAGCGCCGACGTTGCAGAGATAACTGTAACAGGATTAGAACCAACGATAACTGCTGTTATTTCAACTCCTGCAACTGTTACTCCTCCTCCTGCATTAATAATAGTCACTGGAAATATTCCTGCACAAATAATTGCAATAAAATATCTTGCAGTAGATTTTGTTGGAGTGCCTGTAAGAGGACCATCACCATTAGTCGTAAGATTTACAGCAACTACGACTTTAGATGGAGAGACTGCTTCTCTATATAATATAACTGGATATCGTTGGTATTTTGATTATGATAATTACCCAGCAGTTTATGAAACATCGACAACGAATGTGATTGAACATACATATACTGGAACATACGCACAAAAATTTACAGTAAAATGTTGTGTAGAATTAGAACTTAAGTAGGAGATAATAATGTCTGATCTTTCTGCATGTAAATCAAGAGAAGAATATATTAGTCTTTGCGGACCTGATGTAACCAGGTACGGCGACGATCGTTATATTAATCTTGTAGATTATCTTCCACTATATTTAAAAGGTTCTGATGTTGAAACATTTACTCAATTCTTTCAAGATTTTCTTAATGAAATGTTTGATGGTGTTGGTGGATCGAGTATTTCTTCTACTGATCTTGATGTGACTACAACATATGGTGCCAGCGGAACCATGAGTGGATCATATACTTTTGATAGTAGTGCAATGCCTACAAGTGCTTCAGAAGTACAAGAATATGATATATCAGCATCAACTGTTGATAAAATATCTATACTTGAAAAAGTAAAGAGATTAACAGAGCTTCATGATCCTGATTTAATTGATATAGAGTATATACAATTTTTTGCAAAGAATTTAGGATATAATATTAATTTGACAAGAGATCAAATTGGAGTTGGTTCTGATGTAGGAAATTTAGCAACTCTTGATCCGACAGCATGTTCAGCAACAGATCAAAGTAAATATCTTAGATTTATGGTTAGAAATTTACCTAATTGGTATAAGATTAAGTCGACTAATAATGCAGTAAAGATAATGCTTTATTCGTTTGGGCTTATTGGAGATATAGTAGAATACTATACAAATCAATATAACACAAATGGAAATTGGGTATTGGATTATGATGGAAGCCTTACTGATATTCCAAATGATTATTTCCCAACTCCTCACTTTGCCGTAGTTGTTAATGTAGATGAAAGTGCGAATATTTCTTTAGATGCGGCTAGGAGAGAAAAAATTCTTGCCGCTATTGAATCAATAAGACCTATTAATACAGTTTTTGAACAGTTGTCTGCATATATGTTAAGGACTATTACATTATATGCTGGATTAGTCACTAGGTTTAATAAGTATATTAAAATAACCTCAAATGGTTATTCGGACTATTGGGTATAGTCTTATTATAAATAATTAAGATAGAACCAAATACAAGGAGATAGATAGAATGCCTAACACTGTTGTTACCTCAGCCGGACTTGATTATATTACATGTGCTTCCGATGTAGGAACACTCATTGCAATTAAGTACTTTGTTCCTGTTTATGACTACCGATACGATCCTGAAGTCATAACGAGTGGGGCATACTCCGCCGTGTCTGATGAAGTAGAGGGTCTTAGTGCGCCCGTTGGTGAAATTATTTGGAATACATCTGCGGATGATGGATATGCACTTCTACAAAATGCTATTTTATCTGCTGGTGATCCTCCGGTTGGAGATTTGGTTACTAATCATCCTTGGAATAACTGGCCAGGAGAAGGTGTCAACACATATAATGGCGTGCCTCTATCAGATAGTTATGTTGGCGATTCTATTTCTATGAGTGGTGCTAATAACTTCGTAGTAGAAAATATTCAATCTTCTGCCGGTAATAATGATCCTTATACTGCTACTAATGATAAGTTTTTCCCAGTTACAGATTATTATCCTGTAACAAGTGGTGGAAATATTCGCGGATCGTGGAAATGTAGACTTGGTAAAACTATTGGTAAATGTAAATTCAATAAGGTTGCTCTTTATGTTACAGCATTTATAAATGGTGTTCAGACAAGCGATCCTCCTGTTTTCTTTGCAGAAGCGTCAATAGATTCTCCTATTGTTAAAACCGACTTAGCACAACAGGGATATGATGATGTTGTCATGGATGTGCAGATAGATATACAATCTGTTACATCCGCATTTGATAGTGTATTCTTTTCTACTTCAGGAGACTATTGGAGCAGAAGTCCCGACGGTTCTCTTTATTATCCTGAAAAGATTGGTGTTGGAAGTTTTGAAGGCGGATTAGAAAACCCACAGGCAACAGCACATCTTAGAAGAACAAGAAGTACTTCGGGTATTCCTCAAGTAAGAATAGATGAAGATTATGATTATTATGCAACAATTGATGTAAGTGATTATGCATTTGCGGCGAATAAACTAACATTTCTTGATATTAATTTAGAGAATGCTAATTCAGGAACTTCTGCACTTAAAAATTTAGGAGCAATAAGACCAGATATAGATGCTTATTATTATTTGGGATATGATATTGGTGCTACTACTCCAACTAGAAGATGGCGCGGCGCATATTTTTCACATACAATAAATGTTGGTGATGGAGATGGTGCTTCAAATAGAGTATTAATTAGTTCGGCGTCTGGTGTTACATTGTATAATGGTACTGATAATAATCTTAATTTTGTTGGTGGCGATCTTTATAGAGATGAAACAGAACTTCTTACATATACAAGAAGCAGTAGTACGTCTGGAAAAGATGTATGGGCTATTGCTGGAGTAGATGAGACAGGAACATGGTATGATAATATTTCTCATAATGAAATATTAAGTGCGGCTACTGGTACTTCACCAACTGCGGCAACATATAAAGGAAGATTTAATAAGTATGCTTCATTAAATATGTTAGCTCGTAATGGAGCAAATGTTTATGGATATATTAATGTCGATTCTAGAGGAACTCCAGATGTAGGAACTACGCAGTTTGATCAGGGGCTTGTAATGTCTAATCAAAATGCATTGGTATTAATAGGAGGATTATCAGGAAATATTGGTACGACACTTATAGTTGATAAAATTAACAACGGGCTTCCTAATGTATTTGATCCATATTTAAAAACAGATGCTAGACTTGATCTTATATCTAGAACCATTTATACATATGGAAATATTATTCCTTGGTCAACTTCGGCCCATGATATTGGAAGCCAATCTAGAGTTTATAATAATATTTATGCGAATAGTATTGGTACTGTTTCTAAAAAGATTTCTAGTATATATGGAAATATAGTATATGGAGAAAAAATTTCTACTAACACAACATTTACATTAAATCCTTATTATACAGATACAGATGGTTTTTATGAATTAAGTAGAGGAGTACCGAACGGATATTGGTCTTATTTACCAAATCTTTCATATACTGCAGGTAGTACTATCTTTGGGTCTGAGGCAATAGGACTTCCGTCAATTGATGGAACAGCAAATCTTACAGTTGGAGAAGATAATCCTTCTATGAGTGATTTGGGACAGGTTTTCAAGAAATTTAAGGTTTATGATTTTAAATATACATTTTTAGGAAAAACAATAATATTGTCATTTACTATTTACGTAGAGTTTCAAGAAAATAGTAATCCATTAAACGATATTGGAGGATCATCACTTGAATCATTTTTTCCATTTAATATAACATTTGATCCAACACATGCTGGTACACTAAATGCAGAAACATATGAAAGTTATGAAAGTCAAGTATGTAGTAATGGAAACTACAGTATTGAAACTCCTATATTTATTGGAGCATCGACTCCTACTTCAGAAGAAAATAAAATTATTTTTAAAGTATATAGTGAGGCATTAGTAACTGGTGGTGGATTTGGAGAAACTCCAGATGATCAAGGAAGTTATCTAAAATTTAATCTTATTCGTCAATTAAGATAATTGGAGTAATAAATGTCTTTCAACTTTAACACTTTTCATTCAGATCGTTGGACTGCTACTTTCAGTAACATCCCCGGTCTTAATAATTTAAAGGAAATGCAATACTTTGATAACTTTGTTAAGAGTGTTGTTATTCCTGATTATAATGCAGTCGAAATATTTTCTGACTGGAATGGATTTAGAGTTAGACATCCTACTCCAAAAAGAAATGAAGACCTTTCTCAAATACAATTTGAATTCAAACTTGCAGAGAATTTAAGAAATTATTTTGCATTTTTTAATTGGATGAGAAATATTAAATATGGTAATATGACAACAGACGACGAATTGTTTAGAAAATTTACAATAAAAACAATTGGTCTAAATATACTTGATAATCAAAAAAGAGAAGTGTCTAGATTAATATTTACACAATGTTTTCTTTTAACATTAAGTTCATTATCTCTTTCGACTGGTGAAAGTGAAGAAATTAGTTTTACCGCAAACTTTAGTTATGAAGAGGTAAATTACGAAGATAGAGAAGGAATCTGTACACAAAGTTAAAATAATAAATAGAGATATAGCTAGCGTTGAGGAGGATTGAAATGGAAGAATTGAAACTACTTGAAATTAAGCCACTTGTAGATATAAAGATAATAAAAGAATCTTTAAACAGAATGGGAATCGCTAATAAGAAAAAGAGAGTATTATACCCTTCATGTTATTTGTATGAGAGAGAGAATGAATTTTTTCTGGTACACTTTAAGGAGATGTTTCTTTTAACAAGAGAAAATGCTTATAATTCAATATGTGAAGACGATATTTTAAGGAAAAATGCTATTGCTTTTTGCCTTAAAAATTGGAATTTAATAGAAGTAAATGATGAAGATATTGAACCACACAATAAAATGGTGTTCGTTCTTCCGTTTAGTGAAAAGAAAAATTGGATCGTAAGCCACAAATTTAACACAAGGACTATAAATAGTTAATAAGGAATAGATTATGTTGAACGAGGATATTGAATACGATGAAAAATCTATGTCTATGATGGATGAAAACGATCTTGAAGATTTTAGTGATTTCGAAGATTATTTTGGAATTGCTGATAATAGTGAAGAAGAAAATATAGAAGAACTTAATTTCTAATAACACAAGGAGAATTGTTATGTCATTTGGATTTCTGGAATACCTAAAAGACTATCAAAACGAGGATGTCGATGGCGTCCAGAAGATTCTTGATGATAAGTACGAAAAGACTTACGAAATCATCAAGGAAGCCTTCTATGGTGATTTTGTTTCTAAGAACGAAGCTATCGATAAGATCAAGGAAGAATTTGTATCAAAAGATGCACCAAAGAAAATTGATAAGGAATTTATCAAGGAAAATATGGATTACATCATTGAGCAAGTGAATGATCTTGACGAAGGCGAGATTCGTATTATTATTAATAATGACGTTAATAAGGGTAAGAACGGTCCTGCGGCTCCGGTCATGGCTCCCGCAAATGTTGCCGTTATGCCTGATATGTCCGGTGACATAGAATACGAATGTGATGAAAAAGGTAAGAAAGGCCCCGGCAGACCTAAGAAAAAAATTGTTGATGAAAAGAAAGAAGAAGAAGAAGTCGACGAGGCTTGTAGTAAAAAGAATAAGAAAGACAAGAAAGAAAAGATAGAAGAAGAAGCAGAGGCTCTTGAAGAGGCTAAGAAGAAGAAAAAGAAGAAGAAGAAAGAAGAAGAGCCAGAGGAAGAAGAAGTAACTGATATCGACGACGCAGATGCTGAGACTGCTGAAGAAGAAACTCCAGAGGAAGAAAATTCCGATGAAGATGCTTCGGAAGAGGAAGAAGAAAAGGCTGAAGACGAAGAAGAAGAAACCGACGAGGCTCCTGAAGGTTCTGAATCCGATGAAGAAGACAAAGAAGATTTCGATATGAGTATTGACGATCTTGATTTGTATATGGACCCAGAAGAACTTGCTGGTGAAGAAAAGGGAGAAAAAGAGGAAGAGGAAGAAGAAGAAAAAGCAGACGAGCCTGAAGAAGAAGAAACTGAAGGCGAGGACGAGGAAGAAGAAACTGAAGGCGAGGACGAGGAAGAAGAAACTGAAGGCGAGGAAGAAGATACTGAGGACGAGGAAGAAGACGAAGACGGCAAAAAGAAAAAGAAAAAGAAGAAAAAGAAGAAAGCCGATGCCGATGATGAAGAGGCTGAAGACGACGATGCAATAGAAGACTTCGAAGAGTCTGACGAAGTCAAGTTTGAAAAGTATCTTGAAAAAAAAAAGTTAACGGAGTCTGAAATTAAAGTTCAGGATATTTTTGCAGACAATGATGATATAAAAGATTATCTCATGGATATAACTGAAGGCGATTATGATAGTATTGAATGGGGAGATTCTGAAATCGAATATGATGGAGAAGTCTTAGCCAGAAAATTAACTAAAGAAGAAGTTAAAGAAATATTATCTAAAGACGATGATCTTTCTGCGAAAGTATCATCTGCAATAGAAAATGCAGACGATCCAGATAATCCAGAACCTTGGTATGTCAAATAAAAGGAGAAATAAATGATAGAAAAAGAAATGGATAAAAAACAACTTCAAGAAGCTAATCGTTTTCTTAGCATGGATGAAGTCTATCAGATGGACGATGAAGGTGAAATTGCCGTTGAGACTGCAAAAGAAACCATTTCAAGATTTCTTGCCAACTCCATAGTGAATGGTGCTCTTGAGAAGCAGATTAAGAAAGACGATCCTAGTCTTGATAGAGATCAGGTTGATTTCGTTATGACGGAGATTAGAAGTATTACGAAGAAGATCGATAAGCTTTTTATGAAGATTGATTAAGGAGATAGTATGAGATTTGCTTCTTATTACTATTTAAGAGAGGATACACGTCCTCTCTTTTTATTAGAAGGGGGTGCTTACGGGCACCTGACACATCCCTTCGAAGATATTGATCTTACATTTGAAGATGTTAAAAAGATGATCAAAGCAGGTCTTCGCGGTGAGTTAAAAACTACACAAGAAAAAACAGACGGGCAAAATTTACTTGTAACATGGAAAGACGGCCGTCTTCACGCCGCTAGAAATAAAGGACATCTTAGAAACTTTGGTAGAGATTCTTTAACAAGAGAAGAATTAGAAAGTTTCTTTGAAGGAAGAGGCGCAATTAAAGATGCTTTTTCTTTTGCAATGCGCGATCTTGAAAATGCTCTCAATGCACTACCAGACGAAAAGACAGACGAAATGTTTGGTAATGGTAAAAAGTTTATGTCTATTGAGATCATTTATCCTGAAACAGAAAATGTTATTCCTTATGAAACAGAAATGATTATTCCTCATGGTTTAATAGAATTTGATGAAGAGGGAAATTCTATTTCAGAAGATAAAGAATCTGCAAGAGAATTATTTAAAACAATACAGAAGACAAATGCAGACATACAAAAGACATTTAAGCTTCGCCCTCCACATGATATTGAAGGACTTAAGGTTGTAAGGTCCGATGATACAGAAAAACAATTATTTGATATAATAAATAAACGTATTGCAAAATTTGGTCTTTCTGATAAGGATACTATTGGAAGATATGTAGAAGAATATTTTGAAAAGATAATAGAAGAAAAAGCAGATAGTTTTGATTATGATATTCCAAGACATGTTGCAAACGAAATAGTAACAAGATGGGCTAGAAACGATAAGTCATATGGAATCTCTCAAATCAAAAAAGATATAGATAATAAAGAATTTAAAGAGTGGTTCTCCGCAAATGATAAACATGCTGGTGAAGAAGTTAATAATTCTTTATATTGGCTTAAGAAAATCTTTAGAATATTTGGTGTTGAGTTGTTAAAGAATATGACAAAATTCTTGGCATTAAATCCTCAAGATGCTTCTAAAAAGATTAAGGAAAAGTTAGATAAAGAAATTGAAGAAATTAAATCTAGTAATGATGAAGGAGCTATAAAGAAGCTTGAAGCTCTTTTGAAAAAATTAGATGATATTGGTGGTTTTGATTCTGTAATTCCTACTGAAGGAATAACATTCTTTTATAATGGCAAACTTTATAAAATTACTGGTGGATTTGGTCCTATTAATCAAATTCTTGGAATAAGGAAGTTTGCAAGATGACAATTTTAGAAAACGTACAATTAATACTTGATAAGAAAAATGATCCTTTAAGAGACGATGGTATCATAGAAATTCGTGGTAAAAATATAATTGATGATGAAAATCTTGATTATAAAAAACTTGGAGGAAATGTTTCTTTCGATCCAATTGAAATAAAGTTTCTTGAAAAAGAATATCATTTTAAGCCAATAAAAATAGGTAAATCTTTTGCTGAATGGGTTTGGTCAGACGAAGAAAACAAAAAAACGATTGTAAGAGTTACTAAAAAAAGTTGGAAAGGAAAGTCTGGAAAATACATATATGATGTATCTCAATCCGGATCAGTTGAAAAGTGGCAAGATAAACATAAGAATAAGTTTCTTAGTGTAGATAGAGATGTATTTTCAACTCCATTTGATGAACCTAGTAAAAACGCATTTAGAAAATTTTTAAATACAGTAGGAATATTTGAATGAAATTTCAAAAGTTTTATGAATCAAAAAAGAAAACTCCTGTAGTAGTATTTGCAGGACGTTTTCAGCCTTTTCATGTCGGTCATAAAGAAACTTATGATAATTTAGTTGAAAAGTTTGGAAAGGATAATGTTTATATAGCAACTTCTAATAAAGTAGAATTGCCAAAATCTCCTTTTAGATTTGCTGAAAAAAGAAAAATTATAAGGAAGATGTTTAAGATTCCTTCTGATAAAATAGTTCAGGTTAAAAATCCATATGCTCCTTTAGAAGTATTAGAAAAATATCCTAAAAATTCTGCATATGTTGCTGTTGTTGGAAAGAAAGATGCTGATCGATTGATGAAGGGCAAATATTTTGATATGTATAAGGACGATATTCCCCTTGATAAATACGAAGATAAAGGTTATATTTACGTGGCTCCACAAAATACAAAGTTCTTTAATGGAAAGCGTATCACAGGAACTCTTGTAAGAGAGGTATTGAAGGATGGTTCAGCCGAAGATAAGATGGATTTATTTAATGAACTATATCCAAAATTTAATCAGGAAATATTTGATTTAGTAATAAATAAAATTAGAGGAGAATAGAATGAGTTTCAAGGATTATTTCAGAAAGAAAATAGACGAAGTTAAATTAGGAAATATGTTTCCTGTTAGAAAAATTCCTGTTGACTTTAAGCAGTGGCAATACCCAAAGGAACACAAAACTCTTCCTTTTAATGACCATGAAATTTCTGTTATAAGGGAAATAATCAATCGAAGCGAAGATACTGTATATCCTGTTAATATAATGGTTTCAAAAGATAAGACGACTATTTTACTTCAATGGGAAGAGTATATGGACCCAGCTTCAGGAAATTCTGGAGCTTTATATAAAATTGATGGTGGAGATAAAAAATATTATTGGGCATCATTTCAAAGACCTGAAGAAATGGGTTGGGGACAAGAAACCGATCCTGAAAGGTCTACTTCAAAAGACGATATAAAAAATTATAGCTTCTCTCCTGAAAAGGAAGACGATATTCTTAAACTTCGTAAGCTTATAGTCATTCATGCAAGGCCTGGAAGAAATATATAATTCATTGACAAATATGATAAAAAATATTATTTTTAATGTAAAGAAGTGTTTTCATTTAACATTTTTAATGTTAATATTTTCTGCATTTTTAAAATGCGGACCTGTTATGACTTATTATACTTCTAACGAAAAAGAAATAGGAAATATACAGTACTTTCCAGAATTTGACAAAGTATTAGATACAACGATATATAATAGTGGTGAAAATAAAATATACGGAGTTAGATACAGAATTAAAAAATAATAATTGAAATATTGAAGGAAAGTATATGATCAGAATAATTTCTGGTTGGTCAAATCCCGGCGGATCGACCACCGCATTTATTAACCTCACAAACGCACTTAATGAAGTAGGATACGAAACTATATTTTGCGGTCCTCATAATTGGCATTTAAACAAATGTCGTGCTGAACAAACTGTTCCCGGTACTAAACTTAAAATACACAAAGACGATTCCTTAATTATTCATTTCATGAATAAATTTCAAGTCAGACCTCCTGTTAAAAAATTTATATTAAGTTCTCATGAACAAGATATACTTCCTATTAAAAATCTCAATTATAAAATATTTGATAAAATTCATTTTGTAAGTACTCATCAAAAAGAATATCATGATGTAGACCATCCTCATTTTATATTACCAAATATATTGGACGATCTTAAACCAGGTAATAAACCAAATAGCAAGGTCGGCGGCATCATAGGATCAATAGATGGAAATAAAAGAGTACATCAATCGATTAGAAATGCATTAAAAGATGGTTGTGAGAAGGTACTTATCTTTGGTAATATATCCGATCCTTGGTATTGGCAGAATAAAGTAAAGTGTTTAATTGATGGAAGCAAAGTTGTTTATTGTGGATATGTAGATGATAAACAAAAAATATATAATATGATAACAGATGTATATCATTCTTCTAAACTTGAAACATGGGGATATATTAAGGGAGAATGCAAACTTACAAATACAAATTATCATGGAAATAATTCGACTAATGGATATTGGGAAATGGATAAAGAAAAAATAATTGATTCTTGGACAAAGGAGCTGGCATGATAAGAATTCTTACCACTTTTTATAATTCAGAATTATATTTTCCAAAAACGGTTATTAGTTTAAGAAATCAAACTATTAAAGATTGGAAATGTTATGTTACAGACGATATGTCTTCAAGAAGAGCCAGAACATTTTTAGAATCTACTGTTGGATGGGATGATAAATTTGAAATTATTTATAATGATAAAAAAATGTGGCAGTCTGGAAATTATTGGCAAGTTTTACAGAAAGAAGAAATAGATGATAATGATATTTGTATAACACTTGATGGCGACGATTGGTTTCCGGACAATAAAGTTCTTGAAAGAGTGTTGAAGTATTATGAAGATAATAATACTTGGATGACATTTGGACAGTTTCTTTATTATGATAAGGGCGGAAAAACAAGAATGGGATTTTCTAGAAAACCAAATCTGTTTTCAGAAGCACGTAGACTTCCTTGGACATCTACTCATCTTAGAACATTTAAAGCTTTTCTATATAGAAAAGTTGATAAAAAAGATTTGATTGATCCATCGACAGGATGTTTTTGGCAAATGGCAGGAGATGTTGTAACATTTAGTCCGATGCTAGAAATGGCTGGTGAAGACAGAGTTAAATATTATAACGATATTAATTATGTATATAATGTTGAGACAGATATGAATGAGTTTAAAACTGATCTTGGACTGTCTACTAGAATAACTAGAGACATTGCAAATATGAAAAAATATGAAAGGATTGAATAATGATTGATAGTTTAATTTTTTCAAAGAAGGAAAGAAAATAATATGATTAGGGATGAAATATTTGATATAAGAATTTCAGATAACAATTGTGAAGTTGTTTATGTCAATAGAATTATTGATAATATAATTAGTTTGAGTGATTTAAATAAGTTAAAAGAATATAAATTCATTGTTACAGATTGTTTAACGGAGATTGATAAAAATTCAGAAAAAATAATTGTTATATTGACTGGAGATGAACATTATAGAAATCCTAATTATTTAAATCGTGTCCATTCTGTGTTTAAAAATTATGTATATAACGAACAAGATAATTTATTTGCTATTCCATTAGGATATAATAAATATCAATTAGATATACCACACAAACCAATTTCTGAAAGAAAAATAGATGTGTTTTTTTCTGGACAAGTTAAAATATTTAATAGATACGATTTAATGAATACATTTAGTAATCCATCTACATTACAATGCTATAATAATTTTATCAATAGGACAAATGGTTTTCGTCAAGGATTATCTCCTAAAGATTATTCAAATACAATGATGAACTCAAAAATAGCATTATGTCCAGATGGTAATATAAGTTCAGAAACTTTTAGATTTTTTGAAGCAATGAGATATGGTTGTGTGGTAGTGACAACTAAAAAGCCAAAAAATTATATTTACGAAAATATGCCAGCTATAGTAATTGATAATTGGGAAAGTAGTGTTGAAATAATAAAAGATTTGCTTCAAGATGAAGATAGAATGTTAAATTTAAGTAATAAGTCTTTACGATATTGGAATGATATTTGTTCTGAGAAATCTGTAGCTAAATTTATACTATCAAAAATTAAATTTTGAGGAGCTTCTATGAAAATCGATTGTTTAATTTTTTCCAAAGACAGAGCTTGTCAATTAGATTTATTATTAAGAAGCATTAAGGATAATTTTGAAGAAATACATCCTATCATTTTGTTTAAACAAACGAATGAAAATTACAAGCTTGGATATGAGAAAGTCAATTCTTATCATTCTGGTTATGAATGGATTGAAGAAGAATCTTTTGTTCCTGATTTAAGAAAAATTGTTTCTACATTTAGAAATCAATTTTTTTTGGTCTTAGTTGATGATGAAATTGTAATAAGAGATTATCCTATTAAGAATGCTATGTATGCATTAGAATTAAATAACGATCTTCATTGTGTTTCATTAAGAATGAATCCGTCGATTCATTATACATATACTGCAGACCTTGCTTCTCCACCACCAACATTTTTCGATGATTATAGATTTGATGATCTTTTATTTTGGAACTGGGAAAATTACGATGGAAGGACAGACTGGGGATATCCATCGTGTATAAATTCTCACATATACAGAAAAGAATTTATTATTCCTATGATACAAAATCTTCCTTTTAATAATGTTAATAGACTTGAAGGATTATTAAATCTTCAAAGAAGCAGTTTTAAAAAACAAATGGCTTGTTTCAATAAATCAAAAACTATTAATATAGCAAATAATCTTATACAAACGGGAACAAATCGACACAGTAATAATCCAGAATATTCAGTAGAAAATCTTAATCGAAAATTTTTAGAAGGAAATAGAATATCGACAGAAAATTTTTATAATTATGATAATAATTTAGCAACACTAGAAAGGGATTATATATGGTTGAAATAGGTTTGATTGATAAAACTTTTATAATGTGTGGTCCTTCTTGTGGAACTGGCCAGACAGGAATGGCTCCAAAACATATTAAATGGTATACTGGTGAAGACTATAGAAATATTACTGTATTAACTGATATGTGTCTTAATCAAGCTGATACTTGTTATAGTCGAATTAAAATCGCGTGGATAATAGAACCAAGAGCAATTGCTCCTTATGTATATAATGCAATTGAAAATCCTGCACTATATAATAAATTTGATTTTGTAATGACACATGATAAGGAACTTCTTAATATTGATAATAATAAATTTCATTTTTGTCCTCTTGTTGGTCATTGGATAATAGATGATGATAATAAAATTCATAAGAAGACAAAAAATATTTCTATGATTGCTTCAGGAAAGAAACAAACAATAGGACAAAAATTAAGGCATTCTATAGTCGAATCTTGTAGAGACAATATAGATGGATTGTATGGTAAAGGATATCAGGCCGTTGATAATAAAATAGAAGGATTAAAAGATTATAGATTCCATATAGTTGCTGAAAACGACAAGAAAGATTTTTGGTTTACTGAAAAAATTATAGATTGTTTTGCAACTGGTACAGTTCCTATATATTGGGGATGTCCGAGTATTGGTGCATTTTTTAATCCTGATGGAATATTATCATTTGATACGATAGACGAACTTAAAGAAATTTTAAAAACAACTGGAGAAGAACTTTATAGTAATATGCTTCCTGCTATAAAACAAAACTTCGAATTATCTAAAAAGTATTTTTATCCAGAAGATTTTATGTATAATGCATTAATCAAGGATTTTGTATAATGATGGAAGTTGTAATTAATCGTTCTGGTTCTGAGTTACGCATACCGGAAATACAGAAAGTAATTCCGTGGGATGGAAAAAAATACATGCTTCATTCTGAATTTGTCAGAAGATATAGAGGATATTTAGAAGTAGTCGATGTTAAAGTAAAAGAAAAAGAAGAATTATTAAAACAAGCAGAAAAAGAATTGAAGATTGAGATTAATAACTTTAATGCTGAAAAAACGAAGCTCGCCGACCGTGATTTTCTTCATGAATTGGTTGAACAACATTCTCCAAATAGAAGATGTTGTTTTTTATATTCTTTTGATTTTAAAGAAAAAGAAATAGACAATGCTATAAAAAGACTCAATATATCTATAAAATCAATAATCGATCAGAATGTTGATGTTTGTATTTGCAATACATCTAAGATTGATATTAAAAAATCTATAACTAATATTAATAAAATAAGGTATTTGTATTATCCTTTAAAACAAGAAAATTATTGTAAACCAAAAACGATTAATATAGGCGTTAGAAAATTAGTAAATTCTGAATATTTCTTTTTATCAGATATCGACTTAATATATCCACCATCATTTGTTAAAAATATGTTATCATATACGTTATATAAAGAACCAGTTAGAATTATATTTTTTAATTATAATCTTGGCAAATGTATAGATTATAAAAATTTTAAAACATATAAGAAACTTTTAGAAAGAGTTAAAGATTCACAAAGAACTACTATTGGTATAGCTCCTGGCAATGGTCTTGTTCATTTAAAATCGTTTCATAAAATAGGTGGATTTGATGAAAGATATATAGGATATGGTCCTGAAGATGCAGATTTTAATTTAAGAATATCAATTATCAATAAATATGTAGAAGTTAATTATGATAAAGTTAATACATATCATTTGTATCATCCTATTAATATAAACCAAGAATATAATAATAAAAATATAGAATTATATAATAAAGTATGTTCTAAAATAAAAAAATATAATAAAAAAGTTCCATTAAAATGGACGGTTTCTGGAAATATTAAATAGGAGACAAATAATGAATTTAGAAATGGAAAAGAAACGCTTATCATATTCTTTGTCAGAAGATAGTATTGTTATGGATGTTGGTGGATATGAAGGAAAATGGACATCTGATATATTTTCAAAATATAAATGTTTTGTGTATGTATTTGAACCGGTTCAATCTTTTTATAATAATATAGTTAAAAAATTTAATGGAAAAGATAAAATAAAATTATTTAATTACGCTCTTTCTAATAAAAACGGCAACACTAAAATGTGTGTGAATAAAGATCGTTCAAGTATGTTTGTTGGAAAACTTAATAGTGAAATTAATATGAGGGATATATCAGAAGTAATCGAAGAATTGAATTTAAATACGATAGACCTTATTAAAATAAACATTGAAGGAGCAGAATATGATTTGTTAGATCATATCATAGAGAAGAATATATTAACAAAATTTAAAAATATACAAGTTCAATTTCATAATTTTTATCCAAATGCTAAAGAAAGACGAGACACAATAAGAAAATTTCTTAATGAAACTCATGAGATATCTTTTGATTATCCATTTATTTGGGAAAGCTGGAAATTAAAATAATGAAAAAATTATATCTTTTATCTTATCCGAAAAGTGGTAGTAACTGGTTGACATATTGTATTGAAAATATTTTTAAAACAAATGTTGTAGGTGCTACAAAAGAGTATACTGTATTTGGACATTCTCATAATATTAATTTTATAGATGATCTTGTTGTATGTAAAGGCCATGGTCATATGAAGAATGAGTGGATAGAATACGATGGATTAATTTTTTTGATTAGGGATTATAAAAATAGTGTAGTTCCATTTAGTAATTTCAATATGAGTCTCGTCTTGAGCTGTTTATCGGGAGTAAGAAAAAATATTCCTGATTATATACACGGATTAAAATATTTTGATTCGTTTAATAAACCAAAAGTAATGATAATATACGAGCAATTAATAAAATCTCCTGAAACAGAATTAAATAAAATATCAACATTTTTTTCAAATTTTAATATAGACACAAGTAATATTCAGAATTTTATTGATAATATTGAAAACCATAAAATAAATTCTATGAAAAAATATCGACCTGGTAAACGTAAGAATAATAAATCGTGTTCAGAAAATCAATTAGAAAAAATTAGAACATATCTTAAAAAGAATTTTTTATCGATATATGAAAAGTATTTGTTAGTGTATGATGATAAAAATACAGATAGATAGTAATGAAAAATTTAAATCAAAAATGTAGACTGGTAGCACATCCTCGGTGTGGCGGCCATTGGGTAAATTGCCTTATTAATCTCTATATACACAAAATTGATTTTAAAGATTATATCCATAATGGAAAAAATAATGTGTGTATTCATACGCACGATGCAAAACTTTTGGAGAAGTATAAGAATATAATTTATTTATATAGAAACCCTGTGGATAAGATTTATTCTACATGTTGTTTCTATGTTAAGAATCCAGAATATACTTATGGATTTCAAAAGAGGTATTATGTTGATGATATCTTTGATAAAGGAACCATTATCAAACACATTAATTTTTATATTGATAATATAAATAAATGGATTTTTCAAGATAATTTTACTGATAAAAAGACTGTAATATCATATGATTTATTGGTAAATAATTTTGATTCAGAATTTTTAAAGATATTAAATCATTTTGAGAAACAATTTGATGCAGATAATATTGTAAGAATAAAAGAAATATCAAAATTAGATATTAAGAAAAAAGATAATCAAAAAAGAATTATTAATACATCTAGTAATTATAATGATAATAAAAAAATTTTTAGAAATAAAATGACATCATTTATTTGGGAAAATATAAAAAATAAGAACGAGAACGTTTTTAAATTTTTGCAGGGAGAAATTTTATTATGAATTGTTTAATTTATTTTGTTAAGAAGGAGTGTATATGAAAAATTGCATAATGTATACTGTTAAGAATACACCAACATATTTTTCAATGTTGCAGAGAAGTTTATCATTGTTTAAAAATAACTTGAATCCTTGGATTGATAATCCTGATTTGATTATGATTCCTGACCCAGGCGCTGAACAAACTATTGAAAATATTGTTAGAAGTCTTGGACTAACTAATAAACTTATATTTAGAAAATTTCCAAATGTTATTCCTGAATATCCTGAAGAAATTAGAAACAAAATTGAGAGTGTTTTGAATGACCCTACGATTCATGGTTCTGAAAAGCCAGGTTATAAACATATGTGTAGATACTGGGCCGGTTTAGTATTTAAAGAAGATATCATTCAAGAATATGATTATTTCCTAAGATTAGACCCAGACTCATATATTATGTCGCCTGTTGAATATAATATATTTGAAGCAGTTAAGAATGAAAATAAAACATGTGCATACATAAAAGGAAGTAAGAAAATGGATAATCCTAAGATGGCATTGGGATTAAACGCAGAATTATTGAGGTTTGAAAATTCGTATGAAGGGAAAATAGTGGAATCAATAAATACAATCCCTGAAGGTTTATATTTTAATACTAATTTTGAAATTTGTAATATTAAAACTTTTGTCAATTCAGATTACTTGAAAGTGTTTGACCATGTTGACAAAAGTGGGGGGATATACATACATAGATGGGGAGATCATATCATACGAACTGCAATAGTGACGATGCTTTTTGGTCAATCTGCAAGGAAAGAATTTGAAAATATTCATTATATGCATAATATTGAACATGTGGGGGCAAAATGAAAGTTTATGTAACAGGCCATGACGGTTTTGTAGGTACTCATCTTTGCAGAAAATTAAAAGAATTAAATTATGATATTATAACTGCTTCAATCGACGAATTAGATTTGAAGAATCAACCAGCAACATCAGAATTTTTTAATCTACATAAGCCAGATATGGTTTTCCATTGCGCTGCAATTGTTGGTGGTATTGGAGCTAATATAAAATACCCATATAAATTCCTTTATGATAATCTTCAAATTCAAAATAATGTTATTAATTCTTGTTTAAATCATAACGTGAAAAAAGTTTTATTTTTAGGTTCGTCATGTATATATCCAAAAGATTATCGCCAGCCTTTGGTTGAAGAAGATTTATTACAGGCCGATCTTGAACCAACAAACGAAGGATATGCTTTAGCGAAGATAGCAGGATTAAAACTATGTGAATATGCCAATAGAACTCAAGACACAACTAAATTTATTTGTCTTATGCCTTCTAATCTTTATGGGCCTGGTGATAATTTTAATTTAGAAACTGCTCATGTAATTCCAAGTCTAATTAAAAAAATATCTGATGCTAAAAAAATAGGAAATGAAACTGTTGGTATTTGGGGAAGTGGTAATACACTAAGAGAATTTTTATTCGTCAAAGATGTTGTTGATGGAATGGTATGGGCTATTACCAACTTAGAAAAGACAGAAACATTTTTGAACATTGGAACTGGTATAGATACAAGTATTAAAGAAATAATATATATGATTGCTGATGCTGTTGGATACGAAGGAGAATTTATTTTTGATACAACTAAGCCTGATGGCATGATGCGAAGATGCCTAGATGTTAGTAAGATAAATAAATTGGGATGGAAATATAAAACGTCATTGAAAGAAGGAATTAAAAAAACAATCGAATGGTATTATGAAAATTATTGAAAGTATTATAGGATATCCTAGAAGTGGAAATCATTGGTTATGTTATTGTATTAGTTGTATATCTAATTGTAAAATAGGCCAAGAAAGTTATGCTCATGGAAATACAATACAATATTGGAATAAATTTAATGATCAAAATAATTTTGTTTTTATTTTTAGAAACTATAAGGAATCCATTGTTAGACACTTAAGAGAAAATATTAGTATTGATAATATTATCGAACAATTATCAGGAATATCAGCAAAAGAAATTAATAAAGATAAAACGGACTATATTGCATTGCTTAAAATGTATGATGAATATCCGCCTGATAAAAAATTTTTAATTTTTTATGAAGACTTAATTAAAAATCCTGAAAAAGAACTTAAAAGATTTTTAGAATTTACAGGAGAAGATTTATCAAGAGCCGATGAGTTTATTAAAAAAATAGATTATCATAAACGACAATCATTAATGTATTATAAAAATAATGTTCAATCGCCAATTACTAATGGAAATAAAAATAATCTTATTTTTCATTCTTTAAAATTAAATAAACAAGACAGAATATGTATAGATAATTATTTGAAAGAAAAATTTCCAATTTTATTTGAAAAATATTTAACCAGATATAGTGAGAATTAACATGATACCTCTAGTTCGCGACACAATCAATAATGAAGACATTGACAAACTTATTGAATGGTTGAAGACATATCCTAAACTTACCAAAGGAAAATTGACAACTGATTTTGAAGATATGTGGAGCCGTTTCCAAAAACGAAAATATTCTACATATGTTAATTCAGGATCATCAGCAAACCTTGCTATGGTCTATGCCTTCAAATTAAGCAAAAGAAACATTAATAAGAATAAAAGAATTGTTGTTCCTACTTTGTCGTGGGTAACTACAGTATCTCCTGTAATTCAACTTGGATATGATCCCATCCTATGTGAAGTAGACAAACAGACTCTTGGTCTTGATCCAGACTATTTTGAAATGTTGTGTGAAAAGTATAAACCTGAAGCGGCCATAGTTACACACATACTTGGTATTCCTTGCAACATGAAAAGAATTATGGAAACTGCTGAAAAGTATGATGTAGTAGTTCTTGAAGATTCTTGTGAGGCAGTCGGTTCGACAAGTAACGGTACCATGACAGGAAACTTTGGTTTGATGAGTACTTTCTCATATTACTTCGGTCACCATATGTCAACAATAGAAGGCGGAATGGTTTGTACTGATGATAAAGAAATGGACGATCTTTTAAAGATGATCAGAAGTCATGGATGGTCCCGTGATCTTGACGATGAGAAAAAAGAAGAGTTAAGTTTGAAATATAAGATATCAGAATTTAATGATATGTTTACTTTTTATGTTCCGTCTTTTAATTTAAGAGCCACCGATCTTCAGGCATTTATTGGAATAAAACAGATTCCAAGACTCTATGAAAACTGCGAAAAAAGATATCAAAATTTTAAACAGTATCAATTACAAATTGAAAATGATTATTGGAAACTTCCTTATCAATATGATATGGTTTCTAATTTTGCATATCCAATCATTCATCCAAAAAGAAATGATATAGTTAAAAGACTAAAAGAAAATGATATTGAAGTTCGTCCTTTGGTTTGTGGATCGATTGCGAGACAACCATTTTATAGAGACCTGTACGGACTGGCAGACCTTAAGTTTGGAGACGAGGTTCATTTACATGGATGCTATGTACCAAATAATCCTGAATTGACCAAAGAAGAAATAAATAAAATTTGTTCGATCATAAATATGGAGATTAAAAAATGATTCCACAAGACTTATATAATAAATTTCTTGATAATATGGTTCTTGCTTGTGTTGATTGTTGTGTAGTGCATGATGATAAAATGTTGCTTGTTAAAAGAAAATCAGAACCAGCGAGTGGATTATGGTGGTTTCCAGGCGGTAGAATAATAAAAGGAGAACCTATTAAAGAAGCTTCATTAAGAAAAGTTAAGGAAGAAACTGGAATAGATTCTGAGTTTGTTAAAATATTAGGTGTAGAAGAAACTATGTTTGAAAAAGGACCTCACGGAGGAGATATTCATAGTATTAATGTTGTAAGCATTTTAAATGCAAAAAATACTGAAGTTATTCTTGATAATTATAGTTCTGAATATCAATGGGTAAAAGGAATTTATGAATACGATCATATTCATTCTTATGTATCTAAATTCATGGAACTAGCTGGATTTCAACACAAAAGAAAATTTGGACAGATTACAGACCCCACTGATCATGTATATCTATAAATACTCCTAGAAACCCATTCTAGGAGGAAAATTACATGAACGTAACTGCTACTTTAGACGGCGAATCCGTAACTATTGTTGATATCGACGTTAACGGATCACAAATTTACATCACATATGTAGACGCAAGCTCAAATCTTAAAACCAAAATTAAGTACTTTGAGGAAAACGAAACTATAGCTTCATCCGCAGTCGTCAACTAAGATTAAATAAAATTAGAAATATAGGAGATAAGTATGTCCAATAATTTCCATTGGGTAGGTACAGATACTAGTTTTAATACATCGGCAAACTGGTCTTCAGCTACAAGTGGTGCAGGAGGATATGGTGTTCCTACATCTGCCGATAATATAATATTTGATTATGGTTCTCAGGATTGTAATTTGAGCAGTGCAATTATTTGTCATTCTATTTCATCCACACCAACCTATTCTGGTGATTTAAATCTAAGTGGAAATAACATTACATGTGTTAGTGGTGGTGGAATATCACTAGATCATAATGGAACAATTAATACTGGAGGTTCTGTTGACTTAACTACAGATTCAGATGTTTATGTATCAACATTATTAACAGGATTACTTTTTGGATCGGCTAGATTTATATTTACTTCTGATGGAACATTTGATGTTCGTGGTAATAGATATTTAGACGGAATAAAATTAGACGGAGATAATCTTACTGTTACATATGCATCTACTAATGGTGTTCATGAAAATGGTTTTGGCAACTATCCATTAGAAGCCGGTAATAATTGTACTTTTATACCAAACCAAAGATTTATTATGCGTCGTAGTAGTGAGCCTGTAGAAACTACGCTTGCTTTTTTCTCTGCTGGTTCTAATTTTACTGTTGGTGGTACTGGTATATTTGAATTTTATGCTTTATTTGCAATTAATGAAACCAGACAAATTCCAGCTTTTACTTATACAGGATCAAATCAAGTTAGATATATTTGTACGTCTGAAAACACCACACTTGAAATTACTGGAGATTTAGATTTAGGAACAGCTACAATCAATCTTGGTGCTGATAGTAGAATGTATGATCATACTTTAGATTTAAATGGTCATACTATTAATTGTGGTACATTTGCTGGCCCTATGATTCGTTATCTTAATGGCCCTACACCAAGTTGTGATTTTACTAGTGCTACAATAAACTGTAATAATTTTGTATTAGGAACTCAGTATGCAGTAACATCGGCCCATGCTGGTAATTGGAATCTTGAAGGATTTACACTCAATACAAGTGGTGATATAACATATCCAGCATATCAAAATATTTCTGGTGATTATAATATTAATATTTTTGATGATTGTGATATTACAAGTAATAGTGCAACATTAGGAAATATTAATGTTAATACATCAGGTACTGTTAATCTTCAAGATGCATTAACTTGTAGTACTGTAACAATTACAGATGGTAATTGGTATTATAACAGTAATACTTTAGATTGTGTTTCTGGTGGATTTTCTATGGACGGTGGTGTTAGAACGCTTTCCGCAGATGGAGAAACTTTTATTGCTGGAGATTTTCATGTGGGAGGAAGTGTAGATGTTAATATTGATAAACGTATAACATTTACCGATAATGGAAATCTTGATATTGATCGTTCAGCATATGATATAAACGGAATAACAATAAACGCAGGTGTTACCGTGACCCGTATTTGTGGGGCAACTGGTCAATCTCATATAAATGACGGTGATGGCGTACCGCTTATCATGGGTGATAATAGCACCTTCACAGTCAACGGTTCCGGCGATCTTGGATTATGGCTTGGGAGTGCTGGAGCGTCAATGACATTCGGAAGCGGTGCAGTAATAAACGGGAGCAGAAATATTGTTGCCTGTCTCACAAATGCGGCGGTTACGGGTACTTGTCCGGCCTTTACCTATTCGGGTACGGGCGGCGTATACTTCCAAACCTTGAGCAATAGTAGCTCAATACAGCTCACGGGTGCGCTAAATGTTACAAGTGGAACCGGGATTAATTTCAATCTCATTGGATCAAGCACATCAATTGACCTGAACGAGCAGACAATAACTGCCCCTGCGTTTTCTTATACTGGTACAGGCACCTTTGATTTCGACAACACAACGCAGAATACAGACGGGAATTATTCTATTGCCGCCACGTCAACTATCAGCAACCCGTCAACGTCAACTATCAACATCACTGGAACCTGTGACTTAACTTCCAATGGAAAAACTTTAGGAGCCATAGTGTTTCCGTCTGGTAGTTCTGGTACAACAACCCTCCAAGATGATTTAACTTGTGCATCTATTGCCATGAACTCTGGTAATACAAATTCATTCGTTGCTAACGGAAACGACATTACCTGTATTTCTGGTGGAATGAATTTGGTTGACGGTAGAATTACTATTACTAATCCTAGCAATGTATCACTTGCTGGTGATTTAACATATAAAGCTACAATGTTAAATCAGGGTAGCCGTATAAATGTATTCACTTTTACTGCGAACGCAACAATTACATGGAATGATACGGGGAGTAATTGGGATATTGATGGTGGCCTTGTAATAGCTGATGGTGTAACTCTAATAAAAGCAGGTAGTGTTGGTACAGCTTTTCAGCCGCACGGCAACGGATCGAACGCGGCTATTACAATGACAAATGCTACTTTAACATTAAATTCTGGTATTCAGGTAAAGATGGATGCTACTGGAAGTGTCTTTAATCTTACTGGTAGTAATACCTTTAATGGTAGTGATACGATGGAGTTAAGAATAAATGGAGGTAATAATAAAATTGCAACAATAGATGCGTTTACATTGGGCGGTACTGTAAATCTATATCTTAATACTACTGCTGGTACAGGACATTCGTTCCTTTTTGATGGTGATGTTGCGGTTTCTGGTGGAACATTTACGCATAATATTCTTGACGGAAATAAAATAGACTTTAATGGAAATATATTAACAGTAGGCGATTATACTGAACAGCTTAATGGAACTGAAAGAATAGAACTTAATGGTGGTTCATTTGTTTGTGATTCTTTTGATCTTACAGGAACCGGGGGAACATTTGATGTTTCTGCTGGTAATATTGTTTGTACTAGTGCTTTCACAGCAGGTTCTAATTTAACATTTGGAAATGCTAATACTGGAAATTTATTAAACCCAACTGGAGTAACTTTTAATACTAATGGTGTTGAAATTCCTGTATTATACTTTAGTGGAACCTCTGCTGACTTTACTTTAAATGAATCCATTAAGTGTGCTGGTGTTACTACTATTGCTGATTATAGTGGAGATTTTTCATACGGTGGTTATGAATTAAGTTCTAATGGAGATATGAATTTCGATCATACTGGAGCGTTAGCCGCTAATGCTACAACACATGTAAATGGTAATCTTCATGCTGGTAATACTATAGCAGGATATGATATTTTCTCTAGAATACATTTTACTGGTTCTGGTAATTTAGATATTGATGATGTTGTAATTGGTACTGGTATAACCAATGGACTTGAATTAGACGATGATGTAACCGTACCTGTAATAGGCGCATCACAAACAAGTATAACAGATGGTACTCCTATAATCATATTAGGTGATAATGCTACTCTTACGGTCAATAATACTGTTAAATTGCGTAATACTGTTAATGCTAACTCGGCGTTTTCTCTTGGTGCTGGTGCTCAGATTAATGGAAGTGGAACAGTTATTATAGAAATGGCATCAACAAGTATTAAAACATGTAAGGTTGGAAATCTTAATTATACAGGAACTGGAAGTGTTCAATGTGGAGCTTCTATTGTTGTTGGTATAGTTGAATTAGATAATGATACAAATATTGATGGAGAGTTGAGAGTATTAGATAATGCTCAATTTAATATGAATTCTCAAACATTAGATTGTGGAAGTTTCAGATTTGGTAATGGAATACTTGATATGACAAGTGGAACCATAAATTGTGATGGCGATTTTTACATGGATGATCCAACAGCTACAATTCAAAATATTTCTGATTCTATTATAAACATTTTGGGAACTTGCACATTTACTTCCAATGGAATTACTTTCCAAGATATTAATGCAAATACAGCCGCACAAATTTTAACATTTGTGGATGGATTAACTTGTGATAATCTTAAAGCAAATCCAGCCGCAAGATTAAGATTTAAGGGTGGAGAAACTTATACTTGGTCAACATTCAATGAACTTGATTGGGCAGGAGAAACGATAAACAAAATTACTATTGATACTGATGGTGGAGTTGCTTTCTGGGATAATCCATCAAGTATGAAGTTATTTAACTGTAATGTTTCTGGTATTTCTGCTCTTGAAGAAGTCGATGCGTTTGTTACAGACGGAAATACAGATAATGGTAGTAATACAAACTTCGACTTTACAGAAACATATCCTGCTATTTTTAATGTAACATGGAATAATAGTACAAGTACTATTGGTGTCGAGTGTAGTGGAGCAGAACCAGTACAGCTCGATGGTAAAGTTGAAGTGTCTGAAACAGGCGAAGCGAACTGGGTAGAACTAGATGTATATCTTGGTTGGAGTGATAATTTAGTTTCGGGCACAATAGGAAATCTATCGGCAGATTCTTACGATGTTAAACTAACTAATGATGATGGACAATCTACTATTAGTATTGGCGGACTTTCTCTTGGAGGAGAAACTGTTGTTCAAGCAACATATAATGGAGAATCTGTAAGTATAGTTGGATATAGTAAGTCGGGAGATTCGACATATCCAATATATGTTGACGGATCATATAATCTAATAATATCAAAGGACTATACTATTTCTGCAGGAACCATTGTTGCGACAGGAGCATCTATAGCTTAATATGATTACTGAAATGAAACATACTGAAAGATTTGGCATCAAGTGGCCAAGAAGAAAATTAGAAGTTAAGAAACTTTCTGAAGTATATAAATCAGGAAACAATAATCGTCGCAAGGACGATACGAATAAGGTGGATATACTTATATGACTAATCTTATTTTAATAGGAGCAGCCATTTTAATTTTGGTTGTTTGGAAAGGATATAATCCTCCAAACGAATATGATGTTAAATATTATGATGGAAGTCATCTCATTTGGAATGTCGTATCAACTAAAAAGCCAAAAAGAACAAAAAAATATATAAAGGTATATAATCCCGAAACAGAAACTTGGATGGAGATTAATATTAAAGATTCGGCTAGTGTTAAAATAGAAAAGATAGATTATATATTAAGAAAGGAAAAAGTACCGAAATAAGGGCCTGACTTGGATTTCGACTTAATGATCTTTGACAGGTAGTTGCATGTAGGAGTTGATCGATGGCTCCTTAAAAATCGATCAAAATATAAATGCAGAAGAATACTCTTATGCAATGGCTGCTTAATTAAAAAGCGGCGATCCAATGATCTGATGCTTCTAGGATCATTGGTTAATCAGAAGCTGGATGGTATGTAATCCCTGACATATCATTAAGATATTGGGATGCTTTTGTAATAAGTTTGTATAGTTTTTTATTACAAAATAAGATATTAAATTATACTAAACATGTGAACGAAACTATTTGGCGGATATTAAGGACTCGGGTTCGATCCCCGACAGGTCCATTATTTTTGTTATAAAGGATTTAAATATAAATAATTATGATATATTCAATTATTTATCGAGGACTGCCAAATGAATTTTAGAGATTATTATTTTACAGAATCTAAAAAATACGATCATATAGATTTTAAACCCCCGAATGGAGTCGCATCTGAAGCAAAAAAAGGATTAGAGTTTCGTCAAAAAGCGGGAGATAAAGGCGGATTATCTGTTAAACAAGCCAAAAAAGAGGGTGTTGGATCAGGAGTTCAAAGAGCAGTCAATCTTAAAAATAGAGATACAATGTCTCCAAAGACTGTTAAAAGAATGAAAGCATTTTTTGATAGACATGAAAAAAATGCAAAAATAGATTCGAAATATAAAGGAACTCCTTGGAAAGATAAAGGCTATGTCGCATGGCTACTTTGGGGAGGAGATGCAGGAAGATCGTGGGCAAATAAGATAGTTCGTCAAATGGAATCTGCTGATAAAAAAATTAATGAAGGATTTGAAGATGTTGAAAAAGCATTAGAAAGAGGCAGAAATAGCGATCCGGCCGATCCCGATCTTTGGGAAAAAATTAAAAAAGAAGCAGACAAAAAATATGGAAAAAAGTCTTCTGCATATAAAAGTGGAAAATATATCATCAAAGAAAATGATTTACCGGAGTTAGTTCTCCCAATAGGAATTTCGGGCTCGGGTAAAAGTACATGGATTAAGGAATTTAACAAAGATAACAAATACAGAGTTGTCGAGCCGGATGGAATTCGCAGAGAAGTAACTGGTGATGTATCTGATGCAAGTCAGGATAAACAAGTTTGGAAGATTGCAAAACAGAGGACTATAAATTCGTTAAGAGGCGACCAGAGTGTTATTTTGGATGCCACCAACATTGATCCTGACCACCGAGCAGAATTTATAGAAGGTCTTCCTGAATGTGAATTAAAAGCAAAAATATTTAGACTTGATCCTGAAGAAGCAAAGAAAAGAATTAAATCTGATATAGAATCTGGAAAAGATAGATCGAATGTACCTGAAGAAATTGTCGATAAGATGTTTGATAGATTTCAGGATAGTATTTCAAAATTAGAAGATCAAGGATTTCAAATTATTAAATAAGGAGAGTAAAATGAATTTTAAAGATTATTTAGATGAAGTTATAATGAGGCAGTTGAATGAATCTGGTGGCAAAACTAAAACAATAGTTACATATAAAGTAAAAGCTAAGAAAAAGATTGAAGACCCGAAATACAAAGAACCAGGTGCGTTTGTTAAAAAGGGATTAACTAAGGAAATCAAAAAAAATGAAATAGATTTTATTAAGAAGAATGGTTATACTTTTGATATTCCAATGAGAGATTATTCCGCCAAGATTAAAGTGAGTCCAGAAGATTTGGATATTTTAGAAGTAACACAAACAATTACAACAAGTACATCTTCTAAAAAAATATAATCTAAATTAGAAGATCAAGGATTTCAAGTAATCGATTAGGAGAAAAAATGAATTTTAGAGAACATTATTTTACTCTTATAGAAAGATTTGGTCTTGACGCAATGTACGTTCCTCCAAAGGATAAGCAGTATCAATTATATGACTTCTATGCATTGTCTTTAATTAATCCAAATGCTTTTATGGATGAAGAAGCACAAGACTATTTTAAGCAGGCTAAAGAAACTATCGTTAATCATATCTATAATGACTTTATGTATGCTGTATATTTTGCATTAGCGTCTGAACTATATCATACAAATGATGCGTCTGATTTTGAAAGTTTTAATTATAAAAATGAAAAAGATAGAGCAGATTTAAAAAAAGAAGTTGGTCTTACCGATAAAGAAATTGATATTCTAGGAAAATTAGGGTCTAATATTCCAAGTAGAAAAGTAAGATATAATAAGCTCAAAAAATTACTTTCTCCTGATGAGATGGCTAATATAGCAATAAAAGTTTTTGGAAAACATAAATGGTGGAATTCTGCATATGGCGGCGAAGCATGGGCAAATATTGCTAAGGGATATAAAAGATTAATTAATGCAAAAACTATTGGAGATAAAATGGTTGCTATCGATCACGTTTACGATCTTCAACATAATTCAGATACTGTATTCGATAAGGTACAAGAATATTATAAAGGAGGCGACCTTTATTGGTTAAAGAATGCTCTTGATGATAAGGCACAAATCAAAGAACCTCATGTTTATCTAGATAAAACATCTCCTCAATTATTCAGACCCCTTGCATATGCTTTTAAACAGCTATATGGAAAAACTCTTGAATCTTTTAAAACAGAAAAAGAAGAAAAAATTAAACAAATATTAGGAAAGTATAATGTTGATATTAATGATCCTCTCGTACAAGAATTTTTAAATGCTATTCAACCATTATTAGCCGTTTATGAAAAATTAGATAATTATACTAAAACTGAAATTATTAGTATTATTAAAATTATAAAACAGAAAGATTATAATCAATTGAGTGACGATGATACATATGATGATTTAAGAGACGCTATAGACACCGAAGAAACATATGATGTTATTGATTATAAAACCGAAGTTAATATTAGAAAAGCAATATCAAAGTTTATTAATAGAATAGAAAATTATAAAACAAAACAATTTTCTAATTATCTTATAAAAGCTGGTTCTGAATTATTTGATTATATTATTAAAAATAGTTATAATGCAGATAAAATAATGAAGACATATGATAAATTTCTTAAATTGGCCGAAAAAATTTCTACAGCATATAATATAGATTTAATACAAGATATATTTCAGAATATAGTAGAAAACATTGAAAACGATAAGATTAAATTTAAAAACGAACAGCAAAAAGAAAAAGCAAAAAAGTTAGTAACAACATTATTAATGGATATCGAAGATTGGGGATTATAATGAATTTTAGAGAACATTACTTTATAGAAAAGTTTGGTATGGAATCAATTTACACCATACCAAAAGACAAAGAACAACAGCTCTTTGACTTTTATGCTTTAACAATGTTCAATCCTAATGCATTAATGGATGAAGAAGCCCAGATGTTTTTTTCAGAAGCTAAAGAAAAAATTATTGACAGCCTTCAAAAATCTTTTATAGATGCTTTATATACGGCCATTGCTGCTGAACTTACTCATACATTAATGCAGGCTTATCCTTTCTATTATGCATATCGTAATGATCATGACATTAAATCAAAAAAATCTAAAGCAGAAGTTGAAGAAAAATTTACTCCTGAAGAAATAAAGGTACTTAAAAACTCTCATAATATTAGATCATATAATTATGATCAAAGAGCAAATTTCTTTAAAGAAAAAGGATACACTCCTGAAAAATTATATATTCTAGCTAAAAAAGTTTTTGATTTAAATTGGAGTTCTTCATTTGGTGGAAAGAAATGGAAAGAAATAGCGGTGGGATTAGAAAGATTAATTAATGCAAAATCTATGGGTGATAAAATGGTCGCTATAGATCATGCTTATGATCTTCAACACAACAACGATACAGTCTTCAATAAAGTAAAAGAATTCGCTAAGCACGGAAGTTACGAGTGGCTCAAAAGAGCATTGGATTTAAAAGCACAAATTAAAGAGCCTCATGTTTATCTTGATAATATTTCTTCACAATTATATAGACCAATGGCTTACGCATTAAAACAAATATATGGAAAAACATTGGAAAGTTTTCTAAAACAAAAAGAAGAAGAAAAACAAAAATTTAAAGAAGAAATTTTAGAAAAGTGGCCAAACATTTTTAATGGAATTCGTCTTGAACACCAGGCAAAGAGATCATCAATACAATATAATGTTCCAGTTAGTATATTTATACAATATGATTTTGATAAAAATAAATTAATAGATTCTTTTTATGTTCGACATAGTAACAAATCAATGTTAAATGATTATAGAAATAGTCCAGATACTATAGAAGTTAAAGTAATAAAACCAGAAGAAGCAAAACAGTTTATAATAAAAAAAGCAACAGACGCAAAAAAATACAATTCAAGTGATTATAATAAATTTTTAAAAGGAGCAATTCAAGCAGCTAGGTCAAGAAATTCTTTTATGGCTCTTTATTATAATACATCATATAATAATTTTGGATTTTCTAGTATAGGCGATTTTGGATATAATAATGAAAAAGATATAAAACCAGGATTTATAGCACTTGGTAATTATGTAATAATAGCCATTGTTAATCCAGACGGGAGTATAGATGAAATTTAGAGAACATTATTTTACAGAGAAGTTTGGTATGGAATCTATATATTCTCTGCCAAAAGACAAAGAACAACAGCTCTTTGACTTTTATGCTTTAACAATGTTCAATCCTAGTGCTTTGATGGACGAAGAAGCCGAAATGTTTTTTAATGAAGCAAAAGAAACAGTAATAAATGGTCTTCAAAAATCTTTTATAGATGCTTTATATACAGCCATTGCTGCTGAACTTTTTCATACAAAAGATCAAGCAAAACCATTTCATGAATATGAACATTCTTTTTCTATAAAAAATAGAAAAAATGCAAAAAGTATTATCGAGTCTCAATTTACTCCAGAAGAAATAGCTTTAATAGATGATATTTCTAATGAATATGACTATTCTAGAGGCGAATTGGATTATGATCAAAGAGCAAAAATTTTTAAAGAAGGTGGATATTCTCCTGAAAAATTATATAAATTTGCTAAAAAAGTTTTTAATCTTGATTGGTATGGTGGATATGGCGGCAAGAAATGGAAACAAATTGCAGATGGATTAGAAAGATTAATAGATTCAAAATCTCTTGGTGATAAAATGGTCGCTATAGATCATGCTTATGATCTTCAACATAACAACGATACAGTCTTTAATAAAGTAAAAAAATTCGCTAAGCACGGAAGTTATAGTTGGCTTAAGAGAGCTTTAGATTTAAAAGCCAAAATTAAAGAGCCTCATGTTTATCTTAATAATATTTCTTCACAATTATATAGGCCTCTTGCTTATGCATTTAAAAAACTTTATAATAAAACTCTTGAAGACTTTACTAGACAACAAGCAGAAAATAGAGAAACAAATAAAAAAAGAGTTTTAGAATTGTGGGCAAAATCAGATGATTTAGATTATATTAAAAGACGTATGATTTATTCTTCACTGAGGGATAACTCTAACGTATCATCTTTTGCAAGATATGATAGTGAAAACGATGAGATAATAAATACTTTTTATATATCACACGATAATAATGGAATACAAAGATATAGAAACGATCCAGAATATTTTGAATTGGAAACGATAACACCAGAAAAAGCAAAAGAAGAAGCAGTAAAAATAGCAAATGATGCAAAAAAATTGAAACCACAAAAATATAAAAATGAATTAAAAGATGTACAATATTATGCAAATGTGTTTAATAAAAATGGTGCAATATACTATGATATAGAAGATGATACTTTTGAAAATACTTTTTATTCTAATGCTTTTATTAATAAAAACCCTGGAGATATATTTAGTTCGACGTTTGTATTGATGAAAATAGTTACTCCAAAAAAAGATTAAATATAAAATATGGAGAATAATTGTGAAAAAAATTAAATCTTATTTAGACGAAAAACTTTTTGGTGGAAAAAAGTCAGATGTTGAAGTTATTGCTAAGGCAATATCTAAAATAATTAAAGATAAAGCTAAGGATGCGGGAATTGATCCTAAGGAAATACTTCATTATATCAAGGTATAATTATATGAATTTTAGAGAATATTACTTTGTAGAAAAATTTGGTATGGAATCAATTTATTCTTTACCGGAAGACAAAGAACAACAGCTCTTTGACTTTTATGCATTGTCATTAATTAATCCTAATGCATTAATGGATGAAGAAGCTCAAATGTTTTTTAATGAAGCAAAAGAAACAGTAATAAATGGTCTTCAAAAATCTTTTATAGGTGCTTTATATACAGCCGTTGCCGCAGAACTTTTCCATACACAAGCACAAGCAATTCCTTTCTATAAGGCTAAATGGGGAAGTTCTAAACAAAGAATAAACGCAATAAATAAAATTGAAAAAATTTTTACTCCTGAAGAAATAAAATTAGTAGAAGACATGCGTAATTTTGGTTTAAAGAGTTATGATAAAAGAGCAAACTTTTTAAAAGAAAAAGGATATACTCCTGAAAAATTATATAAACTAGGACAAAAAATATTTGGTTTATCTTGGTCTTCAGGATATGGCGGTAAGAAATGGAAGCAGATAGCCGATGCATTAGAAAGACTGATTAATGCAACTTCTCCCGGTGAGAAAATGGTTGCTATAGATCATGCTTATGATCTTCAACATAACAACGATACAGTCTTTAATAAAGTAAAAGAGTTTGCAAAACACGGTAGTTATAGTTGGCTTAAGAGAGCTTTAGATTTAAAAGCCAAAATTAAAGAACCTCATATTTATCTTCAAAATATATCTGCTCAGCTTTATAGACCTCTTGCTTACGCATTAAAACAAATATATGGAAAAACATTAGAAGATTTTATAAGACAAAAAGAAGAACAAAAACAAAAAATTATAGATGATATTTTAAAGAATTGGCCAGAAAATGAAAGTCAAAAAGGCGTAGATCAATCTGCAAAATTTCGTTCGGTTCAAGATAATGCTCCGGTTAGTATATTTATAAAATATGATTTTGATGAACACAAAATAATCGATGATTCTTTTGTTTCACATCTTCGCGACAATCTTTTAAAATCTTATAAAAATAGCGATGATTATATCGAAATCAAAATAATAAATCCTAAAGATGCAAAGAAAGAAATACTTGAAAAAGCAAAATTAGCAAGAGAAAAATCTGATGATTATAATGAGCAGATAGAAGTGACACAACAAGACGCAGAACAAACAAAAATGGAATATATAATTTATTATGATCCATTGGAAAAATATGAAAATTTTGGTCATACTGGAAGAAAAAATTTAAGATCGGAGTATCAAAGAAGTAAACCAGGCGATATGATATATGATAGATATGTATTAATGGCAATTATTAAATCGGATGGAAGTGTAGATGAACTTTAAAGAATACTATAATTTAAACGAAAGATTTGGTCTTGATGCGATGTACGTTCCTCCAAAGGATAAGCAGTATCAATTATATGACTTCTATGCATTATCATTAATTAATCCAAATGCTTTTATGGATGAAGAAGCTAAGGATTATTTTAAACAAGCCAAAGAATCAATCATAGATGCAACATATAAAGACTTTGTTAATGCTTTATTCTTTTCTATTGCATCAGAGATTTTTCATATGGAAGACTCTGCATACTTTTCTCGATTGAATCGAAAAGATATAAAAGATTTTTATAATCTTACTGATAAAGAAATGAAATTTGTAGAAAAAATGTTTGAAGACAACAGTGCAAAATCTAGAGAAGAAAGAAATAAAATAGTAAGACATGAATTTTCCCCACAAGAACTTGCTAACTTTGCAACGAAAATATTTGCTGGTAATCCAAAAGCATCTCACGAAGTTGGAGAAAATGATATGTGGGAAGAAGGGTATGGTGGAAAAGCATGGTGGAATATTGCTAAAGGATATAATAGACTGCTTAATGCAAAATCCATACCAGATAAAATGGTTGCTATAGATCATGTATATGATTTACAACACAACTCTAATACTGTATTTGATAAGGTACGAGATTATTATAAGAGCGGGTATTCTTGGCTAAAAGATTCATTAGACGATAAAGCACAAATTAAAGACCCACACGTTTATATTGATAAAACATCTCCTCAATTGTTTAGACCTTTAGCTTACGCTTTTAAACAGTTATATGGAAAGACTATTGAATCTTTTAAAAAAGAACAATCAGAAAAATATGAAAAAGATATTATAGAGTTTATGGATAAAAACGGAATTGATCATTCGCTTTCGTTTTTAGTTGATGGTTTTTTTGACGCACTAGAATTTTTAAATAAATATAAAACAGAAATGGGACTTTCAAAAGAATGGATTGAAAATCGAAAATTTAGGTTTAAATATAGTTTAATAGATCAAAATCAAAACAATATAGAAGGTGGTATAAACTTTATAATAGATTTAATTGAACAACATGTTAATATGGCTAATATACCATCGTCAGAATCAAAGATAATTATTGATAAATTAGAAGATATTATTAATAAGTTATCAAATTTAAATTATTTTAAATAATAAAATTAAAGGTATAATTATATGAATTTTAGAGAACATTACTTTACTCTTTTGGAAAGATTTGGTCTTGATGCCATGTATGTTCCTCCAAAGGATAAGCAGTATCAATTATATGACTTCTATGCATTATCATTAATAAATCCATATGCTTTTTTGGATGAAGAAGCACAAGACTATTTTAAGCAGGCTAAAGAAGCAATTATAAATGAGACATATAAAGATTTTATTGACGCAGTATACTTTTCTCTTGCTTCTGAATTATATCATATAGGTGATGCCAGTACATTTCCTGATATGACAGACTCAGAAATAAAAGATGCAGGAATTAATCTTACTCCTAAAGAAAAAAATACTCTAATTAAATTAAAATATATTGATGACTTCATTGATGATATTCCAGATAGAGTAACAAGAAATGATGAAATGAGAAATATATTTTCTCCAATAGAAATGGCTAATTTTGCAATAAAAATTTTTCAAGAGAATATATGGGAAGACGGTTTCGGCGGTAAAGCTTGGCAGGATATTGCTAAGGGATATAAAAGATTAGTTAATGCAAAATCCATGCCAGATAAAATGGTTGCAATTGATCATGTTTACGATCTTCAACATAATAATGATACTGTATTTGATAAGGTACAAGAATATTATAACGCCGATAAGGGCGGATATAGATGGTTAAAGAATGCTCTTGATGATAAAGCACGAATTAAAGAACCTCATGTTTATCTAGATAAAACATCTCCTCAATTATATAGACCTCTTGCATATGCTTTTAAAGAACTTTATGGAAAAACTCTTGAGGGGTTTAAATATGAGCAAGAGCAAGAGCATAAAAAAAGAACATCTGATTATATGAAAAAATGGAATGTCGAACCAGAATATAAAAATATCATTGAAAAATATTTAAATGCTTTAGATATACTTAAAAAATATAATGTTGTTAATGATTCTTGGGCAAAAGATAGATTAGATATACTTGGTATTAATTTAAAAAATCTAAACATTTTTAAAGATAAATTAACTACATTAGAGAAAGATCGCACTATTAGAAATATTAATGGTATTATTGAAAGTACAATATCTATGTTTATTATGGAACAAAATGACTCTATACCAGATAGAGTAGCACAAGAACAAATTAATATATTAAAATCTTTAGTCTTAGAAATACCAGACGAATAAATTGGAGATGTAATATGAATTTTAGAGAACACTACTATAAAGACGGTAGATTTATGATGCCGATCTGGTATGACATTGCAACTATTAATGAAGATGGTTGTATTGAGATGTCTATACCTCATCATTTCTTTCCTGTACTTGTTGAGAATAAAGTTATTAGACTTCGTATAAAAGATCAAGAATTTAATAACATGGACGAGGCTATTCAATATCACGATAGTCTTATGGAAAAGAAAGGATCAAAAACAAAGAGTGGTGTAGTGTGGGTAGACTCTAAAGGTAATAAAAGAAGCTTTGAAGTAGTTGCTGACAATATTAAAATAGGTGCTGACACGATTATTCTTAATATGTCTACTGCTCATAAGTGTATGTCTGCTATGCTTGGTATGTGTCCTTTGGGCGGGAAGTGTTATGCAATTTCTAAAGAAAAAAGATTTGACGCCGCTTTAGCTGGAGATAAAAGACAGGAAGAACAATGGTCCTGTATGACTCCCGAAGCTATTGCACAAGGTATTAAAGACCTTGCCGCGGCCGATCCCGGTATTAAATATGTAAGATTAAATGAAGCTGGCGAATTTAGAAATTTACCAAAAGGAAAAGAACTTCTTTCCAAGATGGATAAACAGGCACAAGGACAAGTTGCTAAGGCCGCTTGGGCAGATGTTGATGATATTTCCAAGTTAAAAAAGATTGCTTCATTAGTTCCCGAATTAAAATTTTATACATATACGCATAGAAAAGATTTACAGGAAGAACTAAAAGGACTTGGAAAAAATATTGTTATTAATGGATCGGGATTCATGGTAGATAATGCGTTCATGCCTATTGAACTTAATGAATATCTTCCTATTATTGATGGTATTCTTGCTAACAGATATAAAGTTGTTAATGGAGAAAAAGTTTCTCCTAACAAGGCAACAGAGTGTATTGGAGACTGTAGAGTATGTGATAAATGCAAAGTTGCAAGAGAAATGAATATCTATCTTCCTATTCATGGTGCTGGTACAGAAAAACAAAAAGCATTGGATAAAATTAAGAAAAAAGTTATTGGAAATCCTGCTTTTAATAAAATATTAATGGCTGATATTACAGACGATGAAAAGGTTGAACAATTGCTTGATATAGTTGGAATAGAAGATAAAGAAATGATTAATAAACTTAAACCTCTTGTAAGACAAAGGAAAGGATTCTTTAAGAAACTTCTCAATTCAGAAAAATCAAAAGTAGATTTTATTAGTGCAATTGCTTCATATATAGAATCAGACGACGAACCAACAGCCGCCGAAGTTGCAAAAGAACCTTCTCAATTAGAAAAACAAAAAGCATTAGCCGCTTCTGTTGACGCTCTTATGGGAAGACTAAGATCAAATCTTGAGGCAGCGAGATCAAAAGGACAGACAACCGGTGCAAAGAAATGGCAGAATTTTATAAAGACAATAGATAATATTATAGACAAAGCCAGGTCTGGCGAAGATATTAAACCTACTGGTGCAATTGCAAAAGAACTTGGAAAAGATATCAAAAGAACTTTTAAGGGAGTTTCATAATGTCATTTAAAGATTATTTAAAGAAAAAATTAAATGAAGGCAAATATGATAATACTAATTTAGCCGATCCAAATAGTTATTATAAAGTAATAGACTCCTTTGATGTATTTGTAAAAACCGGGTCAAGTCATGCTAATACTTATTATGGAAGTGGAGAAATTCTTAAGTCTGTTTGGAAGAAAATGTCAGCAGAACCCGGATATGAAATTCATAATCTCATGGGAGGTACATATATAATTCCAACAGATACGGACGACTTGGTTGCATGGAAAGTTTTAATAAAAGAACCAGAGTTTGCTCCTTTTGTAAAAAAGTATTATCCAGACCAACAGGTATTTCCTCTTGATAAATTAGAACAAATATCTAAAGAAGAAGCATTATCAGGAGTTGATTATATTGATAAAATGGAGATTACAAAATGAAATTTGCTATGTTCTACGAACAGGAAATTGACGACTGGCGTGAGAGAAAAGTGTGGCACATCACACCAACAGGCCAAAGAAATCATGTTAAGATAAAAAGTCTTTCTCCAGAAGAACAAGAAAAATATAAGCCGGCTTTACTCGATCTTCATGTTAAAAAGAAAAAGAAAAGTGCTGAAAATAAAAATCCTGAGAAAAAGGAAAAGGAGAAAAAAGCTTCAGCCGGAGAAATTTTAGACCCGGACCTTCTAGATTTTTATTATATTATAAATAGTCCTGAAGATATCGATAAGATAGAAAAAGGAAAATTAATTAAGGCTACTGATCTTTCAAGTAAAGCAATAGAATGGTCTGGCGACGATAAATACATAGTTAGTGTATCAAATGTTCCTATTAAGGCTGTTGTGCTTTATAAGAATGATGAAGGAGAAATGGTACATTTTCCTGAGAATATGAAGACGCACGACAAATATGAATTTATTAAGTTTCAAGAAAACGACGAGTTTCTTTTAAACTTATTTCCATTTTTAGAACAAATAACAATTAAACTTTCAGATAAGGAAGAAAAAAAATGAGCTTAAAAAATTTTCTTATTCAAAAATTAAATGAAGATGATGGCATACCAAGACCACCAACAGAAAGTGAAAAAGGTTCTATGCAAGCATTATTTAATACTTGGCGTAATATAGGAAGAGGTCTAGCAGATGATCACATGCCTCTTGATATTGTAGAAACAGTTGTAAGATATTTAGAAGATTGTGGTTATATTAAAGGAGAATAAAATGAATAGCAAATCTTTTCAGCAGTATTTAAACGAAGACATTTATGCAAATGCACTTAGAAAAAAATTAACCCCAGAAGAAATTAAAAGGATTGACAGTTTTGTTGATAGTGAAGGAGAAGAGTGGGACGATCTTGAAGGCGATCTTTATGATAAACTCATGGATTTCTTTGCTGATGAAATGCCATATGGTGTTATGAAAGCAAGAACTGGTGATCCTATGGAATGGATGTACGATAAATTCATATCAATGGGATTTGGAACAAGAGTAAAATAATATGACTTTCAAAGATTTTTATCTTGACGAAAAGATGGCGAGGTGGAACCTACCTAAAAAGAAATGGGTATCTTTACCATTGGAAGAACTTAATGATGATATGAAACAACTTCTTTGGAGAATGTATTCGGATTCATATAGTCGTCAAGGACTTGCTTTGAATACAAAAAATATTAATGAATTGGTTGATAAATATAAAGTTTCCTGGTTCATTGATGTTGATACAGATACTACACCAGAAGCATTTATAATTTATAGAGAATCACCAGTAGGCAATAAAATTGCTCTTTTAGGAACAGACGATAACCGTCTTTCAAAAAGACTTCTTGTAAGAAAGTTAATTTCTCTTTTAAGAAAGCCAGGTTGGTATATAGAAGCCTCCCATAAGATTGCAGACATTATTGAGAATAAGGGTGGCAAATGGATTGACGACGAAGAAAAGGTTAAAAAGATTCTTGCTCCTGCGGAAATAGATGAATGGCTTGGTGATGGAAGATATAAAAGAACACTTAAAGGAACAAATATAGAAGTTACAAAAAGACTCTATGGTAATCCAAGAGGATAAGGAGTAGATATGAAATATCAAGATTATTTGACAAAACTATTAAAAGAACAATCAAAAGAAGAAACTAAAATTAATGAGCTTGAAGAAGAAATTTCTGATTTGATTTGGAGATATGATCCTGAAGGAGAGGATAATTTTTTTGATGACGACTTAGATAAAATCAAAAAGATTAAAAATCCAAAATCAAAAATTAAAGCACTTGAAAGATTAATTTCAGATATCAAATGGCGATATGATCCTGAAGGGGAAGACGAAAATAATTTTTTTGATGATTAAATATAGTAAAGAAAAATATAATGTCATTTAAAAAATATTATAATACAGATATAAATTATAAAATAAATTTAGAAAATGCTCAACGATTATATGGAAATTTAGTTCCTTGGGAGTTAGATAAAAAAGTTGCTAATAAATTAAGAGGATGATGAAAGGAGAATTGTTATGAATTTTGTTAAAAAGTTTTTTAAGAAATTGGCTAAAAAAATTCTTATTAAAAAGATTGAAGACGAGAAATTTCAAGAAGAAATTACTAAGAAGATTAGAGAAAAGATTGAAATTCCTAATGTAGATGAGAAAGAAGAAGAAAAATTTGTCAATCAGATTTATGATGCATTACAGGAATTGCTTGTAGGTATTGTAGAGGATATTTAATAATGTCATTTAAAGCTTATTTAAAAGAAAGAGTATTACTTGAAGGTATTAAACCTATAAAGAATGCTGTTATGAAAAGAACTCATAAGATTGTTAATGCTTTAAATGATTCTGATGAAGAACAGAAACTTAGATGGAATGTCGGTAAGATAGATTTTGGTGGAGTTCCTACAGAATTTCTTTTTACTACTGCAGATATAAATGGTAAAGACTATACTTTCTTTTCATATAATGCAGGCGGTGGATCAAGCATTGTTGCATGGAATTATATAACTCCAAGTTCTTCTCCCTCTTTTGATGGAACTGAAGGACAGTTACCAGCAACAGATAAATATCAAGACGATCTTTCGGATGATGATTTAGAAGAAATTAAAAAAGTGTTTGAAAAAATAAAGAGCAAATAAAATGAAGTTTGAGGAATTTTACATGAAAGAAAATAAAAAGGAGAATCAAAAATGAGCTTTAAAAAGTATTTAAATGAAAAAAATCATTTAAAAGAATCCAGATTTTATAAGAGTCAAAAAGTTATATATAAAGACGAGCCATATATTATAACTAAAACTATTGCGCCGCCCGAGGGACATGGTTGGTATCATAGTGAACTATATGTCATAATTCAACCAGAAGCTGGCGGTGAAGAAATTAAAGTAGATACTGATGAGCTAACTCCTATTGAATCAGATGATAAAGATTTATTATCTAAAAAGGAATTAGTCAAAAAAATATCTTCATTGGCTGCCAAATCAAGATATGAGTTAGAAAAAAAATCATTAGGTATTGATATAGACATGATTAATTTTAATGAACTTATGAGTATGATGAAATAATATTATGAACTTTAAAGACCATTATTTAAAAGAAGCTGGTGAGAAAAATGATATATTATATCATACCACCCTTGCTGCGACCGTCCCAAAGATATTAGAAGACGGAATAATTTATCCAACACCAGAAACATTTAAGGCATTAGCACAAAGACATTAATGAGATTCTCAACATTTTATACAACACACTTCTTACTTGAAGCTGGTACCTTCTCCGATTGGAAAGGCTACGTGGAGAGAACTCCCGAGCTTAAAAATGCGGTAGAAGTAATGCAGAAGATAGATGCGAAAGGAAAAGACATTCGCAGCTATGTTGTGGGTGGTGCTGTTCGTGATATCGTTATGGGTAGAGATTTTAATGATGTTGATATCGCAACCAATCTTCCTATATCAGAAATCGAAAAGATGTTCAAGACTCATGATATTGGAAAGAATAAAGACTTTGGTATTGTTGTTGTTGATTACAAAGGCGATGTATTTGAAATTGCAAACTTCCGTCAGGATGGTGCATACCTTGATGGTCGCAGACCAGAAGATGTAAAGATCGTTATGAGTTTCGAAGACGATGCCGGCCGCAGAGACTTTACTGTCAATGCAATGGGTATCGACAAAGACGGAAATGTTATAGACTTCTTTGACGGAAAGAAAGATATCAAAGACAAAGTAATTAAAACTGTTGGTGATCCTAATAAAAGATTCGCAGAAGATTATTTAAGAATGTTAAGAGCCATTCGTTTTGGTTCTAAACTTGGTTTCCGTATTGACGATGATACCATGAAGGCTATCAAATCCAAATCGCATAAGATAAAAGATATTGCTGTCGAAAGAGTTATGAAAGAAGTCATTAAGATGGCAGAACAGGAAGGATCAAAGTTTGCAGATGCAATCATAACATTGAAAGATGCAGGACTTCTTCAATATATCTTTCCTGAAATTATAGAAATGGATTCTTTCGAACATTCAGTAGAACATCATCCAGAAGGAAATGTTCTTCAACATACATTGGCCGCACTTAAATCAAGCAATAGTAAAGACCCATTGGTTAATCTTTCTATTCTGTTTCATGATGTGGGCAAACTAAAGACACATGAAGTAGATGAAAAAGGTCTGCATAGATATTTTGGTCATGCTGAAGAGGCTAGAGAAATCATTGAGAATCTTGCAAAGAGACTTAAGCTCGACAATGAAACCAAGAATGCAATGCTATATTCAGCAATCAATCATATGAAGTTCCACGACTTCCTGAAGATGAGCAACTCCAAGATAATGAGTTTGATGGGAGATGATAACTGGGATTTACTTTATCAAGTTGCATTGGCCGATGCTAAGGCTCGTGGAGAGGCATTTGATGAGGAAGAATGGAAAAAGATTACTGATAAGATAGATGATCTTACCGCCAAATATAAATCCAAAAAGGCTATAGATAATATAAGAAAGATAGTTAATGGCAGAATGGTCATGGACTTATTGAATATGAAAGGTGGTCCTGAGCTTGGTAGAATTATAAATACTACTATTGAATGGATATTGGACAACAATATAGACCTTAATGATATAGACAAAATAAAGGAATTTATAATATCGCAAAGGGGCGAATGATGGATAAATTTAAAAAATATCTTGACAAGAAGATCAACGAGGCTTCAAAATATTCTAAGAAATCAGATGCATATAAAACAGTTGGTAACATTACAGAAACAATTGAAAATATGGTTAGATGTGTTGAATATGGCGATGGTACTACTGATATGGACGGACAAGTCCAGTGTGCTAAAGAAATATACGAAAAATTTATAGAACCTCTTGAACAAGAAATAAAACTATTACGTAGTCCATCATCTCCCTCACATGGATGATAAGGAGTAAACAATGAACAAATTTAAAGACTATCTTGATAATAAACTTAATGAAGATTACGCACAAGACAAATTTAATCTTGCTCTACAAAAAGGCGTAAGTGCATTTTGGCAGGCAATGTGGGAAGTTTTTGGTAAGGAAGTCAGTACCGATCCTGTAACAGAAAAAGAATTAAGAGATGCAATGGCCCGTACAATTGCAAGAATTCAAAATCCTTTAGACGATGATCCAGAAAAGGATGATGAAGACGATACTAATAAAATTATTAATACTATTTATAAGTCCGATGACGACGATGATGACGAAGTTATTAGAATAGTCCCTGATAAATAAGAATAAATAATTAGGAGCGAACAATGAACAAATTTAAAGACTATCTTGATAAGAAGATTAATGAAGAATCTTTACAAGACATAATTGAAAATACTACTGAAAAAGCAGAAATGGCTTTTTGGGCTTCTGTTGAAGAATCTCTTGCCATGGCGAAGGTTCCAGCTAGTATAATTCCAACAAAAAAACTTAGAATGGCAATGAAGGATGCTGTTAATTCTTCTGTCTACAGCGACGGTTCCGAAGAATCCCGTGCATTCGAAAAAGAATTTCGTCCTGAGCCACGCAGACCAAGAGAACCATCACCAGAAGAAAAAGCTTTTGAAAAGGAATTTGGTCCGGAGGAAGTATGAGCATTATAGATCATCTAGATAAACATATCAAAGGCCAATTTAATGAAGAGGCAACTCTTACTGAGTTGTTTAAAATTAAAAAGTTTGTCGAATTTATAAAAGATAAAGGCGTTCAAGAATTGGACGACGAACATCTTGAAGAATTGATTGCAGACTTTCATATTAATTCTGATCTTGTTTATCAAAATATAGAAGACTTCAAAGAAATGTTACGCAATGCCGGTGTTAGTTATGACGACGATGAAGGATCAACTGGGCCCATAAGAGCATTTGTAATGTTCCTTCAGGACAAGGGAGTAACAGAAGTCAACAATGAAAACTGGAATGCTTTACTAGATGAATTTGGTATGCTTGACTCTGATGTATTAGATGCCAACTGGGAATTCCTTATGTCTTTATTAGATGAAGTTGGTATAACAAACAATTTAAAATAAATTGAACAAGGAGGCAATATGTCTTTTTTTGACTATCTATCACAAAATCTTGGAATTGAAATTCATAATGATCAACCAGAAAATATTGATACACAAGAAACTGTAACTGAAGAAGAAATCTCTGAGGAAACTAAGGAGGATTAATGTCTATTTTAGAACATATTCAAAAATCTATTGATAAGACCATTGTAGAAAAGAAGTCTTCTGAAGAAGAAGAAAAAGGCGTATCTTGGTACATTAACAAATTTAAAGATAAAATGTCAGGATCAACATTTGCTACATCAATTGGTTGGGTAGATGGTATCGGTAAGGCGATTACGGATAAAGAAAAAGCAAAGGTTCTCAAAGGTATTATGAAGTATATAGATATACCTAAGAGTTCGGATGCTAAAAAGTACGAAAAATACAAAGAAGAAGTACAAAGAAAAATAAAAGAATATCCTTGGTGTAAATCAGTATTGAAATAATAGGAGGAACAGATGACATTTTTAGAAGGCATTCAAGAAATTCTTGATAAGAGTCAAAAAATAATAATTGAAAAGAAATTATCGACTAAAGAGAAGAAGGCTCTTCCTAAGAAATCATTTGCTCTTCCAAAGGAACATGCAAAGGTTGCTGATAATAAAAATCACTTTCCAATTAATGACGAATCACACGCACGAAACGCACTTGCTCGTGCCAATCAGTATAAGAAATCTCCACGATGGTTTAAAGGAAATTTAGATCAGCTCAAGAAGATTGTTGCTGATTCTGTAAAAAAGAAATTTTCTGATATTGATGTGACAGAAAAATCTTACAAATAATTTAATAAGGAGTTTATAATGAACTTGGTGTTTAATGTTTCCCGTGGTGCTAATAATAATTATTACGAAATCAAAGACCGTTTTAATGACGAAGATGCTGAAATTAAATATGCTTCAGCAGACGATGATGAATTTGCTTTAAGGTTTAATGTCAAGAACGGCGCCGAGGCCGACGAACTACAACAGAATCTAGCAAGTGGATTACTTGCTGGTGCGGGTGGTAGTTTCGATATCGAAGGCGATGAATAAGAAAAAGAAAAAGAAATCAGATAAAAAAAGAGGATGGGGACTTCGGTTCGGTGAATTTTATTACGGAGCCGAGTTTCCACATAAAGATTTTTTCGACTCAAAAAGATATGACGTTGATATGAAAGGAATTCAAGGCGACGTAGAAGTTTCTTAAATAATGAATAAAAAAATTGAAAATCAGAATATTGAAATATTTAAAGAAATGCTTACTGAAATAATGACCTTCATTTCTAAGCTACCTAAATCCTCAGAACATTACCATATTAAAAATATGATAAAATCCTTACTTAATGGAAGGATGAAACCTGATGCCATTATTAGATCAGTTGACAAAAACAAAAAGATGGCCAGAATGCAAACCAGTAGAAATCCCACCGAAAGAGAAAGAACCATTCAAATTTGGGAGCATATTGAAGAAGTATTACGAAAATACATAACTTCATTAAAAACTTGACTTCCATACACCCATAATATATATTCTATTATATATGGTACTTTTTTGCCGTTTCTGGTCTATTTTAGACACCTATTCCACATAACTCATTGATATTAAAGAAGTTAGAAAAAAGTGAAAAAAAAGCTTGACTTTTTGCCGAAATGGCTGTATAATATAGATGAAGATAAGAGAGAAACGATTCAACCAGAAAGACACGATTTTATGATCGATCCCATTTTAATTAATGTTGACGAACGAAATGCTGAATTTCAGAGAACCGGAATTAGCATTGACATTGGCAAATTTGCTGAAATTTGTCGAAATAATAAATTGTCAATCGATCTTGACAATTCGTACATTGATATTGAAGACAATATCGAATCCGAAAAATCTGTCGTGTTCAATCGCAACGGATTTTCTTCTTTCGGTAAAATCTGTAAAATAATTTCGGATGCATCAAAAATTAACGGATTGAATGTTATATTTACCGGATCAGCAGAATCGGACGAGAGCCCATATTATTTCTCTTTTCGGTTTGTGGATTCTATCAATCCGAATTTTGAATGTGGAATTGTTTGGAAAGATCAATCTAATTATTTGAATTCTATTTAATTTTAAATTAGAAAGACAATTTTTTTCATGAACGACGAACACAAATCAAACGATATTGTATCATTCTTTGAAATTGCACGGGATGAAATTAACGACAATCTCATCCCATCAATTCTCAATAGTGCGAATCGAGAAGACGATTCAGAAGAATATTTCATCTGGGCAAAATATAACGAAGACGAATTTAAACAGATCATTAACAAATATGTAAATGATCTGGTCGAATACATTCAAGATAAACATATCTAAAAATTTATAAGGAGTTTGTTGTGCCGAAGTCAATGATCACTAATGAGAATGTGAAGAAAGAAATTAACGGATTGATTGAATCCTTTAAGAATCCTGATTCTCTTGAAATGGTTGCGAAAACAATGTTCAACCGTGGCAAAGAAATTCCTTCTGATAAGTGGAGTACATTGAATCGCCTTATTATGATGGCTCATGGTACGGCGGATGCTCGTGGATCGAAAGCATGGTGGAAGGCCGGCCGTAAGGTTATGAAGGCTTCTCACTTCTGTATTATCGCTCCGAAGATCATTTATGTTAAAACTGATGAAAAAGACGAAGACGGAAATTATATAAAAATTTCCAAGTGTATTGGATTCTATCCGATTGCTGTCTGGCCTGTTGAAAAGACCGAAGGCAAAGAAATTGATTACAAACCGGATCGTGAAATGCCAGAATTTTTTGGCAAAGAGATTGCCGAGAAGTGGGGAATCAAAGTAAGTCAGGGTTTTAATAATCCTTCTTATTATGCCTACTTCAGCCCTGACAAAGACGAAATTAAGATGGCAACTGATAATCAGCAGACGTTTTTCCATGAGCTTGCTCACGCCGCTGAAAAGAAGTTGAATGGATCGGTTAAGGCCGGTCAGGATGCTATGCAGGAAATTGTTGCAGAATTTTCTGCTTCTGTTCTCATGCGTATGTTCGGCCTGAAAGCTGGTACAAAGAATACATATGACTATATCAAGAGGTATGCATACGAGAAAGATAAGGAAGTTATCGAGTCTGTTATTCCTCTGATTAGTCGAATCTCAAAGGTTGTTAATTTGATTCTTGAGGAAAGCGCAAATCTTTCCGATAAGAAGAAGTATAAGAAAGCCGCTTAATGTTTGAAAATGAATGCTTGCCGACTCCTTCCGCACCAAATATTAATCCTAGGCCGAAGGTCAATTACAAACTCAAGTACGCCGGTATCAAGCTAATGAGAAAAACCACTTTGGTTTATCATTGTTGTAAGTGTGGCAAAAAGATTACAACATACTGGAACGGTCCTGGAATTGATGTCGAAGGAGATTTTATTAGTTTAGAAAATGATTGGAGCGAATTGTTCGAACAATGGATTCCAATTGCTAATATGGTTCAATGTAAAATGTGTACAGTTTTTCCTAATAGGGTTGCATAATGTCTTTAACTGAATGTCCATGCGGTAGTAAAAAATTTCCGTGGATCATGTATGATGCTCGTGGAATTTCTTGTGGGTATGTATGCGAAGATTGTGAATCTGAAAAGAAGTTGAAGTATCGATCAGAAATTTTTGTTAATCCGAATTATAATACATACGAACCAATTGATGAGGAATATTGAAAATGCAGAAGCTTAAAAAGACATATCGTAAAAACGGTTTTAATTATGTTCAAGTCAAACGGAACGAGAAAGCCGCAATTTACAAACAGATTGATCCGACGACAGGTCATGAATCTTATGAAGTTTTTATGATCAAGGTTACAAAGCCTTTTACTCTTAAATCAAAAGGAAAAAATCCAAAGGTCTATAATTATCCTGCTATGGAAAAATTTCCTGGCAATGAAGATTTTGGCAAGATTGCGTGGGCATACATGACAATCGAAACTACAACGGAGAAGTATAAGGAACTATCAAAATGATGGAGAGGACAAATGAAAGTAAAACAGTTTAATTACGATTGTATTAGTGATTACATGTATGACGGGCGGAGAACCTTTCTGTTTAATGCATCAATGATATCAACCTGTGCTCCGTTGTTTGATGATTGTGATTCAAACAATGAAGTCGAGGAAAAATTGAAGAAGGCAAATGTTATTTTGTCTACTGATAAAGCGGATAGTGAAAGCTGTGCAATGTATATTAATTTCAGTTCGCGTAAGTTTGCTGAAAATTTTATAGACCGTTTGAATGCTTATCTTCTTAAAAAGGTCGAACTTTTAAAAGAAGCATATAATTTTTAAAGTTGTAAAATAAAAATGAATACTATTTACGAATGTTGTAAGGCTGGCAAAGATGTGAACAAAACATTAAAAGTTGTTCACAATGCAAATACCGAACTTAATGCAATTGACTGGTTGGAAAAAAATGGGGGCGGTGTTTATAGAAACGCTTTACACAAATTTCAGTTTACAGTAAAAGGAAAAACAAAATGAAAAACAATCATAATCAATTAAACGTTAAAACAATTATAAGGAATTACCTAAAAGAGAATGATTATAAGGGTTTAATGTTTGAGAATGCAATGGGCGATGCTTGTGCTTGTGATCTTAATGATCTTGCCCCTTGTGAAGATTGTCTTGAAGTATTTCCCGAATGCTTGCCCTGCACATTCAAGAAGTATCGTGAACTTATTGAATCTCAAGAAAAAGGAACAAAATGAAAAACAATCATAAGCAATTCCTTCATGACATTTTCGTTACTGCCCTTGAAGGCGGAATCGGATACTGGTCATTCGCAACGAAGTATCATTGGGGAGAAGGCATTGGCAAAGAAGACCTCGATGGTTTTTATGCAACGATTATAGACGTTGAAACTGATAATCCTTATTGGGAAGGCGAGAAGTTAATTAATGCTGATGTCATTAAAAAAGGCATTGATAGAATTATTAACAAAGAAGGTTTTAGAATCAATTCAGAAATAAGGAAAGCAATCGGCCATGCGACTATAGATCAGGATACTAGCTGGCTTGATGCCGAACATGCTGATTGTATTGTTCAGGCAGGATTGTTTAATGAAATAGTGTTCGGATAATATTAGGTGTTGTGTTTGGTGGAACTAGACACTGCTCTTGTGAGGCGTGACCCTTAACTGGGAATGTCGAGTCGGAAGGCGAAACAACACAAGCTAAGATATTAGATATGGCGAATCCATGCACCTTCTTGCGTAAATTATAGTTTTGATCCAAATGCGTAAGTAAATGCGGGAACACAACACTTTTTAAATTGACAAAAACATTATTGACTTAATACCAACCATTTATTATATTATATTTGGTTGAGAATTTATATTCGGAGAAACCATGAACTATACTGAAAAATTTTGTACCGAAAGATTTGGCCAGAACCACCAGTGGTTCAAGGACGGTGTTGTTCTTGAAACCCTTATGGGCAGCCATGCTTATGGTACAAACAATCAGGATTCCGACTACGACGTTGTTGCAGTTGTTATGGACAAACACGACTTCTTGTTCCCTCAGCGTTATGGATATACAGTTGGATATAACAATCTTCCTACAATGAAGAATGGTGTGTTGGAATCGAAAGGTCCTAACAAGAAACTTGTTCTTGATAGTGGTAAGGAAGTTGAAGGCGAATGGAGATTGCTTACTAATTTCTGTCGCCTTGCTGTAAAGGGATCGCCAAATCTTGTTGAAGTTCTTTTTGCTCAGAGAAACCTTGTTACTGTTGGGCATGAAGTTGGATGGATGCTTAGAGACAATCGAAAGCTTTTTCTTTCGATTGCTGTCTTCAATTCTTTTAAAGGATATGCATTTGGCCAGCTTGATAGACTTAGGAAAGATGTCAACAGAGGAAAGACCGAAAATCCAAAGAGACAGGAATTTCTTGACAAGTTTGGATACGATGTTAAAATGGCTTACCATACTCTTCGTCTTCTTGACCAGCTTGAGCAGTTGCTTACAGTTGGCGATCTTGACCTTATGAAGAATAAAGAAGAATGTAAGGCAATGAGAAAAGGCGAATGGGGAACGTGGAAGGAATTTGAAAAGTTTACTCTTGAGAAGCTTCGCTATGTTGAAGACCTATCAAGAAACGGAACTCTTCCTCCTGAACCTCGGACAGTCGCAGTCGGTGAACTTTTGAAGAATTGTGTTGAGTCTTATTACGGTTCGGAATCTGCAATGCAGAAGCAGGCAACAGAATATGTTAGTGCTGCTGAAGTAATGAAGAAACTTGACCGTCTTGAAAGACTTGTAAAACAAAGGTCGTCATCGGAACAGAATCGTTCCCGGTGCGGACCTTTCTAAAGAAAGGTTAATGTAATGAAAAGACTTCGTGTATTTTTGAAGTTGAAATGGAACGAAACATTCGGAAAAATATTTTCTAATATTGTTTATGCCTTTAAGGAACCAAAGAGTATAGATTCCGAATCAATTAAGAATCTTATAATTCTAGTATCTGTATATGCTCTCCTTCAAGGAATAGTTTGGGGATCGCATCTTACAGAAAAACACTTTGGTTGGACATGGCAGTATACTGTTTTAGAGTGGACAAACGACAATCCAGAAGAACCTATGTCTTTGGTATATACAAAAACAGATTCTCCTAAAGAATATCATTGGGTAGTCTCTTTAGGTATTCTTGTTGTTCTTGCTCCTCTTGTAGGCGCAGTAATTTTAATGTCATGGCTTATATTTCCAACGGGAGCAATTATATTATTCTTAATAGGATATTTCACAGCCGCAGGAATATGTTCCTTTTGTAAATGGATAAAATCGAATTGGGAAGAAGCAGGACGAATTGTTGAAGAAGAAAAGAATCTAAAATGAATTATAATACTGTAACAAAAAACATTCGAAAGAAACTAAAAGAGTACATTGAAGAAAATGATATCAAGGCTCTTGTCATTGGTGTATCGGGCGGAATCGATTCGGCTGTTTGTTGTGCATTGGCCAAACCAGTATGCGACGAACTGGGCATACCTTTGATTGGTAGAAGCATTCCTATTGAATCGAATAAGCAGGATGAAATTAATCGAGCAGATATGGTCGGAGGATCGTTCTGCACGAATTATTATTCGTTCAATCTTAATGAAGAATATAAATTTATTCTGAAAGATATGATCGTAGATAAGAATGACATTGATACAAAGATTCGTAAAGGTAATGTCAAGGCAAGACTTCGTATGATATATCTGTATGACATTGCACAAGAGAACAGAGGCATGGTTCTTTCGACAGATAACTATACTGAATACTTGCTTGGCTTCTGGACATTGCACGGCGACGTTGGTGACTATGGAATGATACAGAATCTTTGGAAAACTGAAGTCTACGAACTAGCAGAAGATTTGTGGTATACCAGTCCGACACTTAATCAGCAACACGCTCTCCATGCATGTATTAAAGCAGTACCTACTGATGGTCTTGGAATAACAGATAGTGATCTTGATCAGCTTGGTGCAAAGGATTATGGAGAAGCGGATCGTATTTTGAAGATTGCTTTGACAAATGATATGGATAGTTTTATTTGGGACGATCATCTAAAGTATGATGGTAGACCAGAAGATTATAATGAGTTTGCCCGTGAAAGAAGTATGTTAATAAACATAGATAAAAATCCTGTTATTCTTCGAATGAAAAATAGCGCATACAAAAGAAACAATCCGTTTAACCTATCGAGGTCGGTATTGTTTGGAGAGGAATAAAATAATGGATAAGTCAAGTCTCGGAGATCGTATGAAGAGGTATGAAGCAGTGTCTTCACATATTTTGACAAACAGAACTCCTGTAATTATTCGAATCGACGGCAAAGCATTCCACACATTCACAAGGGGAATGGATCGACCTTTCGATGATAGATTGTCCATGTGTATGCAGGAAACAATGAAGGCACTAGTCAGTAAGATTAGTGGCTGTTTCTTTGCGTATACTCAATCAGATGAAATCAGTCTTCTGCTTATTGATTATCGTTCATTGGAAACACAACCATGGTTTGATAATAAGCTTCAGAAGATTGCTTCTGTTTCTTCAAGTATGGCAACAGCATATTTTAATAAATGGTACGATTGCTTATTCAATGACGATGAAATTAATAATAAGTTAGCAATGTTTGATGCCAGGGTTTTTAACTTGCCTCGTGAAGAGGTCACGAATTATTTTATATGGAGGCAACAGGACTGTACAAGAAATAGTGTGCAGATGGTTGGAAGAGCTAACTTCTCACACAAACAGCTTGAAAAAAAGAACTGTAGTGATATTCAGGAAATGTTGTTCAATGAAAAAGGAATCAACTGGAACGATACTCCTGTTAAGTATAAGAGAGGATCGTGTGCATATAGGAATTATGACAATGGCAATGGAGTTACAAGGTCGTCTGTTATAATTGATGATGAAATTCCTGTCTTTACTAAGGACAGAGAATTTATTGAAAAATGGGTTTCGATTGATCAAACTTCTGATAAATACTTTACGGAAGCCAATTGAAGAATACTAAATTTAACAAAGGAGATTTTACCTGTGGGCAAGACATTTAAAGAGAATTATAGTGATGAAAGATCGCCCAAAAAACTAAAAAATATCTCAAAAGAAAAGAGACATAATACTAAACAAATTCTAAGACGATACAGCTTAGGTGATGTTTTTGACGAAGACGAAGATTTATTTGATGACGAATACTAAGTATGTCGTCAAGGATAAGGAGCGGATATGGAAAAGAAAAATCCGTTCAAGACATTCCTTGATTGTCAAAAAGAAAAAATTGAGCTTGATAAAATAAAAGATGAAATTGAATTAAATAAATCATTTAATTTGCAAGAGTTCTTTATAGATTGGATACAAAGAAATTCCGAATGGTTTAGAAGAGCCTGGGATATTTCTAAGTGTAAAGACTGTAGCAAAACAGAATATTGCGGTTGGAAAGCAATTAGTGCTTGTGATAAGTTTAAAGGAGATTGCGATGAGCAAGAAAAAGAAATTTGAAGAAGTTGAAATTGAAATGAATGACGATCAGTTTATGAAGCTGGCTCTCATGGCACACGAACAAGATATTACTATTAATCAGCTTTGTAATAACATTCTGAAAGAACAGATTGACAGAATGGAAAAGGATTTGAAGAAATGAAAAATATTGCTATAATGTCAGGTGGAGGAGCCAAGGGTTATATAACTGCACAGGCTCTTGAAATGATGGAGAATAAAGTTGGTCCTCTTCATGAACACTATGATCTTATGGCAGGAAGTTCTGTTGGAGCAATTAACGCGGCTTTCCTTGCGAGTGGATTACTAACAGCAAAACAGATTAATGATTTTTATCCTGAAATGGTTAAAAAGATTTTTGCAAAAAAATGGTATCCGACTATTCCAAAGTATGATAGACGAAACTTCATTGAGATATGGAATGATACTATTGGTTTTAATTTTAAGATGAAGGATTGTAAGACTAAGCTTCAGATTACTTCTGTTGACATGACGACTGGTAAAAACCATTTTTTCAAATCGTGGGAAGATAAAGACGGAGAGGAAAGGCTTTTAATTGTTGTATTACGATCATTTGCCGCTCCTCTTTATTTTGGTCCTCTTGCAGATTCTAAGACTAAAAAAGTTTGGATGGACGGGGGAATGGGAACTTCAAACATGCCGATTGATCAAGCACGAATTGAAGCGAGAGATATTTTAAATTGGAAGAGTAATCTTCAGTTTGATGCGTTTGGTTGTGGATATGTAAATGAAAAGATTCCTTTTGAAAAAGCAAAGAAATATAAACTGATTAGACAACTTGGAAGATTTGTACAGCCTGTTGATGGCGGACTTGCAAGAATGCAGTCAAGAGGAGAACAGGTTAGAAGAATGAAGGTCATTGCCGAGCATGAGAATAATATTGGTTTTCGTTGCTGGGATATTGAAATTCCTAAAAAGATTGATGGATTAGATAAAGTAAAATGTTTAAGTCAGTATAAAAAGTACGGAATTGAAATGAGCAAAAAGCCCGTTGATGATATTCCTATTGTTATTTAACCCTTTGAAGAAAGGCCTTTCTTGTGGTTATTCCAAAAAGAAAGAAGAAAGAAAAGCTTGTTGAAAAGACCTGCGCTTTCCCAAAGTGCGATAAAATTTTTTATGGTACTGGTGCCAGCCGTTATTGTAAAGAGCATCGTTCTCGCAAGTACCGTAAGATCATCGACAAGACAGTTGTAAAAAAGAGAAAGATTATTAATAATCTTGACACAAATCAAACCATTGAACATTCATATAATGAAGTTCAAAAGGTTCTTTTTACGTGTGCTCTTGAAGGATGTAACAATACTTTTGAGGTAAAAATCTTTCCCAAAATTTTTGTATATCCTAAGTATTGTGCAGAACATCGTAATCACTATAAAAGAGAAAGGTTTCTAAAATGTACTATGTAAGACGTTATACTGCAGGTGGAATGGATTATGATCCGAGGCAGAAGCATTGGGCAGTTTATCATTGCGATAATTGTGGTGAAGATGTCGATATTGATATCACAAGACATTTTGAAACTTATGATCTATCGACTCCTAAGAAATGTCCTCATTGTAAATGTCTTGATCCTGAAGATCATGAAAAGAATCTTAAGTCTAAGATTAAAGACCTTACCTTAAAAAAGAATCGTATTCAAATTGAAATTGACCAAATCATAAGGGAACTTGATGAACTCGCCAGCAAACAAAAATCAGTCAAGACTTCGAAGTAATAGCAAAAATACAAAAAAAGTTTTTCTTCCTTGGAATAAATATATTATATTAATAGAGGAATTAGTTCAGAAGATTAAGGATTCTAAGGAAGAATTTGATTGTATTTACGGTGTTCCTCGTGGTGGAATGATTCCCGCAGTAATAATTTCTCACGCATTAAATATTCCAATAATGGGAAACCCTCTGGATGGATATAAGAAAAGAATGCTTATTGTTGATGATTTAGTTGATACTGGAAAAACCGTTGTTGATTTAACTAAGTTTCTTAAGGAGCATACTGCTGTTTCACATTTTAAAATTGCCTCAATATACAGGCACGAAAAATGTGAAGTGGCTCCTGACTATTATGTAGAAACTAATAATATGTGGATAGAATTTCCATATGAAGGAGATTAAAAATGAATGCAGAAAAACAAAATCTAATTATTGATAATCACAAATATTTGTTTGAACTGATGAATAATCATACCAGACCTTTTACTTTTAAGGAAAAATTCTCTTGGTATTTTTATTTGGTCAAATCAAAAATTAAATATTACTTGGATGTTAAGCGTTGGATTAGAGACTATAAGTTTGTAAAGAAATGTAAAAAAGAAGGCAAAAGATATATGCTTTCAAAACCAAGAAGATGGTGTAAACCATATCGTTCTATATATCCAATCTCTTTTGGATTTGAGTGTGGTGATGGATGGTTTGATCTTATCAACAATCTTATAACAAAGATTGATGAGCTTGATGTCAATAATGAAGTAAGAATCTTTCAAATCAAAGAAAAGTTTGGTGGACTAAGAGTTTACATTGATGGACCCGGTACAGACGAAATATATGATCTTATTGAGAAAGCCGAGAACGAATCTTATAAGATTTGTGAAAAATGTGGTAATCCAGGCAAGCCTAATAAGAAAGGTTGGATTTCTACTTTGTGTGATGAATGTAGAGGTTAAGAATGAAATGGGAAACAAAACCTCGATATCGTGAAGGAGATACAAGAATTGTTAAACGATTCTTGATTTTTCCAGTTTCCATTCATGGAGAAACGAGATGGTGTGAAACTGTTTATGTTAAGCAACGGTACGAGGAAGGCTATGACTGCAACTATTGGAAATGGTTAGAATGGATTGATCCAGTATCAGTAGTTACAATTAAGTCAACTTTAAAAAACAATATAAAAAAATTAACTAATAACCTAATTAATACAATTCGTATTGAAGCAGAGAGTAAAATTAATGAATGATGTTCGAAAAGTTCTAAGTTACAATGACGTTCTTCTTTGTCCTCGCAATTCTATGTTGGAGCATATCAGTGATGCAAAAATAGAAATAGATTATAATTCATCTATTCCTTTTACTTCTGTTCCTCTTATCAATGCTCCAATGGATACTGTATGCTCTCCGAAGCTTCTACATTGTCTACATGAAACATTCGGGCTTCCTGTAACAATTCATCGTTGGTTCAAATGTGTAGAAGATCAAATTAAATATTATAAGGAATGTAATATTAATTATGATAAAGATATTTTTATTGCAATTGGTAATGTTACCAAATGGAAAGAATGGATCGATAAGCTTTTAGAATTTAGATACGGCAACACTTGTTCGTTTGGTCTTCTTGTTGATGTAGCAAACGGGGATACTAAGGCAACATGTGATTCTGTTAAGTATATCCGTGACCAAATGAGAACTCTTTATAGCTCTAGTGTCGATAAGGAAGGCTTGAATATCATGGCCGGGAATATTGCAACTCGATCTGGATTTGCAAGACTTCAAGATGCTGGTGCGGATTTTATTAGGGTTGGTATCGGCGGTGGAAGCATCTGTTCGACAAGATTAAATATTGGTTTTGGTATTCCAACATTGACTTCTGTATTCGATTGTGCAAAGATTAAAGATACTGCTTATCTTGTTGCTGATGGTGGAATCGAATACTCTGGTGATATAATGAAAGCAATCGCTGCCGGTGCAGATATGGTTATGGCAGGAAAGATGTTTGCCGCGACTGATTTGTCTGGTGGAGAAAAGATTACACAAGGAATAGAAGAAAAACCTGTCGCTGTTAGATATCGTGGAATGGCATCGAAAGAATCTATTGAGAAACTTAATAGTAAGAAGTCAACCGTATCTGTCGAAGGAGTATCGGGATATATTCCTTATAAAGGAACAACTAACGAAGTTGTTGCTGAAGTAATTGGAAATATGAGAACAGCAATTTCTTATTACGCCGGTTGTACAAATTGGAATCAGTTCAGAAAGAAAGTAAAGTTTCTTGAGATTACAACTCAAGGATGGAACGAAAGCCTAACGAGAGTGGGGCAATGAACACAACAGCCGATTCGTGGAATAGAATAAGAGATAAACAAGTATTAGAATATAGAACTGGTCTTACAGAAGAAGGAAATGAAACAAGAAAGTTCTATTCGAAAAAAGGAACACTGCTTGCTAAAGGATATATAAGAATTGTTTATGGCGATCATGGTCCTTACATCGAATTTGATGATAGACATTTGATACATGAGAACTGGAAGATCAGAAAGATAAAAGGAGCTAGAGCGTGGTACGATGAGTGCGAACCTATTGATGGGTCAAGAGTAACTCTTTATGTTCAAAAGAAACCAGTTACTATGTTACCTAATCCTCCAAAAGGAAAGTATTCAGCAAGAAACAACCGTAAAGAAGGATATGCAGATTACAAAGTTGGAATGCTTTATATATCACCAGACGATTTAATATGCGAAGTAAGAAAATAAAAAAGATAGAATATAAATTTGGCGATGTTGTTAAATGTAAGATGAAGGAGTGTCTCAACTATGAGAAAGGAAAATGCTCAATCATCATACCAAATATATTAAAAAAGTTAGAACCTAATTCTACTTATTGTAATTACTATGATGATAACTTTGAAAAGAGTTATGATGAATTAAAAAAATCAGGAGGCGTTATTAATGATATTCTCCGAAAGCTCAGAAAAAGAACAGCTCAGGATATTAAAGAAACTAAGAAACAAGTTAGAAAAGCAAGAAGAAACGCAAATAAAAAAACAAAATCCTATATTAAAAAACGATGAAGAAGTCATTTGTGAAATAGATATTGCTTCTCCTCCTCAGGAAATTACTGTCTTCATGATTCTCTTAAAGAGAATGAAGAAGAAAAACAATCTAGATTTTTGTTTAAAGATAATGATAGATTACTCAATGCCAGGCATGGGAGTTTACTTTAGAAGTAAAAAAGGAATGATTTTTATTAATCCTGAAAACTGTATTAATATTGAAGATATTAGTAACATCAACGATAAAGTAGATTTTTGGAATGGATATGTAAAAGACTTAACATTATTTGGTGTGACTATTCATGAGTTTTGTCATTATGCGTCGGAAGAAGTTTTTTCTGGAATGATTAATGATTATAGAAAAACATTTCCAACAAAAAGACTTCGACTTAATGATTACTCAAATAATTCTATTGACGATGAAATTGCGGAAACAATGACATTGTATATTACAAATCCACTATTCCTTAAACTTATTTCGAAAGAACACTGGGATTTTTTCAAGAAGTATTTTACTTCGCCTGTACCGACGAGTCATAAACAGTCATATGATATCTATGAAAAGTTTCCTCCGATTATTAAGGAAAGATTAAAAAACGATTGGAATATTGATTATAATATTTTAACAAATAAATTTTTTAAATTGGAGAATATAAAAGATGGATAAGTTTTTTCGGCCGGATTATACTAATGTTCCTATATGTCCTGAGTGTAATTCATTAGATGTGTCTACTGATATAAGCACAAACAAAATTGTTTGTAAAAAATGTGGATATGGTGGAGAAAAGAAAGTAATAGACTTTGAAGAAAAGGCTAAGGATATTTTAGAAAAAGAAAAAGAAAAAATTGCTATGGCGGCTAAGCTCGGAGAAAAAATTTCACTTGCAGATAAACAAAATAATAACGATCCTATTATACCAAGAATTCCTTTATGAATAAAACATTTAAAAGTGTTGATGATTATCGGGAAGAAATATTTAAAGGGCACGATACTTTTAAATATAAAATTACATCTTTTATGTATAAGTATTTTATAAATCCTTTATCTGTTTTCTCTCCGTCTAATATTTTATATAGAATTAAAGTATTATTATTCTATATTAAAAACGGATGGGATTATAGAGATACGTGGTCTTTAGATAGTGCTTTTTCAGATTGGATACTTAAAAAAACAAACTGTCTTGATAAAATAGAAGCTAGTGAATTTGAAAAGGAATTAATAAAACTTTCTCTCTATGCTATTAAAAATGACTGGATTCATACTTCAAAAGATATTTCTTTAACTGAAACAAAATCTTTAGAAATATTATTTTATTATATTAGACTACTAAAAGAAAAAGACGATCCTTTTGCAAACGAATTTGCTACCTGGTGGATATTAAGACTTGAAAGATTTATTGAATATGTTCATGGATATCCCTCTACTATGACAGAAGAAGAATGGCCAAAGATTTTAAATAAAATACTCTTAGGTATGAAATACTTTGGAGATTGGAATTTAGGTTTAGGAATTACAGTTGACGAAAAAGAAAAGATTATTGATGAATCATTTAATCTTCTTAAAACACACATGAGGAGTTTATGGGACTAAAAAAGAAAATTAGTTTTGTTGGAAGGTCAATAGTATGGCTTTCAGGAGTATGTGCATATTTCGGAAGTATTATTAAAGCAATTACTACATTTAACTTTTGGTATATATTTACGGCTGTAGTTTGTTTGATTTGTCTTTCTATATTATCTATACATAATGAATGGAGGCGCTATGCGAAGTAAAGAAGAAAAAAGAGCTGAAGCTAAAGAACGGCAGAAGAAGTGGGAATCTCTCACTTTGGAACAACAGCTCAAGGCCATCGATGAAAGACTTGGAAAAGGAGTTGGAGCAACTAAACAACGACTTAAAATTAAAATGTTGATGGAAAAGGCCAAAGATGTTTCTAGAAAGAAAAAAACAAGCAAGGAGAAACACGAAGATGCAAAAGAACGTAAAGGCGTTCATAAAGTACGCAGTGGGAGAACTAATTGAATCTGGTTGTCAAATAGTACTTGAAAAAAAGGAAGACGTAAAGAATCCTTTTGATGGAATGGAATACTCTGGCTTCTTTGAACGCAGACCTTACTTATGTTTTCATTGTGCAATAGGTCTTTCTCAAAAAGATTGGTTCCCTGTATTTGTACATGAGTTTGCACACTTTTTACAATATAAAGATGAAAGTAAAAAAACTCCTTATTGGATACAACAAAGGTATGCAGAAAAGATATTACCAGAACCACCGGGAAACGATCCTATCTATCTTTGGTTGGAAAAGAAGCTTGAGCTTAATCCTAAAGTTATAAAAAAATTAGCAAGAGTTACTCAAAGAATGGAACTCGATGCTGATAAAAGAGCAATTGGAATTATTAAAAGATTTGATCTTCCAATTGATATTGACTGGTATATTAAAACAACAAATGCATATATTTTATTTTTTAATATAATTACAGAAACAAGAATGTGGTTTGATAAAGAACCCGGAGTAGTTCCTGAAATTTATAAAATAATGCCAAACACATGGAAGAAAGGATATAGTAAAACTCCTAAAAAATATAGAGAACTAGTAATGAAACATTGTTTTAAATAATTATGAACAAACTTAAAAAACCCGATTTACCAATAGGATATCTACTTAGAGGAAGATATTCATTAATTATATTCAAAAAATTAGATTCGACTTTAAATCATTCTTATTATGGTATTAAAGATATACACACACAATCGGATCAAAAATCTTCTTATGTTTATCAACATATATTGAATGGACTTATTGATTATGAGGAAAATAGGAATTCGACAAAAGCTTAATAATATAAAAAATAATCTGATTAATTATGCTTATGAATCAGAAAAACAAATATTTTTATCCAATAATCATCGACTTAATATTGACTTTATTACAGGTAAATATTATTTTAATAATACATCTCAATTTTTTAATAATACAATGAATCATTATAATGTAAATCTTATTAAGGATATTATTACAAAAAGTGTAATTGAATACTGGCACAAACTTTTTTATGAAGATATTAATAATTATTCATATAACATACACCACTATTCATATTCTATGGAAACTATTCCTTGGAAAAATCATTATCCTAATCAAAAGATTTATCGATATCCTGACTACAAAAAATATCTTTTATAGAAAGATTATATAATGTCTCATTACTTTTATTGGATTCCTCCCTTTATAATATATGTTTTTATATATGCTTGGACATCTAAGCAAACAAACATTCACGGTGGAAAATGGATGTTGTGGTTATATCTATGCGGAGCACTCAGTCCTTTCTGGGTTATTGTAAGCAGACTATCGACAAATCTTCTTTTCGATGGTGCTTTGTATGATATACTAATGTGTATAACATTTATTATTGGTATGATTATTTTTGGAACGGGTAAAGGATTTACAGCAATGCAATGGGCTGGTCTTACGATTTCTATGTTAGGATTAGTTCTAATGAAAGTTGAGGATTTTATAAAATGAATGATGTATGTCCTGATGTAGTTTATTACGATCCTTGGGAATGTAATATAAGTACAAAGATAGAAAGTATAATGTATATTGCAAGTATACCTCTGGCAATTTTTACTTTTGGTCTGTTCGCTATACTTTTTCTTGATATATGTTTGTGGCCGAAAGACGCTTTAAGAATGATAAAAATGTACAAATATTTAAAGAACTTAGATTTAAACGAAATAAGTTTTTCTTCTGGTTCTGAAATATATAGAATATTAACACCAAAATTTAGAGTTTGTTTATGGGTAAAAAAATCAAAAAATAAATCTCTTGAAAAAATTATTGCCCGAAGAAAATGGTCAATTCATCCTGCTAATATATGGACAACAAGTATGAATTGTATCATCCCTATCGGCCCAGGTATCATAACAACAATAACGAAACATTTAATAGAAAAGGAAATGAAAAAAATTGTGTACCACGCTGCTATCAATTCAAAATCAGTAAGTTATTATGGATTCATAAATGATATAACAGATTATCTAAAGAGTGAGATGAAAAGTAATATTCCGTTTGATATAGACAAAAACACAATTAAACATATCATATTTCGTAGATTTCAATCAGTAATTTGAAAGGATTAACCAATGTTAGATTATTACATTGTACCAAAGTGTAAAAGGGAACAATTGTTTGACTTCTATGCATTAACTATGTTTAGTCCTCGTTGTTTAACAAACGAAGACGATATAGATTATTTTACAAGAGCAAAACAAGATATTATAAATCATAATAGAAATACATTTATTAATGCATTAAAGGATTCAGTATCTTGTGAGCTATGGCACGTTCCAAGAAGGGCTAAAGAATATTATAATACAAAATATAATCCAAATTATGATATGAATGAAGAAAAATTTAATGATTGGTTAAATGTAATAAAAAATACTTTTACTAATAAAGAAATTGATTTTTTTGATAATGTTGTTATGCCTAAAAGAAAAGAACATGGAGATATTAAATACGACAGACGAATTGTTTTATTCAATAAATATTTTTCTGATCCTTCAAAAATTGCTTCTCTTGGTATAAGATCATTTGGTAAACTTCGTTGGTCTGACGACTTCGGAGGAAAAAATTGGTATAATATATCGAAAGCATTATCTTTTCTAATTGAATCCCGTACTATTAATGATAGAATGGTTGCAGTCGATCACGCATATGATCTTCAGCATAATACTAATACCGCATTTAATAAAACTCCTGAGTTTGCAATTGATGGTGATTATGAATGGCTTAAGATCGCATTAGATAAAAAATATAATCTTGTAGAGCCTCACGAAATTCTTTCTCATGTATCTCATCAATTACGCAGACCTCTCGCAAGAGTATTTAAATATCTTTATAATAAAACTTATGAGTCTTATATAGAAGAAGATCGTATAAGAAAAGAAAAAAGAATTGATTCTTATATTTCAAAATTAAAAGAAAGTTATGATTATAATTATTATATGAACGAATTAATATATACAATATATAAACTTCAGGAACCATATTGTATTTTTATTCATAAAGAAAATTGTAATGTTAAAATTAGGAGATTGTGCAGAAAAGAATTTCATGAAAGTAATGGATGGATTGCTATCGAAACAAAAACAGTTGAACAGGCTGAAGAAGATATCTTTAATAATATAGTCAATCTTATATCATCAGAAAACTATAAAAATCGTATTACTAAAGCACAAGAATATGTTATGCAATATAAAAACTCTTCTAAATATTTTTACTATGATATTTTCAGCGGAGTCATAATAGATACATATAAACCTATATCAAATTCTAATTACAGTCATATATTACTTACAAAGATTGCTTTTAATGATATACAGACAGAACAAACAGAATTGAATTTAGAAAAACAAACTGAAAAAATAAAATGCGATCTTGAAGAACTTCCTTTTTAAATTATGATAAATCAAGTAAAATGGACTCAGATAGCTGTAAGAAAAAAGATATCGATATTTCTTAGTGATGATATTGACTATAATCTTATAACCGATATAATTAATAAAATTTCTGATAAACCTGACTTAATCAACCAACTTATTGTGTCGGATATTACAAATAAAATGAAAAAATGTCTTGACACGTGAGATTAACAATATTATATTAATATTGTGTAATTATATGTTTGTTTCACTTAATTGAAGGAGGCTGTCAATGTCAGCTAAGCTCACTCCGTCTGAAAAGGCCGCTCGTGCTCGCGAAAGGCGCAATGCTCGTATTTACAAGATGTATTTCGATCGTGGTCTTTCTACTCGCACTATTGCCGAGAAGATTGGTCTTTCTAAGACTCGCGTACATGAGATTGTCGCATACGAATAAGCCGACCGTTTCATAATGGAAGGGGCGGTGATCCTGCCCCTTCCTACTCCCGAAAGAAAATAATATGATAAAAAGAAACAAAGTATCGCCAGAAACTATTGAGCGTGTAATGATGCACGTTGTTGATTGCCTTAATCTAGAAATAGAAAATAAGGGCGATGGTGCATTTGTAACTGATCATGAAGCTTACGGAGTCATTGCCGAAGAAATAGATGAGTTAACTGATGCTCTTCGTTCGAATGACTATGGAAGCTTTGAATCTGAATTAATTGATGTGGTTGTTTCCTGTCTCTGGGCTTTAATGAGTCGAGAAACAAACACACTTGAAAATGATAAACCCGTTGATGAAGGAGAACAAGATGATAATTTTTTCGTCTAAGAAACTACAGGAAGCCGTCAATGAAGCTATTGACAAAGCAATCTCGACTTCAAAAGAAGACAAGACAAAGATTCTCAGTTTGCAGAACCAAATTGAAATGCTAAAGAAAGAGAAGATCAAGGTCAAGGACGAGCTCGATGAACTTCAACTTCAAAAGAAGATTGACAAGCGAGACATCGAACACATGGTAAAGATTAAGGAAGAAAAGAATGAGATTGAATTCGAAAAGAAGACGGTCGAACTTCAAAAGCAATTTTCTGAAAAGGAAATGACAATCCTTAAGGATACTCATGAGAAGTCAATGGCTCTTCTTGAACAGGGTAAGAAAGACCTCAGTGATATCTATGGTAAGATCATTGAACGTCTTCCTAACGTCAACATGGAAATCAATAGGGACATTAGTAGGTAATGGCCTTGGCTTCATTAGACGGATCAGGAAATACTGGAAGTGTGTGTACTAGTGGTTGTTTCGTAGTCGACTCAACCACTGACAACTATTTTACTTATACCCCTCATACATTTACAGATTATAAAATTAATTGCAATGGCAGTCTTTACGGAATGCATGTTGATGCTGAACAGGAAGATTCTAAATCTAAAAATAAAAAGAAGACCTTCAAAGAAAGATTACAAAAAGAAATTGACGAATGGTGTAGGGATGTTTTAGAAAATGAAGATGACTGAAAAAGAATGGGAAAGAAAACATGCTAGTGAAATCCTAGAAGGATTGTCTAATAAAGTATCAGAAAATTTATGGCCTCCTACTTCTTTAGAATATAAGAACTATATGAATAGAAATGGTTTCAAAACTACTTTAGAGACTCCTCATAATGAATCAGGAGTACTTAGAAAATTTCCTCGTATTGTAGAACGATGGATTGAAAATGATTCTTACGGTTGTACGACTATACAAGCGTTCCGTCTTAGTGATGGAAGAATCATAAAAGAAAAAGCAGATCATATGAACGCAAAGTTTGCTGGTACATACGCGGGTACTCCTTATTATCAAAGTGAAAACGAACATGTTCCTGAAGCAGGATGGACAACAAAATTACCAAAATCATTTGAACAAGAACTTAGGGATGAAGTTGATGGTTGGTGTAGAGGAGCATTAAAATGTTAAACTTACTTTTAATACCTGTAGTTATCTTTTTTGGATTGTTATTCATTTGTATGATGCTTTACATTGTAGCAAGAATTATCAGAATGCCTTTTCTTGATTGGATCTTTTGTAAAGTGTTTCCCTGGCACTCTGGAACATATGACGATGTTCATCATGCAGAAAATGATCCCCATAAGTTTCTAGTGTTCGCTAAATGTAAGTGGTGTGGGTATGAAGGACAAATTGATAGTCAGGGAAATTTATTCTAAGGAGTATTAAATGAAGGTTAAAATTCATCCAAATAATAAAGATCAGTTATTAATAATGCCCGAAACAGATTTTGAAACACAATGGATTGAAGATTTTGCCGATGTTAAAAATGGAGAAGCTTCTATGTATATTAAACGCGGTGCCGAAACTTCTCGTGTAGTTGGTGTTGTTGTTAGACCAAAAAGGGATTAGGATGTCTAACAATGTGCAACTTTAGAATTAAGCAAGATAAAAAATGATGAACATATTTAAAAAAATATCTCTGTGTTTTAAAAAACCATATTACTTTCCAAGAAAAGATTTTAAAGTCTTTACAAGATATAAACTACCGGAAGCCCTCAAAGACATTCCACTTGCCAACAGTAAGCTTGGCTACGTCAATGTAAAAAAAATTGATGAAGGACATCATAATCTGAACTTCGAAACATGGCATTTTTTTGGTGGAGATAGAGTTCGCCGTGGAGATGTATGGGTTACAACAAGTGCTTCAACAGGCGAGTTGATGGCAGTTGTGTTCACAAAGGTTGATTGCTATTTCTCTAGTATGGAAACGTGCTCCTGTGACTATGGAGGCGAAGGACAGAACTTTGGATTCGCCGGTGACTTATTACAGATTGAAAGAATGAAAGAACTTGTAATTAAAGGTAAAAAAATGAAACCTGTAGTATTATCATAAGGATATAATTATGAAAGTTAATTGTCCAAACATTTATTGTTATCATCACGGAATTGAGTACATGTGTAACTGTAAGATTACAGATAGACAGAATATTACTAAGACATATATTTCAAATGATGATAGAGTAAACTATTCTAATCGTTGTGAGAAACGCAGGCTTTACGAAGAAAACCATTCATGAAAAATTATTACGATTACTTCCGCCCTTGCTTCTGTTTTACAGAACCTACAAACAAATGTGTGCATAGGTTTAATTGTGATATAAGAACAGCAACTGCTTGTCCGAAGGATTGTGAACATGAACATTATGTTGAGGAAGAAAGGAATCCCGACAATGACTAAACAGCTTAAAATAAGCGATGTAATAAAACGGCTTAAAGAATTAAAAAAAGAACACGGGGATGCTGAATTATGGTATCATATATGTGGAAAAAAAGTTGGAGAAGATATGCCAATGCAAGTAGAAGGAATAAAAGTAATCGAAAGAGACTGGGGAGATAAGTATATAACAATATGGTAAAGAGGTACTATCATGAAATTCTTTAAACAATTATTCTGCAAACATTGTTTTCCTTCAAGGAATATTCCTAATGAAGAATATGATAAAGAGTGTGGTCATATCTTTGTGTGTGAAAAATGTGGGAAAGAAAAAGTATTCTGGTTTCATGACTATAAAGAAATAGATAGATATATAAAAAACGAAAGCACATCCGGAATTACTGTTTATATTCAATGGCAAGAATTAGTAAAAATATTAGAGTGTACTAAATGCGGAGACATTATAACAAGGAAGTATAACATATCATGAGAAGATTAAAAGAAGCCGCCCTTATAATTGGTGCTACTCTTATTGGATTCCTTATTGGCGCATTGATATGAACATGTCCGAGAAGATAAGAGTAAGTGCTAAACATATTACCGAAAACTTTGACATATTGTATTATAATTATCCAAAAGCATTAAGCGACAAAGTTTTTTTAGAAATATGTAGACACCTCATATTCAAATTTCCTAGCAATAGAAATAGCTGGGGATTAATTCCTTTTACTCCGCGGGACTTAGAATAATAATCCTTGACTTTTCAAGATAATAGTTGTATAATATAACTATGCAGACATTCATTACAGATACAGACTTCCATAAAATTGCCAAGACTCTTGACAACAAAAGACTAGGTAAGCAAAGAGTTGAGGCCATGCAAATCCTTAATACATTAAATCCTGACTATACTAATAAAGGATGGAAGCATCATCCTGCAGTATTAATGTGGGAAGGATATGAATCTACATTAAGAAGTTATCTATCAGCAATGATTAAGGAATGGAAGTCAAGAGGATTTAAAAATACCATAGAAGTTAAAGGTTCTAAAAGCAATAAAAAACCTTGGTGGCTTTGTGGAAAACTTATTGTGTCTCATCGATCAAATCTCATAAGAAAGAATCCTGAATTTTATAGTCAGTACAATTGGAATCTTCCTGACGATATTCCTTACTACTGGCCCGTTCGATGGAATAATAAAAAACAAAAAATAGTGAAAAACTAACAGACATAGAAACCTTATCCTTAATAAATATTTTTGAAGGGGAACATTATGGCAAAAACAATAATGAAAGTAAGTGCCGAACGGAAGACAACTCATATCCTTAAAAGAATGAAGAAGCAAGGATATACGCTGATCAGCAAAAAGAAAGATAAGTATGGCGATCAGACCTTTCATTTTGAAAAAACACAGGACTAGTCTATGCACAATAACATTAAGGTTAATTCATTTAGTATAAATTCTATGAAAAAGTATATCCAAAAAGAGTCGAAAAAAGAAACCCTATTAGAGATCAAGAGATTCTGCTTGGATCAATTACCGCTCGAACTTCCCTCCGCAGAATCAATCGAATTCGGTTTGTGTAATAATTTTGAATTGAAAACAACTACTATTCAAAAATCGTGTTTTAATTCTGTAATTAGAAAGATTGATGAAATGCTCAATTACTTACAATGAAAATGATACTTAAAATATTTTCAGCAGCCATCATTTCAATCGTAGCAACTTTACTGACTTTTATATTTCTATTCTCAGGTTTATTTCACGAGAAGCCTTATAAAAAAGACGAAGAAAATTAATTGAGTCCTTGACTTAAGGACTGGGATATATTATATTATTATAGATAAATTCTATATAGAAAGGATATATTCCTTATGTCTGCATACAGACCATATTACGGACACAGTAAACCAAATTTTTCCACTCCTCCAAACAATCCCCCTAAAAATAATCTTATCTATTATATAAGCATTCCTATTATCTCGGCCATTATTATATTAAGCACTTTATTTATTGTCGAAACCTCTCACGACAATTATAATAAAATAATCAGCATTGCTCGTGGTTCTGCCAATATGAGGCCAATTATAGGTAAAGCATTGAGAAATAATAAGATATCTATCTTTGAAAGATGGATGATCAATCGTGAATATCACAAACAAAAGAAAAAAATTAATAAACGATAGTCAAAGAAAAATCAATAACATAAGAAAGAATTTGTTATGAAAACACGAATAGCATTACTTAAAGCCAACATAAGATGCAACAACGGGTATTACTATACTCCTGAATGTCTTATGAAAATAGCAGAAAGAAAACCAGAGACAGGTAAATTCATTTACGATGAAGTAACAGAAACTTTATTATATGAATATGATTCTTTGGATTATCTTCACCACGCAAAAAGTTATGATCCAAACCTTTTGATTCCACCAGAGTTTAGTACAGAATGAGACTAAAATGATTAAGCAAGTAATAGTAATGCGAAAAGATTTGAATATGCGTAAAGGCAAGATGATTGCTCAAGGCGCACATGCTTCTATGAAAGTCTTACTTGATAGAGTTAATGGTTATACTGATCATCAAGTAGTTAGTGATTGTAAAAAGAAAGATTATCCTTGTTATTGTGTAATGACTAATAGGTATCACACAGGAACTATAACTTTGTCTCATACAATGCATGAGTGGGTTACTGGAATCTTCACAAAAATATGTGTATCAGTTAATTCAGAAGAAGAACTGCTACAAATATATAAAAGTGCTGCTGAACAAAAGATACCTTGTGCATTGATAAAAGATAATGGTCTTACAGAATTCAAAGGAGTTCCAACAAATACTTGTTGTGCTATCGGTCCTGATGAAGCTGAGAAGATCGATGCAATTACTGGAGACTTAAAGTTACTGTGAGGACATATAATGTATGATATGACAAATACCTGCTCAATTCATTATTAAATCAGAAATGAAAAAATATGAACATAAAAGAATTCATAACTAATAATCTTGTCGAAAACGATTGGATACTTAATGGTAAAGAAGAATGCTCAAATGCTTTTAATAATTGGGATAGATATCACATTGGTCCTCAACCCAGATATGAATTAAACTATAAGGTCAGAACAGAAACAGTAACTGGTATTCATCTTAATGTAAATAAAATATCTTTTTTAAATGAAATGAATCATCAGATTAAAGACACACTAAAATATCATTATGCACGACAACTCGGATAAATTTGTAGACTTCCTGCTTTGGGGCGGGTTCGGTAAAAAGAGCTGGATCATGAGACTCTTTAAGACGACCCGTATATTTGATTACATCGGTCGAGCAGTAATATCCTTAACACTGGGAGCAATCTATATTTTATTGTTTCCTTTGACTCTAGCACTAACAATGATGATAGCTTCAAGATTTGATAAGGACTTAACTAACGGAGAAGGATCAGACCTTCCCGAAGAAGACGATGGTGAGATATTATAATGCAAAAGATTAGAGATAATATTTTCTACTTCATGAAAAAATCAAATGACTATGATAAAGCGAGAAAACAGATAATAGATATTTTAAGTAATTCTATTCATGAACATATAAACCAAGATTTATCAGTAGATATATTTTCCGAATTTTTAATAAAGGTAATAACCAAATCAAATATAAAAAACCACGAAATGTCAAAAGAGATTGATAACTATAATGAAACCAATTAGAGATAATATATGGGGATGGGGAAACACAAAGGTTCAACGGATGCAACCTAACATTGTTGATCCTGAAAGAAAAAATATTACCGACGGACAACCAGGTAAAGTTAATTACTATACTTTCGTACTTCATCCCAGGTGGCGGATGCCAATAATTCAACCATGCAAAAATGAATTATTCATATACGACTATAGTTCTTTCCTACAATACGGGATACTAGGAATGTTTTTCAATAAGATAAGGCACTTTCTAATTCGGATCGCGAGTGTTCTTACTTTAAAATATTAGGCTTTACGCCCCTAGGCTTTTTTATGAAAACAATTAAAACAAAATTATCATCTAACGGAAGTGCTCCCTGTCCGATACAATCGTTACCAGAACAAATATCCAATAACTTATATAGTAAAATAAGAAGATCATTTTATGTTCAGACCCTTCATCTTTCCAGACTTCGTGATGAATACCTGATAACGGAAATAAGGAAATACTTCTATAATGAAAAACATTAGTATATTACTTAACGAAATATTATTTTTAAATCTCCGTGATATCTTCTATGATAGAAATGGATGGAAGAATATTAATGGCCAAGTCAATCAATCCTTATCCGATAAGATATGGTGGTTAATAATAAACGAGTTAAACAAACCTAAAAATAATTCGTGGTTCAGGTGGCCATCAGCAATTACATCAGGATTCAAATCTCAAGAGATGCTTAAGGAGATTAAAAGGAATATTTAAATGAAGACACCTAAACCGGAAATAGCTTATGTACTTAATACACATGTATTCTGGAAAAGTGAGAACATATTTTTTCAACGTGGCTGGTGGACTACAGTCAATCAACAAGTCGAACAAACCTTATTCAATAAGATATGGGAAATGGCCATAAACAGATTAAGAGAACATACTAACAATCGGTTAATGCCTTATCGAAGAATATATATCGAACATATAATAATACAGGAAATAACAAGATACAAATCTGAACATTATGAAAAACATATCACGCATACTTCATAATAGAAGATGGGAACCAATCCATAGAGAGAGAATAAAAATATATGTCGTGCTTAAGGTAAAGGTATTCGTTGAAAGAAAAACAGGTCCTGTTCCATCAGTCTTATTTTATAATCTAAGAGAATATAATTCATGCAAAACATTAAAAGCCAAATAATAAACAAATCAATTAAGATCAAAACAGCAAAGTATAGTTTAAAAGACTTTACGGAATGGTGCAGAAACTGGAATAGAATATTATGGTTCAATGGAAGTGAAGTAGGAGCATCAGTAAAGGAATATATTATAAGACAGGCACTTGAAAATGAAACCCATTAATATAGAATCCTTCTTACCCGACACCGAAAAAGAATCCTGTATGGTCTGTGGAAAACCAACAGCAAAGAAAAGCATATTATGTTACCCATGCAGAACCTATGCCAGAATGAAACACGGAATAAGGAAATATTCTCCTAATGCAAAACTTCCACCCGTACCATGCAGATTACAAATAGATAAGTTAATGAAAACCATAGAAGTACTGCAATCCTTAAAGGAAGAAATATACAGAACAGGAACATACTCAGACATATTAAGGTTTAAAGAATTAAATGGAATCCATAAGAAATAAAATAAACACGTATAGTATAAAATATTCTTCTGATATAACATCCCCAGAATTAAACAGATATCTAGGTGATTACTTATCACTAATAGTTCATCGTAAAATATTTCACATTAAAAATTCAATACGAATGATATTTCGTGAAATCCTTTTCAGAAACTAAAGGAGAACTCTATGACAGAAAAAGAATTCCTAGAATACACTTCCGACCCAAACAACGCCAATAGAATACATGGATCAATCGACATAGCCGAATGGAACCTTGGGTTCGATAAGGTATTAGAAGAATGTAAAAGATGCAATCCCAAAGACGGTGAAGCTATTCAGTACATACTGGATAATAAGATTAATTCAAACTTCCTGATGTACAGGCACTTGAATGAAATCCATTAAAACAAACATACTTACAAATAGTAAAAATGCTCAAATAGATTTATACTATAGTCCGAAAGCTTATAATTCTAATTTCTATGTTCAATATGGATTATGGCATATGGAGCTGGTAGTAGATTTACTTACAGATCATTTTAAGGATAAAATATATAATCAACTATATTATTACAAATAGATTCATGGGCATGATACAAAGATTCAGTCAGTACTAGAAGATTATAATGAAAAACATCAGGTATATAATAATACAGAAATATTGTCAGACAGGATATGAGGCTATGCTAACAATGCCTTCTCTCCTTCATGAAACATGGATGCAATATAGCAATACATTCTACTTAAAATATCCAAGGGGTATATCTCTACTCCTTAAAAGAAACGTAAGAAATTACTTAAATAAAAAGAAGTTTAAACTATTGAATTTACTGAACCTTAACTTTTGGAAAACTG